AAGTGAGCGTCAACTGATGTGAGCAATCTGGTGACAGCTCATGAAATCACTAACACCTTTTTACCAAGAATATAATTGGATATTACATACTGTACCAGATAAAAAATGTACCCTGCCACAACGCTATAGGAAATATTTTTTAGAAATTCACTATGATGAATAAACCATTCAAATCCTGGCAATGCCGATATATTACAGCAATAGCTCCCTGCAAAAATACTAAGCAATGTAAGAAATATAAATATACATCTATCTTTTGATACATTTCCTAAACCTTTTCTTAAATTATCATATATACTACACATCTTCACCTCTATAACATTTCATAAAACTCATATTATGCCGAATTTCGGCACAATAAAAATAGGAGATATCTTTTGATATCTCCCATACACTACAGTGTCTCTTTTATTTTCAAAATCTCTTCTTCTGTTTTCCCTGTAATCTCACAAATTTCAGAAATCGGATAATTTTTCTTCAGCATAGAAATGACTGTTTTTTCTACCTCTTTTTCCATGCCCTGCTCGATACCCTGTTCGATACCCTGTTCAACACCTTCTGCTTTCAAACGTTCCAATGCGGTACACATATTCGTCACCTCCATCGATTTTCCCATCTCAATCAGTTCTGTGGAACCTGCCATCTGACCAATCAAAGACAGAGCTTCTGAACTAATTCTCTTATCACTGTATTTTTCCCGGATCCCATCAAAATTTCCCGCAGACTCTCTTACCTCCAATAAGTTGTGCCGAAATTCAGCACAATAAAAAGGACGAGCGAAAAACTTATGTTTTTCACACGCCCTTTTTATTATTTTACTTGTACTAATCGACTTGTACTAATAGTGTACTAATAATGTACTAATGTACCACTTATCTATACACCCTTACACGTCCTTATACTCTTCAAAACCCGCGATTTTCCGCCGTTTCTTAGAATTTTCCTTCTTTTGCTGATTCCTCAATCGCTACTGCAACAGCAACAGTCATTCCAACCATCGGATTGTTACCAAAGCTAAAAAGATGGATTCTATTGTATTTATTTGTATCTATTTGTACCCAAGTTCCTATAAAACAAAGACTTAACACAGATTGTATATATCTATTTGTATCTATTTGTATCTATAAATATTTATCATATTTATATTTTGGGACACAAAATGTACACAACCTGTATACCACTTATAACGCTAATCATTATTCTGATATGATTCGTATTTTTCAAGGAACTTTTCAAGAGAAGATTTTCTAATTCTGAACGATTTAAATTTTAATACAGGAATCATCCCCTTGTCAATAAGCTCATATACATAATTTTTGTTAACATGCAGTATACTTGCAACTTGAGCAACTGTATATACCATTTCTTCCATTATATTACACCATCCTAAATTATTTATTAAATCATATTTCCAATAAACACATTATAAAATTGTGCTGACAAACTATAAATAATTGCTACACTGAGTACAAAATACGGAATGTCATATTTGTCGATTGTATCACCTGTTGATTTAAACAGAGCATATACAGTCGCAATAGATAGAAGAAATAGAATGACATTCCCTAAAACAAATTCAATCATTATATCTGCCTACTTTCCTGTTGAACCAATTCCGCCAGTACGTTCCGCAGTAACTTCTTCTTCATCAGCAACACCGAATGGAACAAATACAGCCTGTACAATTTTTTCTCCTGATCTCAATTCCAAAACATCATTTCCATTATTTTTAATACTAATAAAAATATGTCCCTCATTATCCGCAAAGAAATAATCTGCGTCCACAACAGGAACTGTATTTGAAATGGTCATTCCTTTTTTAATTCCAAGACTACTGCGTGGAAAAATCAACATAACATATTCTTCGCTCATTTCACATCTAATTCCAGTTGGTACCATTAACTTTTCACCTGGGCAAAGTTTCACATCAAATGGAGTGCAGATGTCATGTCCTGCGCTAAATCTTGTGCTACGTTTTGGCAGATTTATTTCTTTATATTTTTTTCGTATGTCTAAAATATTATCATCTCCAAATGTATTTAAACAATCACCTACGAATTGTTCTTCACTTACTTTTCTAAAAACTGCTATTTTTCTCATAAATTAAATCACTCTCTTTCTAATAATTTTTTCTTTTACCATCTCATCCATAATGTCAGACAGTCTTGTATATACTGTTTTATAGATATCGTTCTTCTCTTCGTTTGTATATTCTCTGTCGTAAAATGCTGTATACAATGTGTCGTTACACACATCCATGACATCATATCCAATATAGTTATCTAAAGATGAGACAAGAAATTCTGCGGCGATTACTGCCTTTGACTTGTTCTCATATAGAGGAAGAAACAGCTTATAATTCAAGCCGTACTTCCTGAATCCAAAATTGATTAACTTATCATGTGTACATTGTCTATGTAATTTAAGCTGTTTCATAATTTATTACTCCTTTAATTTGTCTCGTAAAAATTCTATATACTCATTCCATTTTCCAATACTGTGGATATATTCTTTTCCCTTTAAACCTTTGGCAATCATGTCATTTTTGATATCTTCATAAGAATTCTTTTTAGTAGAGATACTTTTGACAAAATCATTTGTCATATGGCTTATGCCTAGAACTTCTTTTTGTGGTATATTTTTGATGATATTTTTATACATGCTAAAATCTTCATCTGGAATAATGTACTTTGTTTTAGGCAGATTTTTACTACTAAAAGGACTAATTCCAGAACCGTTTGTTTTTGGTTTTAATAGCGGAATTATTTTTTCAATATCTTTTGCATTGAATCTAAATAAAACTTCCGAATCACTTTCTTCTATGTCTGATACAATATCTTGTCCATATAATTCTGTAAGTTTCTTCAGAACGTTATGACCACGAATCAATGATGGAATATATGCCTGTAATACTGATCTTCCATAATGAAAAACTTTATTACCATGCTGGCAATCTATATAAACATCGATATCTTCTAATGTGCCATTCAGCTTTTCTTCCATACTGATTGTTTCGCAAATCATACGGTGCTTTTAATCTATACGTTCCTTTATATCTCATTAAGTATGACAATTATTTATCACCATCCTCTTCATCCAGATCACCGTCACATTTCAATAATTTATAAATTGATATAGCGGATAACCATATTAATCCACTCATCAAAAATCCGACCGTAAATCCTATTAATCCACTCATATCAATACTCCTCGTAAAATGTTTCTTCGCTTATTTTCTTTTTATTATTCGCCTCTGCAGCAAGAACCTTATCTAACGCTTGTTTACGATCGTGAAACACAACCTCCCCCAAATCAGAATAATTAAATAGATAAGCGTGTTTGTCTACTTTGTCGCATCCAACAAAATAATCTTCTTTTACTGTTCTTATTGTTAGTTGGCATACATCAAATATGCCAACTGTAGGAATAATTCTTGCGTAATATAAAATATCTTTTGCTTTCACTGATTCTCCCATAGAACCACACTTCCTTGTTCTAATGTTTTTTTTACATTAATTATTCTTTGATTTGTGCTGCCAGCCCAGTGATAAGTAACATCTCGTTTGTCTTCTTCATATCTTCCGTCTACGAGAACATCACATTGCCTTACGATATCTTGTCGCATTTTTACAAGTTTATCTCGTTCTGGATTAAAATCGTCTGTAACAACCGGATACATAATATGTTCCCATGTGTATCCTGTATATAACCAGATTGTTTTTTCTGGATATGAAAGACGGATTTCATTAACCAAATTTAGAACGGATTCAAGATTATTTTCATTCAAAGGATCACCACCAGTCAAAGTAATTCCAGAAATATAATCTTTTGATAGTTCATCGAATATTTCATTTTTAGCTTTTGTATCAAATTTAGCTCCATCATTCGGATCCCAAGTAATAGGATTCTGGCAATTTTTACAATGATGATTACAACCAGAACACCATAGGCAAACTCTGAGTCCAGTTCCATTTAACATATCAGCATGAGTTATATCATGATATTTCAAATTTAATTACCACCCTTTCTTTTGTGGGCTATCTTTTCAGACAACCCACAATAATTTTACATACTCTTTCTGTCTGCAATTTCAGCCATCTTTGCATCATTCAATCTTGTATCTCCATGAACTCTTGAATACGACAGATATCCATTCATTCTTTCAATCTTTGTTAAATCGCTACTTCCACAATTCGGACAAATATCCATATTTAATTCTTCATGACCACAATTATTACAGTATGCGAGCGAAAGATTTACTCCTTCATAAAATCCCATTGACATTGCACGTCTTACAAGTGTTTTAATTGCATCGTGATTATATCCAATCGGATATTTACAATATTGAATGCGTCCACCCTCAATATAATTCCAAAATCTATGTTCTAAATCCTGTTTTTGAATCGGAGTAATATCTTCCCAAACACCACAATGAAAACTGTTGCTTACATATTCTCTATCTGATACTCCTGGAATAATTCCATATTTCTTACGGAACTGTTTTACCTGAAGCCCGCAGAGATTTTCTGCCGGTGTACCATAAATTGCATACAACCAACCATCTTCTTTTTTGAATTCCTTAACCTTTGCATCGATATATTTTAGTGTTTCTAATGCGAATTCACCATCTTCTACAAGTGATTTTCCATTGTATAACTGCTGCAGTTCATTTAGTGCTGTAATTCCAAAGGATGCTGTCATAGGTTTTAAAAGTGGTTTGATCTTGTCTGATGGATTTAAATGTCCTCCTAGAAAACCTCCTTCGCAATACCCAAGCGGATTTGTGGATGCTTTCATCTCTCCCAAATAACCATAGGTTCTCTGATGCAACTTACGGATCATTTCCAAATAGTAATCAAGAACTTCATAAAAATCTTTATTTTCTTGTCTTGATTTTGAAAGAATCATAGGAAGATGTAATGATACTGCACCGATATTAAATCTCCCTACAAATACCGGCATATCCTTGTCATCTGCCGGCTTCATTCCGCCTCGCTCATACCATGGAGACAAAAATGCACGACAACCCATCGGACTAATAACTTTTCCATACTTATGATACATTTTAGACACTGTTGTATCTCCATCTAAACTTAACCAATCAGGATACATTGTTTTCGCGGAAGTTTTAATACCTTCTTCGAATAAATCTTCGTTTACTTTTCCTTTTCCGTGTAAGTCTTCTGTATAAAGGAATACAAGTTTTGGAAACAACACAGGCTTTTTATTACCATCTTTTCCTTGTCCTTCTCTATGAACTCTGAGAAAAGTTTTTGAAGCCATCTTGGCAAATGGATCTGTTCCCAACCCAAATGTAATGGTGATAAATGGATAATCCCCTCGGCTGGAAGAGACTGTATTGAACTTGTATTCAAGTCCCTGATAACCTTGTTCCATATCACGTTTTACTTTTTTTATAGCGTAGTCATGTGCTTTCTGTTCAAAATATGAATGTCTATAATCCAGTAAGTTATCTGCGATATCATAAAATTCACGTTTGTATTTTTCATAACTTTTTTTTGCATACGGAGCTAATACTTCATCAATTTGTGGAAGTGTAAATCCGCCATATTGTTGACTCGCAGCGCTTAATGTAATATCTCCGATTACATCAAATGCTGTATCTAGTGTTTTAGGCTCGTTATACCACACATTTCCCATTTCAAATCCACCACGCATTACTTCTGCGACATCAAAAAGACAGCAGTTCATCGTATCTCTTCTTGCAGACATATCATGAATATAGATATACCCATCATTAACAGCTTGTCTTTCTTCTACTGTTAAGAAGAATTTCTTATATAACTGTTTATTTAATTCATTTAATACAAGACTTCGCTTTGTAGATACAAGCGCACTATCAGTGTTACTGTTTTCCTTATCCCCGATGTACATAATTTTCTGACTCTCTTCGTATACCGTATCCATCATATGTACAAAATCAAGTTTATAATTACGATATTGCTGATACTGATACCCTATTTTGGGAAACAAATCAAGAAGTGTTTTCTCTACAATATTATGAATAAAGCCTACAGGAACTTCATCATTTTCAAAATCTTCTTCATCAATCTCATTAATGACTCTGTTACAAATCATTCCGTACTCATCTTGTGAAAATGTAAAATTTTCTCTATGAGCAGATTTATTGATGGCATTAATAATCTTCTGCTCGTTATACTTTTCCAATGTTCCGTCCTTCTTAATTACTTTCATCAAATACATCATCCTTTCTTACTTCTGAGAACTATCTTTTGTTGTCTTCGTTGTAGGTCTGGTTCTTTTTGTTTTCTGCTCCATTGTATTATTCACTTCTTTTGGTTCGTCTTCTCCCAAATCTTCTTCACCATCAGAATCAGACCATTCATGACTTTTATTGCTTCTAAATCCTTCCATAGTCACATCTGTACCTTTGAATGCACGAATACATTTTGCAACACCTTCAAACAATGACCAGATTGGAATCCACATTGTTGTCCCAATTGCAAAAATCACTGTTCCAAGTTGATTAAAATCCATACTTACTTTACCTCCTAATAAATCCACTTCCTCCATCTCTCACGTTTAAACATAAGTGAGAAATGTCATCGATGTTTCCATGTGTTTTCGTGTGTCCAATACTATCAATTACATATTCTTCTTCTCCTAATCTAACTGTGATGAAATCGTCAGGATACATTCCCAACTCTCTCATCAACATGCCACTCGTTCTGATCAATTTATTTATTCTTCCTCTCTCGTTTTTAAGTATTTACAAATTTCATCTACTAGATCGCCAATATCCTTGTCTTCATTATTGTAAAAAATTCTATCCGCTAGAAATTCAGCATCTTTAAAATCGTTGTTATCCTGTTTAATTCTACGATCAGCCTCTTCTTTCTTGTCTCCACGTTTAGATAGTCTGCTTCTAATTGTTTTATTGTTTGCATATATATAAATAGCAATATGATCATCCAATTCATCTTTAATGTCTCTATATCCATCTGGAGTCAGAATTACGATCGATTTATTGTCCGCTCTTGATATTTCATCTAAAGGAGAACTGTAATACCAAACACCTTCTACGGTGTCGTATTTCTTCCATTCCGCAAAATATCGTGTATTAATAAGTTGTTCAAACTCCTCTTCGGAAATAAAATTGTAATCAACTCCATCAATTTCACCTTTTCTTGCCGGTCTTGTTGTTGTCGTTACAATTTTCTTGTATCCTTGCTTTGCAAGCTCATCAACAATCCTACTCTTTCCACTTGCTGTTTTACCGAAAATTATAATTGCCATATTATGATTTCACCTCTGTATCTTCTATATTTAATGGTGTTTTATTGATAAACAATACTCGTCCATTATCATCAACACACATCGCTTTATATAAGGTAACTTTACATTCATGCTGTTCCGCATCTACATATCTTTCACATGTATCTTTTACAGGACAATCATTTTCTTCATGTTTACAATAATAAATCATATCTGACATTATTCATTTGTTCCTTTTCTGATATTCGTTTTATCACAGATTTGACTCTCAAATCCTTTAATATATTCCATTAGTTCCTCTTCAAAAGCATCTGTTTTGTTATACCCACATGGGAACATCTCAGGACAAAGACCATTTCTATACACGCATTCTCTAACCATTCTGCTTGCTGCTTCCGGCTCAAACTTAACAATTTCATCTTTAACCATCTTAAATGCTTTTCTTGTCTCATAACTAGCACAATTACACAATCTCTTTCTTGCCACGTTGATTAATGCTTGGAAATTGAAATAATATGTAGCACTCTGCAATGTATTTCTATCAGGAACTTCATCATAGTCATTCCTGTCACTTCTAAGAGATGATACAAACGGAACAACCCAATTTGAATGACGCACTAAATGTCCATGTACAAATTGCGGCGCATCATAGATTTTTAAAATTACAAATCCGAGTCTAATTGGGGAATGTTCTGCCATTAAAAGTTTCAATTTCCAATCATGATCAGGATAAGAACCTTTGTCTTTTCCAATCGTAGTCATTGTTGCATCTTTAATCTGCTGCCACATATCTTCAGCCCATTTGATTTCTACTCGCATTTTTGTTAAATCTGGTTTATTCATGTTAGTCCTCCAAAGCCCACAGTTTCATATCTTCTTTGAATTTATTTTTTACATACTCATCTTCCGAGTGGAGCACAACTGTGCATTCTCTTTCGAGTCCAATTCCCATAATCCCAAGAATTGATTTAGCATCAATCTGATATCTCCCACAAATATAATCAATATCTTCTTCATAATTGTCACAAACCGTTGCAAATAGCATTGCATTTTTTACAGTATTTAATTTAATTCTGATTTCCATAATTTTAGTTCCTTCCTATTATAATGTTGTTTCGGTATGCAGAATAACTACATGCCCAACATCTCCATTAACTGTTCTTCATTAATAATCTGAACACCAAGTTCTTTTGCTTTTTTATTTTTACTGCTATTGGATTCAATATCGTTATTAATCAAAGCATACGTAGATTTTGTTACTGATCCTGTTACTTTTCCGCCACGTTTTTCAATCTCTGTTTTTACTTCATCCCGATTTTTAAATCTAAAAACCTTCCCTGTTACAACAAATGATTTGCCATCTAACGAATTATCTGCATTTTGTTTTTCTTTTGCTTCAAAAGTCATAAGAGAAGCAAGGTTGTCTGCAATACCGCACATGTCTTTAAACCATGAGTGGATATTTTTATTTAATACATCTCCAAATCCATCTATCTGTGTAAAGTTATAACACCCAACACTTGCATCTCTAAAATCATCCCATGTGTTAAATACTTTTACCAACTCCCTTGATTGTGAAGTTCCGATTCCAGGAATACTCAATGAAGTAATAAACTTGTCCAATCTTACTGTCTTGCTATTTTCAATCGACTTTCTTAATTTATCTACTGATTTCCTTCCAAACCCACTCATTGTAGAAAGTCTGTCATAATGTTGCTCAAGATTATATACATCTGTAATTTCTGCAATCCATCCAAGTTCAATAAATTTCTTGATTGTTTCTTCGGACAATCCCGAAATATCCATTCCCTTTTTTGAAACAAAATGTGATACCCTTCCAAGCAATTTGCCTTTGCAATGAGGGTTAGTACACATTAAAACTTCTGAATCATTTTCTTTTACAATCTGTGTTGATGATTCGCAGACAGGACACTGTGATGGAATCCGGATATAAGCTGATTCTCTGTCTTTTGCAGATAAGTTTTCTTTTACTTGTGGGATAATTTGATTTGCTTTATATACAATAATTGTATCTCCAATTTGTAAATCTAATTTAGTAAGAATACTTACATTGTGAAGGCTGGCTCTTTCCACCATAGTCCCGTCAATTTCTACAGGATCGAAAATTGCTACAGGTGTTAATGAACCGATCTTGCCCATTGACCATTCAATATTCTTCAATACCGTTTCGACTTCTTCATCGTAAAATTTAAATGCAATAGAATGTTTAGGATGATGACCTGTCATTCCAAGTGACTCTCCGTATGTAATATCGTTGTACGTTGCCACTAAGCCATCAATCGGAAAGTTCCTTTCATTTGCCCGTCTCTGTAATTGTTCAATCACAATATTAATAAATTCTGCATTAGAATTTCCACGAATAGGCAGAAATGGTACTGTGTCAAATCCTAATTCTGCAGCATACTGTAATCTATTGATGAAACTATTTGATGCAACTTCTGTCGGTACTTTCCAAGCAATAAATTTAATATGTCTTTGTGATGCAATCTTACTATCTAACTGTCGCACAGATCCAGAAGCTAAATTCCTTGGATTCTTATATTTCTTATCATCCGACAAAAACTCATTAATTTTATTAAAGTCATCATATGTAATAATGGCTTCTCCTTCGATCTCAAAATGTCCTTTATAATCAATCGTTAGAGGAATATTATCAAAGACTTTTGCATTATGAGTGATTAATTCCCCGACTTCTCCATCTCCACGAGTTTCCGCCTGAACCAACTCTCCGTTTTCATATGTTAACATTGTTGTACAGTTGTGTACTGCAAAATTATTTGCAAAATAAGTGTGATTATTTTCAATTTCTAAATCATATGACATGGTAGATTTGTGCTCGGAGTTTTCTGGAAATATTCCGTCTTGTATATATTTAACTTCAGCTTGTATTAACCCTAATCCTTTGCTATCATTCCACCATTCTATGCACTCTGCTTCCTGCCATTTTTCTTTTAATCCTAATTTTATTTTTCTTAATTCTTTTGGTATATATGGTGCTATTATATCGAAAAACTTTTCCGTTCCTTTATCTGATAATTGAATAATTAACCCACTTCCGCCATTTTTTGTTTTTACCTCTTTCTCTTTCCTTACAGTATTTTCGATTCCCATAAATGTAGACAGAAACTTGCTAAATCTGTGAACATCATCTGTATTATGTCTATTTGTATGCAATATACATCTTGTTTTAATATTAACTGCTTTTGTGTATCCGTCATCTTTGGAAGGACATCTACTTCCATCATCAATATAATATACAGCAAGAGCCAATGGTGTTATACATGACAATATTTCTTCAGTAAAAGTGTATCCGCATCTCAGTAAGTTATTGTTACTATAATATTCTTTTGGAATATCTCTTATTTTTTTAATATGACAATCCAACATATCATAACCAAAGCCTGATTTTCTATGTCTTACTCTTCCAAATTTACCATCAAATAAACTTGCCACTTTATAGAACATAATATTGTGTGGGAATTTGTCTGTTTTTGAATATCTATATTCCATTCCATAATTATTTTCAACTCTTTTTAACGATGTACCGTCGCCCAATGAAAAACCTAATATTACAGACTTCTGAGACTCTGTTAATTCGTAATCATAATAATAGACGATATCACCAATTTTTATATCTATAGCCTTTTTCCATCCATTGTTTGTCATAATTAAATGATTTTTTGTTACAGATATTTTATACTTTCCTGATTTAGCATCAGAAAACAATCCGATTTTCATCCACTGTTTATTTTCTTTTAATCCATTTTTATATGTATTTACTACTTTTTGTGGAGTGATTTTAAATGTATTTTCATTGAAAGACATCACTTCGTCTCCGACTTCTATATCTTTAATCTTTTTATAACTCCCATCCGCCATAGTTATTCTTGTATCTCCTACAAAACAACCATCCATTTTCAGACTTAAAATACAGTCTTTTTCTCCGGCAAATTTTACTAAATCATCAACAGATTTTGTTTTATCTAGCGATAACATTGGATGAGAATGTTTAACTTTTTCAAGTTCTGATTTCACCACATATCCAACAGTTTGTGTTGGTGAATTTGCATACACAATACCCGTATCCTTTTCAAGTTCTGATAACTCATCGAATAATCTGTCATATGCTGCATCAGAAACAACTGGTCTTGCCTCGTTATAGTAAGAGTCTCTATATTCGTTTAATTGTTTTATAAGACGCTTAATTCTTATGAGTTTTTCCATTTAATCACTCCCTCTTCATCTTTTCTTCGTTCATAATCATTCAGTTTAAACTCTAATTTTGAACAAAATCCATTATCTGTTAATGTTTTAACTGTACATGCGATGTCATATCCTGTGTTAAATGTTTCCTCATACACGGCATATGATTTTCTTTCTCCACAAATAGTACATTCAGACACGGCAACAGCAACAATACGTTTGGAACTATCATAGTCAGTATCAATTTCGTAATATTTCCCAATTTCTTTATACTTATGACTACATTCGTTTTTATCTTGTGTGAGATTTTTTAAAAATTTAAACATTCAATCATCCCTTCGTTTTCTGAATTTTATATGCGTTTAATGTATTTTGCATTAATGCCAATCTTGTGAGTAATCCTACCCCGCCGGGTACCGGTGTAACATATGTACCGCTCAGATATTCTTCAAATGAGCAACAATTTATATCACCACACAATTTATTGTCTTTAATTCTATTAATTCCGATATCTACAATAAGTTCACAATATTCAAAAAAATCTGAAAAATCAAAATAGTGCGGAATTCCAATTGCAGAAAAAACATAATCTGCATTTCTAGTGTAGTATTCTGTGCTCGGAGTCGTACTATTGCAGCATGTAACTGTTGCTCCTTTTTCGATTAGCATATTGGTCAATGGAAGCCCAACAATTTTACTTCTTCCAAGAACGCAACAGTCCTTTCCTTTAAACTCGAAATTGTTATATTCCATCCAGTCAATGATTCCTTTTGGCGTACATGGTTTGAAACAACTGTCTCTTCTAAATCCATCGACATCTTTTTCTGGAGGAATCAAATGTTGTAATCGATCTAAATCATATTTATCAGGAATTGGAAGTTGAATAATAATTCCATCCGCATCAGAATTTACAATAACTTTAATAATACCTTCGACCTCCTTCTGTTCTGCTATATTGGAATGAATATTTACATGACGCATTTCTATTCCAATCTCATCACAATCTTTTTGTTTCCCTTTGATGTAAGAGTTTGATGCCTGATCATTGTCAATCTGTATTACAGCAAGCACAGGCTTTCTATTGAAATGTCGGATCTCTTCTTTTAATTCTTTCTTTTTAATCTCTACATAATCTTTGCACGATACAATATCTGTTCTCATTTTTTATTTCCTTTTCTCTCTGATTCTACTTTGTCAACCACAATCCCAAGAAGCGTCTTCAAGCAATGGATATCTTCATTTAACAAGTCATTCTGTTCTTTTAATAGATCTCTATATTCAATATAAGTATTTTTAACCTTTATGTTTGATGCAATATTTATAATTTCAATAACTGCATATATTACAACCAGCATTGATAAAACTATTGCAATAATAATTTCTGAATTCATATCTTCATTCTCCTTTTGCTTTGCTTTTTAATAACTTCTGCATAAACGTATTTCTTGATAAATTAGCCTTTTTCTTAATAGCTCTATTCACAGTTGTTGTATCTCCAAAATGAAAACATCTTTCTTTCATTCTTGTTAAACCTACATAAATTAGATTTGAATTTAACATATATGTATGTGCTGCAGGAGTGATCAGTAATACGACTTTAATACTGCTTCCTTGAGATTTGTGAATGGTAATACAATAGCCTAATCCACACATTTGCATTGCGCTTCTATCGTATTCTACTAACACATCATCAAATTCGATAATAACTTTATTTTGATCAATTTTTTTAATTTTCCCTGTCTCACCATTCGCAATAAACGTTTCCTTCGGCATATCATCTGGAATAAAATCGTCTTCATAGAAAATTCGAGCATGATAATTATTAGTATTTTGTATGATGATGTCGTCTTTGTAATAAGTAATATCTCCAACCTTCATAAAATCTTGACTGCCATAATTTCTATTCGCTATTTTTTGTAATTGGTTATTAATTACAATCTGTCCATAATCGCCTTTCTTATAGGAAGTAAGAACTTGAATATCATCTACATTATATTTCCCACTCGAAAGCAATTTTTGATATAGAGCAATTAGATTTTTGACAATTGTGCTTGAACCAACATTTATAAAAGCATAATCTTTGTTGTCTCCAAAATATGTACATTGTTGATTAATATTATTAAGATATTGTTTACATTGTCTTACGTCTGTAGCTACTTTCATTAAACCACCTTCGCCGTATCTAAATACTTTCGTAAGAGTAACAGTCGGAATCATTTTGGACTGCATAAAGTCATGAAGTAAATTCCCGCATGAAACAGACGGAAGCTGTGCGTTGTCTCCTATCATTAGAAGTTTTGTGCGCTTGAAATCAATCGCATCTATAATATGTTTAAATAATCGCAAATCAACCATAGAAAACTCATCCACAATTAATACATCACACATCATCTTTTCTGCTTCGTTATATCCCCATTTGTCGGGTGGCATATATCCAAGACCTCTATGAATTGTACTTGCTTGTTCACCAGTATTTTCAGACAAAACTTTTGCTGCTTTACCTGTTGGTGAAAATAACTCATATGACTTATTATTGTCTTTAAGCATTTGAATAACAGATTGTGTCGAAAATGTTTTACCAGTTCCTCCTGATCCATTCAGTATACAAATGTTATATTTACAAATATAATCCAGTATTTTTATCTGCTCAGTTGACAATTCACATCCATTATTTACAGTTCTATATTTTTCTATATTAAAATTCCATTTTGTATTTTGCCTTAGTCCTTCAATAATCGCATTTGCAATACATTGTTCTGTATCATATGTAGACTTCAAAGCTACGTTCATCGTATCCCTGTCATAAATGATACTTTCATGTTTGATGCAATCCACAAACAAATCTGAACATGCAGGGGTTAATTTCATACATTGATTTCTTAAATCAACAATATCCATCACAGTATGTCCGTTATTTTCATTCTCTTCTAATAGGTACAACACACATGATAAACATCTTTGTTTACTTGTTTTCAAATCACAATTAAATTCTATTATTGGCTTCTTTCCGTTTTTAATACTTTCCAAAGACTCTCTTTCCAATTCAAGTAAAATTGAGTCCGCAGTTTTAAAACCAACTCTTGCCAATCCACATAGGCATTTATATGGATCTTCTCTCATTTTTTGTTTTATCATTTGAACAGATGAATATTTTTCATGCAATTTTTTTACCATAGAAAGCGTCAGCATTCCTTGAAACTCCGTTACAATTTCTGCCAAACAAAAGTTTTCGACAATCTTATTTTTGATCACATCAAACGTATACTCTTTTATTCCAGGTGTTTTGTTTAAATCAATATCATCCAATCTGTTATTGATTACCCTATCCACAATATCTGGATAAACCTTGCATAAAACATCGGCTTGATTTTCTGTGAGAATTTCTCTTAAGAAAACATAAGTTTCTTCTGCGTTTGTTGGTCTATCTCTTTTAATGTTTGTTACCTTGTAACCGTATCCATATTTAGATAACTGCTCAACCGCAGCAACTTCATAATTTGACCCTACGCCAAGTTCATGCATTTCTCCTGTTAATGTTACATTTCCATATTTTGTGAACTTTATATCAGGATATTTATTTTTGTCAACATCAACAGCGTAGATTTTGTAATCTCCACCGTCATATGTTTTTCTAACAACAGAACATTTAAATTTAACTTCTTTTTTATCCATAATTTTTCATCACCTAATCACCTCATATTCTGTAAGGATATCTTCTAGTTCATCTGTCGCCTCCCACTTACCTTCAGCATTCGGTCGTTTCTTAAATTCTTGCGAGAATTCATTTATTTTTAGAACAGACCATTGACCAAATGGATTTTCTTTGAAAATTTTACCTTGTTTAATTCTGGTTTTAACCTCTTTCCCTGTTCTAATCTGTCTTGCTGTAATATATGGTTTTGTTGTATCTTTGTAAGTCTTAAAATCTGTGACCATATAATAAAGCGGAGAAACATTTTCATTGGTATATACGATATACTCAAGATATTCTTTCTCAAATTTCATAGATTCAATAATACCCATTTTTTTATTCTCTACGTGACTACAAAGTTCTTCTATTAAACCTACATTATCTATATCCTTATATAATGAAGCCGTTTCTTTACCAGAGTATTTTTTCATCAAAAACTCTGTTAGTCCCAATGAATCTAATTTCTTTTTACTGATTTGTTTACATTTTGAAAACTTTTCATAGATATCAATAACATTTAATAGATATTTATTACCACCAAATTCACTAAAGAAATTTAGACCAGTAAGGATTGTAAGCTGTTTAGAATTGACTGATGTTTTCTTCTTAATGTCGTCCAACACTTCTACGAAGCTGTTATATTTATTTTTACTACCAAGTTCATATAATTCTGTGGCTATTTTTTCGTTACAATATTTAATAGATGAAATAGACTTATATATTGTGTTTGTTTCTTTATCTGACGTATATTCATTCTTTGATTTTCCGAATTTAATACTCTCTAATGTAATACCAAAATAATCTAATTCAGCAATAATACGGCTAGTTTTTTCATTATCTGATCTGTATTCATTCAACACTGTTTCAAAATACTCTAATGGATGATGTGATTTTGCTTCAGCACCATATAGACTATCGTATGCTACTGATACTGCATGTGAAGCATTAAAGCTGTATCTAGCCGCATCATCTACTACTTGCCAAACTTCATCAAATCCTTTTTCTGTTCCTAGATTCTTTTTATATCCATGCAACAATTCTTGTCTTAACTCTTCTTTTGCATCATCTGTAAATTTTTTCTTACTAATCTTTTTAATGATGTCATATGTATGATCCTCTTTCATGCCGCACCATACTAAAAATGCCATAATAGATTCTTGGTACAACATAAAATGATAACTCGGTGCCAATATTTCATCGATTTCTTTTACACCCGTAGTATATTTTTTTCTATTTAGAAATGTATTTACCAAGCTTGCAAACCCAGGTCTAATTGCAGCTACAAAAGCACTCATTTCTGCATCTGTTTTTGGTTTATATTTTTTTAACATTGACGTGGAAATCTCTGTATCAGCTTGATTTAATGTTGATGTCATACCATCTTCATATAATTTCCATGTATTTTCATCTATTTTATTTAATAGTTCACGAATATTAGGAATTGGTTGTTTAATTCTTTTATAAAAATTTGAAATTATACGCCATACTGTTACAGTAAGGTAATCGTTTTTAAGATATTTCCATACATCAGATGTATATCCATCAATGCATGCACATAATTCTCCACCAATCTTAATTAAACCTAATTCTCTAGATAAAGGTTTATTTGACAAAACAAAACTGCACGGACTTGGTGAAATACTTTCAATTGTACCAATATACTTCTGTGATTCTTCAATAATATTTTTCCATTTCTTATCCTCCCTATATGCATCAATATTTTTAGCGACTTCGTTATACTCATGCATTGGAAATTCATATGCTCTACAAAGATTTCTAAATGCTGATGATTCCTTCATAGTACCTAGTGCATACATATAGTAAACACCATCATCACCTAATAATTCTTTTGAGGCTTTAATTGGTGCATCAACCTGTGCCCAATTCTGATCTATATCTGGTAAAGATCTTGTTTCTAAAATTCTAGCAGTACTCATGAACCTAGTTGGATATAATGGTACGGGTGCTGCAAATCTATCAATTTCAGTAAATCCAAGCAACTTATTAATATAGAAAGAAACTGCTGATCCCCTACCTGTTCTTGATAAAACTCCACCATATTTTCTCTTCGCAAGATCTACCATTTTTTCATTAAACAAAAAATAGTCAGACATTTTAGTATCTTTTATTATTTTATATTCATATGCAATTCCTTTTTTATACTCTTCCCATCTTGATTTATCAACATTTACCTTTTCATTATCCCATTTACTACATATATGCTTTGCAAGTTCCTTATCTTTTTCTTCTTGTGTATATCCTGGATAAATAGTTGGCATTTTAATTTCCTTGTCAAAATATAAATTTTCACATTCATCAAAAATTAGTGTATTTTGTAATGCTTCTTCAATTTGCCAATCTGATAAGATCCCTTGTTTTTTATATCGCTCTACAATTGTGTCATAATCAGGAAAATCAAGAATAAAACTATCTTCATCACCATAGTTCATTCCTTTACCTTTTAAAAAATTTAGTCTGTCTTTTGACTGTTCCGGATAAATATAGTGACTATCATTTGCATGTATTAACTTTAAGCCATAATGTTGTTTCAACAACAGCATATTTTTATTATGACTAGTCTGTATATCATATTGATGATTTTGCACTTCTAAATAAAAATTTTTATTAAAATGTCCATATATAGTTTCAAACATAACTTTCATATCATTGCCTGGTCTCAATATTCCGCCCACACAAGCTGAAGTTACAATGAAGTTGTTTGGATTTAATCTTTTAATTAACTCTATATCAATCCTTGGTTTGTAATAAAAACCTGTTTTATTACTTTCCGACATAATTTCATTTAATTCATAAAATCCATCTTGATTTTTTGCTACAATTACAATATGATAATTTGAATTATCTTTTTCTTTTCTATCTTTTACCATATATAATTCCGCAGCATATATCATTTTCAAATTATTTTTTTTACATAAATCATACGCCTCTAAATATTTTCCAGTCCATCCATGTTGAGTCGTAAAATAGTTTTTACAGCCTAATTCTAAACTTCTAGAAATATAATCTGTATTTTTTACAACACAATCTAATGTTGTAATATTACTTTCATGACAATGTTTATGATAATTTTCGTATCTCTTCATATTTTCGTTCCATTCTTACTTAATAAGTTGCTAATTACAAGATTGTTTACATTTTTTTCACATAACTTTAATGTATATGGGATTCTTATTAAATCAATTTTGTGTTGCTTTAAAAGTTTGTCTTTTAATTTATCTCTAGCACAAGAGTCAATAAAATCTTGTTCTGTTCTATGAAAACTTGTATACATCTTGTAATGTTGTATTCCATCGTATTCAATTGCTAAATTAAATTTATCTATATAGAAATCAACATATAGATTTTTTTGAGTTTTATCATTTTTTAACCAACTCCATGTTTTTTCAGATTCAATATTTTCATCTCCGAATAATAAATATAATATACGTCTTAAAAGATTAGCTTTTACGCTCAAAGAATCTGAAAACAAATTTTCTTTATTAAGTAATTTACATAGTTCTTCTTTATCTTTTATATAATATTTCAATGCCTGATAAGTAAAGTCACATTCCTCATCTATCAGTGTTTTATTTATGCATCCATATTTTTCATACACATTATTTAATTGCCTTAACATTTCATCAAATCCATAATCATGTGCAGTATATGGCAAATCCATTTCTTTCATCAGTCCTTTCCATGAACCAAATAATCGCTCAATGGTAGATTGTGAATATTTGCCATCGCGTCTGTAAACAGTACTACTAACTTTTTTGTCTTTAAATATTTCTAAAACGTCATCTTTAATATCTTTTTTCGTAACATTCTTATACATATTAATAGGCAAATTAAGAGTTTCTAATGCTTTATTAAAAGATCCATCAAAATGATATTTAACGCAGGTAACAGAATATTTACCGTACTTCTTATAGCTTTCTGTACTTAAATATTGATACTCATTAAATACCCTCAATAAATCTTGAACAACATCCTTATGATCAACTCTTTGGTGGAATGTAAATGGTATATTCAATTCCTTACATATCTTTTGTAGTCCTCCATGCTTATGTAAACAATAATCACTTATTTCTATATTAGATTCTTCCTTTAGAATTATCTTGTTCATTTTTTCGCATTTCTTATATACTCTAATAATCTCGTTGTACAACTCTTCTTTAGTTGGTACATAATTCTTCCCCACTTACTCACCCCAGTTCTATAAATCATTTAACCAAGACATATCGTCTTCATCCAATAATTCTCCTTGAACATTAGATATGGCATCTTCACCAACACCTGCAAAAATATTATCCTGCTGCTCTTTCTTGGCATTTAGCTTGTCTAAATATTTTTTATATGGCAGATGTACATTCGGAGAGTAAGCACATAATGTAGAAAAATAATAGCTTTGCTTTTTTACTTGGTCATCTGAATCCCAAAACTCTTTTTCTGCTTTTAATAAATTGCCATCTTTCAGTTTCTTATATTTATCCTCCTTCTCTTCAATTTCAGAAATTGTTTCGATAATATCTGTTGTCCATTTATTCAAAAGTTCCTCTGTGATTGGAACTGTCACAATACAATCATTCATTCTATACTTTTCTTGTACATCTTTTGGAAGACATTTAATATCATTTGTCTGCATAAGAAGATCAAGATATTCCAACTGATTTTCCTCGTATCCACATTTTTTTAGCCACATCTTCACGCTTGTTTGCAATTTCATGCCAATCTGATTTCTTTCAATTTCTCTCGTTGTCCATTTCCCATTTGCTTGCTGACAATCAATTGAAACATATTTTAGAAAATCCCATGAGATACGAATTTTATCCATCGGAATTCCCATTTGGTTCAATGCAATTGCATACACAATCAACTGCCCGCATTCATTTTCTGCTTTTTTACCTTTATAAATAGAACTTGTTTTCCAATCTAATATATGAAAATTGCCATCTTTATCCTTATAAACAGCATCAATATATCCTTGAAATACATTTTCTCCAATTTTAGCTGTTACAAATCTTTCTATTTCCATATGCTGTTCAAACATCTTATGGTGGTTAAAGAAATGTTTTAGACATTCATAATATTTTTGTTTAACACTCTCATTTTTCTTTTCGTCGTTTCTGTCAAATTTTAAATCAGCCACTTCTGCTGTCAGCCAAGAATCTTCGAATTTTTCATCCATCTCTTCATATTTAATATGTCCTAAATACAAATCTTCCATAATCTCATGTGCCATTCCTCCGGTAACTACATAGATACAGTCATCCCTATCTTCGGGTACATGTTTTATATATTTAAGAAAGTATTCATATGGAGATGTGTGATATGTATTAAATTTAGACCAACTCCATAATCGATCAGTCTTGTAATAAGACATAATTTCATTTAATTCTTCTTTAGTTTTGCGTCCTATAATAAACACCTACTTTCGTAATGCTTTTAAATATTCTTTATGTTCACGTTCGTCATACGTTACTCTATATTTCATCATGAATTCATATATCTGGTTTCGTGCATCTACTGGTGAGTCTTTGTCACCTATGATTCCCCATTTGTCATACATATAGCTAACTTTCCTAATATGATAAAATTTCTCACAGCAATGTCTTACATGGTTAATATCAATATCTTTATCAAAGCAGATAATAACTTCTTTATTTAGACCTATTAGTATCCTTGCCTGTTCATCTGATATTTCATGTCCAGAAACAGCAACACATGTAGAATCACAAAGGCTGTCTCTCTTTAATACAGATTTTTCACTTTCTACAACCACAACATAATCTGATTTTTCAATCGACTCTCTATTCTCATATAGACCATACAAATTAATCTGTTTTGGATATCCTGGTGTAATGTAATATTTTTTGATATCAAATAGATCATAGTTTTCAACCGTTGTTCTCATGTTGTATCCCATTAATTCTCCTGTGAGCCAGTATCTTAGTGGAATAACATTTCTTTTATACTTATAACTATATCCAAGTTTAAATTTTTTTACTGTCCATGGCATGACACCTTCCTTGTACCAATCAATGTGTACATAAGGAACAAAAGCGTCTAGTTCTTTTTCGTCATGCACTTCAAAATCTAAAACATTTATTTTTTTTCGTCTCGTTTTAACTCTTTTGAATATTTGAAGTGGATCAATTTTTTCTTTCTTCTTCTCTTCTTTTTTAAATGATAATCTTAGTCCTAAAATCTTATGTAGGATTTTCACAGCTTCCCACGTAGTAGAATCTTTATGTTTTGCCGACAAGTTATACTGAACGAGTGTAATAATGTCTGATCTGTCATCAAAAAAATTTTCTCTTGTATAATTCACAACATTTAAATATTCATTATTCCGTACAATTACACATGATTTATTATCGCCATCTACATTCCCACATGAGTAATATTCTTTGTTTTGATGGTAAACAATGTGATGACATCCAATTTCTTGAAGTACATATTCAATCTTATTTTCTTTATATATATAAGTTTTTAGTTCGCCAATCGTCACAACACTGTTTACCGCCTTTCTTAAAAGTCTACTGGAACATTTGTAATCCCAACTTCTTTAATAATATTTCTTGACATATCATGTTCAATCACCACCTGATACCTATTTGCAGAACCTTCACGGTTTTTGATGATAAATAGAATCTGATAATGTTTATCTTTATCTAACTTTACTGGGATTTTCGTCTTTCCATTTTTACCCTCTAACTTATATACTTTTAACTCCCTTTTTTCTCCTGTATATTCATCATCGTATAAATCACGAATCATAATACATGTTGAAGCAACATCAATAATATTCTTAGACATTCCAATATTATCTTGCGTGTAATATCTTTGTTTTACACTTCCCTTTGCTAACTGAAATGTAATAAGAATATGTAGATTTTTTGCCTCTGGTTTAATAACGTCATTGATTTTTACCATATTTTGCTGCATTTCAAGCCATGCTTTATCACTTACATTTCCTGCATCTAATTTAAATGTATCCAACAAAAAATACTTAACTCCCATACTTGAGTATTTCTTTATGGTTTTTATAGCATTTTCTGTTTTGTATTGCTGAAACGGAAGAATTGTTATGATATGATTGTCCGTTTGTTCTTTTAGCCAATCTGCTGCTTTATACAAGATTTCCTTTGTTTCCTTCTCAAAATGACCATCTCTTACGACATGCTTTTGTAAATCATCTTTGATAATATTATTTGCTGCGAATACTAGAAGCTCTCTTTGCCATTTTTCTAAACCATCCTCGTTGACAATGATTACGATTCTTTCTTTCTCTTTTATTGCAGTTGGAATAACTGCATTTCGAGCAAATGTTGATTTACCAACATTACTCAACCCTCCAACCAAAGTAATACTACCAAGATATTGTCCACCGGTTTCTTTTGTAATGATCTCCATATTGTTATATGGAAGACCGACTGCATACCCCTCGTCCAATTTCTCAATCAGTTCATATATCCCGTCACATATGTCATAACTTTTTACATCATAATCAATATTAGAAAAAATATCGTTGATCTGCGCTTCCCATTCATTGTAAATTTCTTCAGCAGTCATATCACAATAATCACTTAATCTATCATTAACAGCACAACGCATTTTTGCCAATTTAATTACGCTATTCCATTTTCGAAGTTCATCAATATATCCGTAAAGATTTTCTGATTTTACATATCCTCCTGCCGCTTCGATAGTTTCATATCCACCATACTCATCATATTTTTCTCTTAACTTTGGATGTTTCTCAAGATACAAACCAACTGTAATTTCATCTAATGTTTTTTTCTTTTCTACTTTTATAATGTCATCCGCAATTGTCCAGTAAACTCTCCAAACGTTATTTCCGAATTCTTCTAAATGCAAATTGGTTTCATAAATTAAATCTGAATTTTTATATAAAATCGCAACAATATTTGCTTCATCTGCTTCTTTGTATTGTTTTACTTGTTTAATAGTTTCAATCAATTCTTTTTCAAATGGCGTTATTTTTTTTACATTTGCTTTTGTCCCCATTAGTTAATATGCTCCTCACCATAAGTTTTTTAATTTATCGTTTTTTAATTCCTTAGTTTTTGTTTGGTAATGAGCTGCTTTATGTGTCAGAATATTTGTATCCATAGTTTTAACTTTTTCTTCGTTACGTTCTTTTCTCTTAACCATCTCATAAACGTCGTTTATGTTATTTCTTACAATTGCACAAATATAATTAATTTTCTGTGTTTCTGACTCAAATGTTTTTCCAGATAATGCAGCCAATATTTTTGGTCTGCATATCTGAAATGTATATAAAATGATTTTGTATGGATACTCAGCCTGACTTTTGATTTTTTTATTTTCGATAAATTTACCGGTTCTAATACCTTTCAGTTTAGTACAAATAAAACTGGACAAACTCTGATTGTCGTCATAAAATAGAATTTCTTTTTTTACATATCTGTATAGTTCATCCCATTCTTGCTTTTCAACATCTGTCATCTTCACTGATTCAGGCTTTACTCTCATTACATCACCATCCTATTAAGCAATAATTTTCAATGCCTGTTCCGCAATTGATAAATCGTCAATTAAAGTTGGGTTCGCATATCCATTTTCTTTTGAAAATTCAAGCAATGGTTTAATTGCTTCCATATTCCCCTTATTGTCTTTGATAAAATCTTTAATCTGATCAATCACAGACTCGATCCTTTTCTCTTCTTTCTTTTCTGCCTCTTTTTTAGCCAGTTCTTTCATTTCTTCTTCCTCCTTTGCAGCCTGTTCTTTTTCAGATTCTTCAAATGATTTACCTGATTTAGCTTGTTCTGCTTTGATAGCATCTGTAATTGCCTGGATAAACTGATGTGGATCAAGATCGATTTCGCTTATAATTTCTGGAAATCTGCATTTGCTATCAAGATTATAATTATCTGATCTGAATGCAATTTTACGTGCTTCTTTTGAAACAACGTTCCTTGTAATTTCTTTTCCTTTAATATCTTTTCTACCAAGTTTTTCTGTTACAATATCTCTGTCAATATATGCAACACCAAAAATATCTAATTTTGTTTTGATTGCATTAAAATATCTTTGTGGCATATTTGCTGTAATAACCTGATATGTTTGTCCTGTAATTGGATCTTCCACGTCTTTTGTTTTTGTATGTACAATTACAATGAATGAAATTCCAACATCTTTTAAAGACCAAATTCTGTCTAATACCATTTCAATACAGGCATCAAGACCTTTCCCAAATCCGCCATTTACACTGTTAATTGTTTTGGTTCGTTTGTCCGGATTTGATCGATTCCACTGTGCAATCGTTTCTTCCTCTCCAATTGTAAATAATTCATCTAATGTATCGAAAACAATCACTTTCAAATCTTTGTAATCTGTTGTTCTATTGTCAATAATGTCATCAAGAACTTCATCTAACTTCTCCCAGTCCGCACATTCTTCACTCACAATTCCATCAATACAATCATGTCCACTTTCTTTCCCGATATCCAACATTAAATATCCGTCTTCTCCAACAAGTTCCTCACATACATTTTTAATAAGAGTAGTTTTACCGATACCAGATAATCCTGCCAGTCCAATGTTGTAAGCTAATGGATCAATTTTCACTTCTTTTTTCTTTCCAAATTTTCTTGCCATATATTCTATCCTCCAAATTATTCAATGTATTTGTGTTTTATTTGCTGTCTACGCAGTCTTGTGCTGCGTAGACTTTTTAATGCTTTTATCCAAGTGCATCAAGCCATGACATATCATTTGGATTTTCTGCAACATCCTCAGATTCGTCTTCGACGTAAACATCACTATTTTCATCTTCTGATTCTTCTTCATACATAAAATCAAGAATCAAATCATCTTCGTCGTACTTCTGTTCAAACTTCTGGAGGACTGGAGTTTTTGTCCCATCTTTTCCCTCAACATTTTTAATCTGTGGTCTTCTAATAACCATTCTCCTTTCTCTTCCTGAATTAACAGTACATTTCTGAAGAGCTTCTTCTAAAGTGAATACACCAATCTCAATAAGAGTTTTGATGTCGTCTGGAATATCATCTTCTGTTGCTGTGACTACTGCTCCGCCTTCAATCAAATCTCCTTCAAATGTAATTTCTGTAACTCCCTTTTTCACTTTAAAAAGTTTTTCGATTACTTTCTGTGACATCTCCGGTTTAGTTAAATCGAGTTCATATTCAAATGCTTTATCATATGGAATATTGCATCTAACTTCTTTTCCTTTATACTCTTTTACATAATCGAGAATCTTTGCATAGATTGGCAAAATTCCTGTTGATTTGTCTGGCTTGCCAACACTATCTCTTGTAAGCAACATTGTCTGTGTAAAGTTTGCATGATACTTACTTCTATCATCTACTTTGGAAAGCACAAGACTTGAAATTTCTTTTTTTACCTGCACACTGCCTTCGTATGAAGAATATTTAAGCTGTCCTTTTACATTAATAACCATTCCATCCTCAAGATTTTCATTGATATAAGCGATCATGTCATATGGTGTTAAGAATTTTTTGTAAAACACCTTTTCATTTTTATCCTTTTCAAGACCGACAGTCATAAAGCATAAATCTCCGACAGACTCCAAGATTTTTTCATCAAACCTGTCATCCCAATCAATAGTAAATCTGTTTTCAAAATCATCCTTGCCATCTGCGTCTTTACCATGGACATAAACAACATTGTCTCGTTCTGCGCCATATCCGCCCATCAATTCGGCATAAACTGTTCCGCATACATCTCCGCAATCAACACCAAGATTTAATGAATTGTAAACCCAATCTGATTTCTCAGAATGTTCGTCCAATTTGTATGTATAATCAGCATTAATTTTTGCCTCTCCAACCAGTACAAATGAATTTGACCATCCTTTTTTTTCTAAAACTGCTTTTTCTTTTCTTGCCATATAATAAAATCTCCTTTTGTATGTATATTTATATATGTGAACGACCGCACTGCAGCCGGAACATAGAGTTACTAATATGTAAATTTCTATGTAAAACCCCAAAAATGGGTGCACTTAAGAAACTGTCGCACTTCCACGACAAATTTTTAAATTATTCAATTCTATAATTTGAATTTATAGAAACTAATGATTTGCAATTTTATACAAGAACTATCTTAATAACTTGATAACTCTCTCAGATCTGAAACTGTTAAATCAGTCACATAGAAGAATTCAGTGTGTGATCCAAAATCTATTTTTAATTTATTATTCTCTATATATAATCTCTGATAATATGTTTTGAATCCCATATCTTCTAGTACTTTATGTATATCTCTCCAAAGCTCTAGCTTATTTCTTGGATGAGATATCACTTCTATCTCATTATTCTCCATTTGAAATTCCAGTTTCATTCGATTTTCACCCCCAACAAACGTAGCAACCATGCGGGTTCGCGAAAAGCAAATTTTTGAATTTTCAAATTGTTGCACCTCTTATTCGCCATTTTATTTCAATTCACTCCTATCAATTCTTTTTCCACAAATCGGACAGAAATCATAATCATCATAATCAATCTCATAATGTTCATTGCAATTCGGACATATCCATGTGTCATATATAAATGTTCCATCTGGAGCATACCCGTCTCCCTCGATATTTGGCTTCTTCGCTGTGTCACGGGATTCCAATTCATGTATATGTTCTGTTGTAATCCCAGGCATGACTCTGACAAAACGAATAATGTCCAACAATGTTCCATAATTTTTTGGTGTATTGTCGTCATCTTTAAAACTGTACAAAAGATTCAATACATCTCCTTTTTTAATTAACTCATTCACCATTTCTTATTCTCCACAATCAAACGCCTAATTCTGTCTATATGTTAATCTACACATTCTCTCTTTCTGGCAAATTTGCAATCTGTCTTGCTAATTTTGCCTGTTCTCTCCAATCTGATTCGTCACAACATAATAAATACAATCCTTTATCATCATCTTCTTCGTCTTTTTGCTCACACATATATTCATAAAGATGACTATGCCACTCAATAGGACAACTACCACAATTTACTTGTGTGTATTCACAACAAAAACAATTGTTTTCTATGTCGTCAAACCCTTCTCTATCACAATATTCTATTTTTAAATCTCCGATATCTTGATATTCTTTTTCTTCTTCAATTCTATCTGCAATCCAGTTCCACATTTTTCTGTGTTTTGAAATTGCTTCTTCTCTTGTCAACTCCATATTTCTTATTCTCCTCTAATCTAATAATTCATCAAGAAATCTTGCAAGTTTATAAACATCAAATTTTGATCCTGCTGCTTTTGGATGACCACCGCCTCCATATTTCTTTGCAATCATACCCATGTTAACATCATCTTTGATAGTTCTATAAGAAACTGAACGTGTACTCATATTTACAATTGCAATATAATCAAGTTTTCTATTCAATTTACATAATTCATTACCTAATTCACTGATATATTTATCTGCAAAAACAACACCATACATATATTCTCCATTGCACTTAACAATAATTGTCTTATCTTTTTCTTTGATATATTTTTCAATTTCATTCCTGTTAAATGACAACATCAAACTTGACTCTTGGTCAAAATGAGGAAATCTGCCAGATTCAATACATCTAATACACCACATTTCAAATTTTTCTCTTCCATATAAATACAACAAGTCATTTACATCTTTTGAAACGAGTCCATCTTTACCAAGTGTTGACCATCTCCATGTGTCGTAATCTGTTACAATTCTTACAAAATCACTTACATCCACATCTAAATATTTATGGTCAATCAGATATTTACTAAATAATTCTGTACCGCTTGTCATAAGACCTGTATCATTATTCTCTGTTTCAACAGTACACCAATCATATTTATTGAGTTCTAATGCTGTTTTGTGATGATCAAATAATTTGAAATTATTTTTATATTCTCTATCAATCTCAGAAGCCAAATCATCCTTAATACTGATGTCTGTAATAAAACATGTATCATGACTTTTATCCATTTTGGTGATATATTCTCTTACAAGTGTATCTACTTCATCATAGTCACAATATGTAATGTCTACATTTTCACCGAATGTCAATCGCGCTAAAATCGCACAACCTATTCCATCAAGATCCGTATGTGTGAATAATTTAATCATTCTCTCCATTCCTCCTCGTTATACTGCATTGTCAACCAAACTTGTAAAGATACTTCTGTTGTCCTTCCTTTATTCTCCCATTTTCCATTTGGCATATGCCATCTTTCCCATGCCCAAATAGAAGGAGTTGAACCATCGTCTTTTACATAATTTGATTTATTGCCAACGCTATTAGCCCATTTACTAAATGCTACTCTTGCTGTTTTAAGAATTTTAGGACGTTCTCTCCCAGATGTTTTTATTCCAAAATATTCATATACAATTGCTGCAAGTTCTCTATCACTTAATCTTGCTAATTGTTCTTTTATAAAATCTGCATTTGTCATATATTTTTACCTATAAATTTCAATTTTCGGTACTTCAATAAATTTTGATAGTAGCCCTTCATGATAAAATACTTTATCGTTTTCGGTAATTTCTTGATTCTGAAATTTTCTAAGCACAAATGGAAGTTCATAATCATTTAAACACTTAAATTTAACTATATGGTCTTCAACTTCTTTGTAATATCCTTTTGTCCCGTTAATTTTACAAAGAAAAAACACTTCGCTTTTAACTGGAACTATACTTTCTTTCAATAGATATGACTTTAAAAATTTTATAGTACTTTTATGTACATCACTTATATCAAAAATAATTTCGTCATTTGAAAAGAAAACACATTTGGAAACAGGGAGAAAAAACTTTTGTATATAATCTAAGATACCGTCCATTAAATATTTCTCATAAGTAATATGCCTTTTGGGGTTACAGTTTCCTAAAATAACTTGTCTAATATATTTACTATTTACAATATGTTTATTCTCCGTATATCTTCCAACAAATTCTTCCCATGTATCAGCATTACTAAAAATACTTTTATCATAAAATTTTAATGCTGAAAAATTTGCCTTTCTCATATCAATACTAATAAACAGTTTCCCAACATTTGATGGTTTATAAATATCTTTGCCTGGGAGATCTTTGTATTTTACTGTGTATTTATTCATATTTTCTTCGTTGAACCTCTTGTAACCATCGGAATCTTTAATGTCGTTTATCGCAGCATCTTTTACACGGTTATATTCTTCAAAATAATCCTGCTCACATTTATACTTTTCTAATTCTCTTGTAAAAGTGTTCCACTTATCCAATGTATTGTAATGGTTATCATATAATTGAAGTCTATCTGTAAAATACGGTTCCTTAAATAGTTTCAATGGAATATTATAATCTTTACAGAAACGTTCTTTCAATTTTTCAGAAATTTCCATTAGATATCTCCTTTCACAATTCGTTCATTTACATACATTTTAAACTCTTCAATTTTCTTGTAATCCGGCACATTTGGCAATGAAGTACTTTCTTTAGCATAATCAAATCGTTTTTCATATTCTTTTAACAAGTCATAAAATTCAGAAGTTGGTTGCCTATTACTATCTAAGTATTCTCCGTTTCGTATGCTCATAAGTAAATCATGTTCGTTTTCTCGATAAGTAATAATTTCTTCTTTTTCAAGAATATCAATGCACATCATGTATAATCTGATCAAATGAGCCATATGCTTTCCAAGTTTGTCCTTGTTCATTGCTTTTTCGTTTCGTCTACCGATTTTGTTATAGCTACTTACAATTGCTTTCATCTCATTCCACATACCAGTCCAATCTCTTAGTGGATAATGCTTTAAATCAATGTCCATAAAAATTTCTGTATCATAACCTTCCTGTACTGCTTTATCTGTATATAGTTTGACTGAACTATCATTCATTGGGAAATAACGATTTTTAAAATCATAACTTGCATTGTTAATTGATTTTAAAATGTACTCTTCATTTTGTGATTGTCCAACTAATCTAGCAGCTTTGTTTTCCATGCGTCGTAACTGGCTGGACGCATATCCGGCAAAAGAATTAATACAAATCTTAGATAAAAACATTTTTCTATTATTTAATAATTCTCTCCCAACATCAGACAGATATAAATAATGTTCAGGTTTGCATCCTAAAATTTCGATAGTGTTAGGGTTATTTGATTTTAGTAACTGTAAAATTTTATTAAATGAATAAACTGTCGTATCTGTATTTGTCTCCACAACCTGTTCAAAGTCTTTCCCAAGAAGAATTTCTTCTTTACTATTTAGCGAAACTCCTCTTAAATCAATATCACTATCCTCTTTGTCCATTCCGTATGCGTGACTACCACCAAGCGTAAGCAAAATAATATTATTGCCTAAGTGCTTATTCTCTTTTAAGAAATTGTATTCTTGTCGTTTTACTGTTTCTTTAATTTGTTTTAGATGCATATTCCATTCTCTTTTATAATAAAACTAAATTTTCAATTTCTTCACTTCATCTAACGTAATCTCTACCTTATCTCCTGATTGCAAATCAATAATAAAATTACAATATACAGGATCGTCATCTGTAGTATTTTCTCGACTCATGACAATAATAACATCTTTATTTTTTGTTCTTTTAACATCATATATTTTTTGTAAAAACGGTACTGAAATTTCATACTCTAAATTATCCAAATAAATGTAATATAACTCATCCAAAGCATAGTCATTGAGACTGACACAAGATCTATTTTTCCTTACGTAATTTACTTTTCCGTCCCTTGCATTTTTCATAATTCTTTCTATGCGTTCTATACGATTTAAATAATTATTTTGAGTATCTTGTATTTGTTCTAATCTCTTGTACTTCTCTTCCAACTCTTTAAATCTTTTTCTGCTAATCCACATAATCAATCCTCAACTCCAAAATAATATTTCTTTAAACGTTCTTCTCCAATATGTTTAATTGCTTGTTCCCCTATTTCTTTTGATGTAAAATAAATATCATTTCTCTTGTAAGAACCTGCATCTATAAAATATATGTTTCCATAATAATAGGAATAGCACATACACCATTTTTCTTGATCCTTATCTTTCCAATCAATTTCATACTCATTATTTTCTTCTGAAAATCGACGCAATTCTGTTTTTACTTTTATTCTTTCTAATTCAAGTTCTGCTTCTTCTTTAGTTTTAAAGCAGTTACCAATTTTATAGAATTCACTATCAATTCTATCATCGTACCATTCGCTATTCATAATTCCACCGCAGTCATTTATATAAAAATATTTTCTCCCATAATTCGGCTTCCAAAGATTTCTTTTAGATCCATTGGATTTCTTTATCAAGTTCATCAATTGTTTTCTTTCTTCCTCTGAAAGATTTTCCATATTTACTGTAATATGATTCTCCATAAATACCTACTCCTCTTCGTTTAAATCAATTTTTACATTCTTCCATTTCTTGTAAGCATCCAAATATAATTCATTTTTATCACCATTATATGTAAGCTCGTAATACATTCCATCAGAAATATTTGTACTTAATAATGCTTTATGATTCTGTAGCGTTTTGCAATACCACACAAGATAGACATCTTCCTGTGTAATAAGTACGTTGTCTGTTTTATCAGCATTTTCATTGAAATAATTCACTACGTTTTCTTTGCATAAAGCAATAAATTTTTCACTACTCATAATCTTATTCTCCTTTTTTCTTTCTAAATTTCTTACAATTTCTCTTGTGTCTTCTAATATCTTCTTTAATTTTAAATAAGATTCATTTGGAGCATATTCTTCAGGATGATCTCTTGTAAACGATACACATTTACCATTAGCCTTATCTTCTACAATTAAGAATTCACCTTTATTTTTAATAGCTTCAAACTGTTCATGCCAAACCTTTACATGTCTTACATTACTAAAATCTAACCCTGATGGTACTGACATATTATTTACCTCCTACGAAACGAAAGTTTCATCTTATTATTTTTCTAAATACTGCATATAGCTGTGACACCATATGCAGCTAAATTTATTTACGTTTTCTTCCAAAAAAGAATCCAATGCAAGTTGACATTACGATACACATAATAAATACCCATATATTTAATACAATCATTTATTACCTCTTTTTCTTTTCATTTCTTCGATTGTTTGCCTTGCATTTCGTTCTCTCTCGCTTGCTTCAAGTCTCATGTCTTGAGCTTGTACACTAGAGTCAAAAGCAATTCTACTTCCTTCTGCTCTTCGCCTCGTTTTCTTGGCTCCTTCTCTGACTCTCTCTAGCATTCTTTCACTCTCATTATTCATGTTCATACTGTCCATACTTTGATGGAGTTCAATAATCTGACTATCTGCTTCCATCTGGAATAAAACCTGTTCTTTTTCCTCTTTTAATTTCTGAAGATCTGAACTTGCCTGATTTCTAATTTCTTCCTGATGCATTTTAGCTTGTTTCATTTCTTCTATCGTATCTTTTAATACCTTGATTTTGTTCTCTACTGTTTCTTTTTTCATAGCATATTGCATTGCAGAATTTTCATCATTATTATCTAAACATGCGTTAATTTCTTTTGTGATACGCATAATTTCTTTATTTGCATTGTATAAATCCTTTTCTGCGCTGTCTAATCTTCCAGAAATCTCCGCATATGTTGTAGATGCTTTATTATAAAATTCTTCTTTATCACGAATAGCTGCATTGTAATAATCTTTTGCCCCTTCTGGAGTAGACGCATCTTGTCTCATTACTTCGTCTGTTCTTCCTTTTAATTTCACTCTTAATTGTTTCCCAAACGAAGAGTTTAAGAAAATAACGACTAAAATAACGACGATTGCAATCAATACAATAAACATAAAATTTGTCATATACTTATTCTCCTATTCAACATCAATTCCGTATGTGCGACATAATGCTTCAAGTCCACCGTTATAACCACTTCCAACTGCTTTAAACTTCCATTCATTGTTGCGTCTATAAATTTCTCCAACAACAATTGCTGTCTCAGTAGAAAAATCCTCGCTCAAGTCATATCTTAATAACTGTTCTCCTGTTTCTTCGTCTAATACTCTAATATACGCATTTTCTACCATTCCAAAATTTTGTAACCTATTGTTTGCATCATAAATTGTTACCGCAACGGATATTTTTTCACTATTATTCGGCAAATTCTGAAGATTTACTTTAATTACCTCATCATCACCTTCTCCATCACCAGTTCTGTTGTCACCTGTATGGATGACGCTCTTGGTTGAGTTTGAAAGGTTCCCATAAAACACAAAATCCTTGTCATTACCCACTTTTCCGTTTGCGCCTGTAATAAATACAGACGCATCTAAATCGAAATCAGATTCTCCATCATAATGATTTGTATCCCATCCAAGTCCAATAAGAAGTTTATGTAATGATGGCCTACCTTTTGTTAGATCTACTCTTTGTCCCTTCTCAAGATTAACAGACATTTCTCACACCTCATTTCTTATCTGTAATTTTCTGTTAATTCGCTAATACTTTTATCTGTAGTTCCTGTTCCAATGGCATTGAATTTCCACTCATTATTTTTCTTATACAATTCCCCAAAAATCATTGCAGTTTTACCAGCGTAGTTATCGGACAAATTGTATCTACAAATTTCATTTTTGCTAGACTGATTTACAATTCTAATAAAAGCATTTTTAATCATCCCAAAATCCTGTTTTCTTGCATTACATGCATAGATGTTAACTACAAATACAATTTTACCAACATTTTCTGGCATATTTTTTAAGTCAACTGTAATCTGTTCATCATCTCCGTCACCATTTCCTGTCAAGTTGTCTCCATGATGTAAAATGCAACCATCACTTGACCGGCGTGATCCGTAATAAACAACATCCATATATTTATCTTCGTTGCTTAAAACAATTGCTGAAGCATCACAATCAATATCATGTGTTCTACCAAACAATCCTTTTTTCGCCGCATCCCAACCAAGACCCACAACTACTTTCTCAAGACCATTTACTTCTTTTGATAAACTGATTTTCTGACCTTTTACTAAATTTACTGACATATTCTTATTCTCCTTTTTCTTTTATACATTCAATCCAAAGTTCTTTGCAATAGCTACAAATCCATCATTATATCCGCATCCAATTGCGTTAAATTTCCACTCTCCATTCTTACGATATAGCTCCCCAGCAACGATACCTGTTTCAAGAGAAAAATCTTCATCTAATTCATACTTAAATAGTTCTTCATTTGTATCAGCATCATATGCTCTAATATATGAATTGGACACCATCCCAAAATTCTGAAGCCTATCTTCGGCATTATAAATTGCTGCAGCAAAACTGATTTTTTCAATATTCGATGGAATCTTATTCAACTCTACTTTCATCGTTTCATCATCACCAGCTCCTTCGCCTGTTCTGTTGTCGCCAGAATATACAATTGCTCCACTTGGATGACATGGCTGGTTATAGAAAATAAAGTCCTGTTCACCAGTTACTTTACCGTTTGCATCTGTTAAAAATGCAGATACGTCAAGATCAAATGGTGCATTCCCATCATATTTGTTCGTATCCCATCCTAAACCAAATACAACCTTCTTCAATCCGTCATTTCCTTTTGTTAAATCAACTTTCTGACCCTTTACTAAACTAATTGACATATTTATGTTCTCCTTTTTAATTATTTATTTTTGTAACTGCTTTTCTTACTAAATCAACTGGTATTACCATAAACGCAAGAACTACAATAACTAACCAATGATTGAAATCTAACGGTGTTACCTTAATCAATTCACCTGCAAAATTGCAAAGTACTACTGTAATCATAAAAATGCTAATTGCGATATATCCAAATAATTTATTTTTTCTAATTCCTTTTAAAAGGTTGAAACTATCTGTTCTAATATTAAATCCGTTAAACACTGCCATAAAACATAACAAAGCGAATCTCGCAGTCATTGCCTCTACATCTGTTGAAAACATTTTAGAAATAGGACTAAGAATGATTACTCCATATAATGCAATAAAAGATATTGTGCTAACTGCAATTCGTGTTTTGGCTCCCCTTATAAATAATCCGGAACCTTTTTTGATTGGGTCTTCATACATATATTCTTCTTTTGGTGGTTCTCCTCCAAATGAAAGCGAATTCAAAGAATCCATAATAATATTTACAATAAGGATTTGTACTGATGCTAGTAATGATCCAGCTGCTACAATCGGATACAACACACTCAAAATAAGTAAAGAAATGTTGATTGGTAACTGGAACTCTAAAAACATCATAATGTTGTGCATAAATGTTCTTCCTAGTTCTACCGCTTTTACAACTGAAGCAAAATTATCGTCTGTAAGCACAATGTCTGATGCTTCTTTCGCAACATCGCTTCCTGTTTGCATTCCAAATCCAACATCAGAACGTTTTAATGCTGGCGAGTCATTTACCCCGTCTCCTGTCATCGCAACAGATCTACCAATCTCTTGAGCTAAAGTAACAAGTCTCAATTTTGTATTCGGAGAGCATCTTGAAATTACTCTCAATGATGGGATAATTTCTTTGACATCTTCATCGCTCATATTTTCGAATTCATCATTTGTGAGAGCTACATCACCATCTTTGTAAATTCCGCATTCTTTTGCTACCGCAATTGCAGTTTCAATACAATCTCCTGTAATCTCAATAACTTGAATACCAGCTTTATGTGCAATATTCACTGCGTCTGGAACCTCGTCCCTAACAGGATCAACGACTCCAATAATACCAAGTAATGACATATCTTCCGGTAGTTTATTCTCTTCTAACTTTTCATTTTTAGAAGACAACGCAATACATCTCATAGATTTCGTTGTCATTTCTCTAAGTTTATTCTGAATCGCTTCTTTGTCCTTAGATGTAAAAGATTTTCTATTTCCTTCCTCATCAATCATAAATGAACACTTTTCAATAATTCTCTCAGGTGCTCCTTTATAATATGTAAGGTTGTCCTTTGTAGTAAACGCTGAATATTTATTACTACTGCTAAACACTTGCTTGTCCAACATTTGAATATTCTTATTAATATTTTTGTATTCATCTGAATTAACTAAGGACATCATGGCTCTATCGATTGAATTTCCACCAGTGATCATCCCATCTTTGTCAAATGTAGAACTGTTGTTCAAAACAATGTTGTTTTTCATTTCATTCCACAATTTTGAATTCATATCAATTTCTTTTGTATTTGAGCCAATAATTGTCTTTGGAGTCATAACACCTGTTGTCAATGTTCCCGTCTTATCTGTACAAATAATGTCAACATATGCTAATTCAGGAATTTTACCTGGATTCTTGGCAAGGATATTGAACTTCTCCATTGTTTTTACGTTCTGTTTGGTAACAAGTTTTACAATTAATGGAAGTCCTTCCGGAACTGCAGCAACAACAATGGTTAATGCAACTGAAAAATTCTGTGCAAATTTCTGAATTAAATTGAAAATGTCATCCGAAAAATATTTTGAAACACCAACTTCCATAATTCCAGAAACGGTAAGAACAATAAACGTAATTGATGCTGCAATCGTTCCCCACTTAGAAATAAAGCCACTTAAATTATCTAACGCAATATCAAGAGCTGTTTTAGGAGCCTCTAGTGTTTGCATTTTTACCAATGTATCTCCATTGACTGTATTTACACCAACATCTGTGACAATCATTTTTCCTTCGCCGGACATCACGGTTGTTCCTGCAAACAAACAATTCTGATTTGTATACGCATCTGTCGATGTTGTTTTCTTATGAATATATCCATCAATCGGCGTTTTCTTACACTCTTTTGTTTCTCCATTAATTGCAGCATTGTTAACTGAAATTTTACCTTCCATAAGATATCCATCTGCAAAAATCTCTTGTCCCATTCCTACACAAACAACATCTCCCACAACCAATTCATCTTTATTGATTGTTTGCAATTGACCATTTCGTATTACATCACAATGCCTAATAGATGTTTTTGCTCTTAATTCTGCTGCTGATTTTTGTACACCCAACCCTGTCTTAACCGCGATACAAGTTACAATTGCAAGAACAAACATAATCATAAGCGGTTCAGATAATTCCATTACACCTAAAAACCCCAACACCATTTGCAACATGGCAATTGCAATTAAAATCATAGTGATTTTTTCACATAGAGCATCTTTTGCAAAATGATACCATTTTTTTAATTTCGGTTCTGGTAATTTATTAGAACCGTACTTTTCTCTGTTTTCAACAACCTGTTCATTTGTTAATCCATTCATATTACTCTCCTTTTGCTCCTTTTTCTTTATGTAAATCACCAATCTCTTTCATGGCGCGTACATACGCTTCTTTCTGAATATTAATTGCTCTTTCACGTTTTTTCTTATCTCTTTTCACTTTTCGCTCATGAGCATGTCTCTTTTTCATTGCTTCTTCATGTTTCTTATTCTCTGCTTCAACAAGCTTTCTATCATGTTCTTTTATTGCCTTATCGACCATCTTTACATATTTCTTTTGATAAGAAAGTTCTGTTGCCATATGCTCAATTCCTTCTAAAGTATATTTGTCTTTATACATGTTTTTTGATAAAGCAACGAATAAACCTCGCCGCAAATCAAAAGTGTCCTTATCATCGCAAACAACTTTCTCCTGTGTGTTATCACTAAAATCAACTCTAATTACTTTATTTGGAAATAAAATTTCAAAACTAGAAATTTCAATGTTATTATTATCTTCGTATACAGATGATTTAGAAATTTCTAATCCAATTCCACTGCACATCTCCTTACATAGATCATAAGCCGTCTTTGCTTTATAAAAATCTTCCTTCATTCCTATTTCTCCTTTTATATCTGCTTTATAATATCTATAACAAAAATTAGTCAAAAAATAATAAAGCTATATACATATTAAATTTATTTCATTTTATTTAATCATAATTCCGAAAAATCAAAGTGCTCACCGCAGCTACACTCAACTGTTCCAAACACTCCAATTGATGTTGGCGTAAATTTATATGTATAGCTTCCGCCAATTGTCCCACTATATCTCATCTTTTTAGAAGATTTTGTAATTCCATGAACTTTTTCTTCGTGTTCGTTCTTCCATTTCTTAATTCTCTCATTTTCAATCTCTGTAATTGGAAATCCACGCCGAAGATCTTCTCTCATATTATCTAACTGTTGATTCATCTTTTGAATTTCTTCATCTTTGTCGTATTCGTCTGTCAGTTTTTTATTCTCTTTTACAAGACGGTCAATGCGCATGTCTTTGTTTTTACATTCATCCATAATAAAATCAACTGCGTCCTGAACTGTCCTACACGTTTTCTCTGATCTAACCAGCATAATTAGTCCTCTTTTTTCTTATTCTCTTCTTGATTTACTCCAACGTTCGCTATTTTATAAAGAATGTCGTATAACCATCCAAAAATATTATCCTTTTTACTACTCAATTTGTTAGAGATATAAATTACAAAAACTATTATTGGAGCGAGATATCCAGTTGCAACACACACAAATGTCCAATCCGTATCATCAAAGAATTTTTTTAAATGCTTTTTATTATATTCCGTTTTCCTTAAATAACTAAAAATTAAAAATAGCAAAGTAAGAAATCCAACCAAAATCCATGATAAAAAGAATCCAATAACCTCTTCGAAATCATTTTTTAAGATATCACTTGATATAATCAACTCATGTCCTCCTTCCTTACTGCAATATAAAACCAAGAATTTATCTTACAATAATAAATGATTCTCCATTTTGGTTCATAGCACTGATACTATGTTTTCCTTTTAATAACCGCATGATACTAGCAACTTCTTTTTCACATTCATGGCACAAATCTTTTTGCTTAGAATTAGGTGTTACATTTTGAAAAGATCCAACGGATAATTCCGGTAATACATAATTAGGTGTATGTTCACACTCTTTACCACATAGATCACAATAATATTTTTCTTCAACTTTTTTCATGATTTAATTCTCCATTTCTTCAAGTATTCCTCTTATCTCTTTATTTTGTTCTTGTCTTAATTTTGATTTGAACATTCTTCGGTTTTTCTTTTTCATTTTAGACCATCCATTATGATTATTCGCCCAACATGCATACTGCTTGCTAAACCACGACTGACCATATTCTGAAAACTGTCTTCGAGAGACTTCATTCGACTTCTTCATTTATTCTCCCTTACAATTCAATATAATTCCATCTTTTATTACCTTCATATTTCCATTGAATTTGCCCTTGGTAAATTCTAGTCTCAATATTCTCTACATTATCCATATCTAGAATAAATTCTCTATACGCATCAATATCTCTTTCTGATAAGTCATGAATTGCTTTAAAAATATCCAGATTCTTACAAATATGCTCTACTGACCATTCATAATCTGTAAGTGAAAGCTGTCTTTCAAACTCTTTCACATTATCATCTACTTCAGATTTTGCTTCTTCATATGTAAAATAGACTTTATCAGGACGAATTGAAACATGATCAATATGATGCTGCCACATAGGATATTTCTTTACAATTCTATATCCTTCTTTTGTAATATCTGCTTCAATAACACCATGGAAAATTGTACAATCCTTTACCAAATATCCAAGATCATATGCTTGCTTGATTGTTTCTGGCTTCTTAGCATCAATCCGATAATTTACTTCTTCTTCTGTTAAATCAGAATATGTAATTTTAAACAACTTTGTATTATATGTCCATCCTTTGGGTAATTTCTTATACTTTGATTTGCTATCAAATTCGTCAATCGGAATTCCATTTACTAATCTTCTTTCTCTTAATGCTAAATAATCGATTACAACAGCATCTGAAAATTGTTCATCAACCATTCCATTTTTTACAGAATATCTCCCATTACCATCACTATGACACCAGTAAACAATGTCCCCATTTTTGAATCTTTTCTCAAATCCTTGTTTCATATATTACCTACTTTCTAAGAAATTTATATGAATCTCCAACTCCACATGATTTTACAATATCAACCGGAATATAAACCCTATCATCAAATGATTCAGTTTTACAAATCTTCTCTACATTTAACTATGCGTACAATCGGATTTGATCAATAACCATATCCATGTCGAACGCTACTGGCTGCTCATCAATTAGATCATCGATATATCCAACTCCAATTGACAGTTGACCTGGAGAAAATCCTGTTTCTTTTGCAAACTGTTCTGCTAATTTTTGTTTATCAATAAATTGCTTGCTCATACCTTTTATTCTCCCTAATGAAAGTTCTCTTTCAAATTATTTCTGTACAATTACATTATTATCTTTAGGATTATTTGCAATGTGCAATTCTGCATAAACTTCATAAACATCCGACTTAAAAAATGATTTACTGTAAACAAGTCCATCTAATAAATTCACCGCACAATCTTCTCCGGTATCTATAATTTTCATATAGTAAGTTTCTCTGAAGCAAAATACATGTCCTGCTTTAATATTCATTACATCTGTCATGATTTTTTTATTCGATACAATTTTCATATAATCAGTCATCCTTTCCGATTTTATAAATGACACCATTTATTTACTAAATCCGCCTGCTTTTCTGTGAGTTCTGTAAGAAGAATCTCATTTAATAAATCAAGCTGCAAATCTCTCCACGCTCCGGCTCTGGTTTTCGCTACATTTTTTACATGCTCCGGTACAAATCTTCATATTTGAATCACTCCATTTCTTTCTTCTGTTTCTGAATCTTAATTGCTTGATCACAAATAATCTCTCGTAATATTTCAATATCTTTTTTATGCATATCAGTAGACGTATTAGCCATTGTATTTGTTTTTATCAATGAACAAATACACTCCATACATTCTGTCATATCAGTAACAGTAATATCTGATTGACATCCATTTTCTACCATCAAATATAATTCACTCAAATTTTTGTTATATTGTCTAATTGTATCGAAATTTTCTTCAGATAATTTTCTCATTATTCACGCCTCGCTTTATTTATTACCCACATTCATTCCATAATTATTCCATTGAAAGATTGTCCTTCTTCTTTCAGAAACAGAATTTGACTTCAAATGTTCTTCGCTTCCCTCATAAACTACAACGGAGTTATAATCTATACGATCTTTGAATTCGTTGACTCTTTTTAATACAATACCTATTGCATACTCCATTGCTTTATCGTAATCCTGGAACCACCTTTCGGAAGCGCCATAACACATTGGATTTACCCCTCCATCTTCAAAAACTATATACCCATCCTTGCTTGTACAATATTTATTCACTCTTCATCCCATCTTTCGTAATAATCCAATTCCCCATCCTGAAATAGTTTTTCAACAAACTTCTCTACCTGTTCAATTGTCCAATCTGAAAAGAATTCCATATTTACAGGTGCATGAGTATCTTTCTTATATAACTGACAAGAATATGTATATTGAAACGGCTTGTACCACTCTTTACTTTTATCGTGTTCCGACATCCATTCGTTCGATATTTTGTGTACATCAATAAAATATTTCTTGCCTTTTTCATCATCAAATCTTTTTTGAAAATTATACAAATATATATCTGATCTCTGGAATTGTGTTTTGTCGTATTTTTTGTATCCTAGATTTAAAAAGTGCTCATCACATAATCGATTATTACTCATCTTTGGTTCTCCTATAATATTCATCTACTTCTATGCATATTTCTCTATAATAATCAGATGTGCCATTTCCATATGTATCACCATTGTCTACATCTTTACAATGTGGACATATATATTCTTCTCCGTTTTTAATAAGTAGATCTCTTCTCATTAGCTTTCCACATTTATCACACACATCCACATCTTCATACTCAACATCAAGCTCTTTCTTGATAATATCGGTCTTATATCCTAAGATGAACTCTCTATCAATTAGAACACAGATTATTTCTGAATCAAAAATGTCTGAATCATACCATTCCAATGAATTTCTATAGTCAAATAATTTCTTATTTTCCGTGTTAATACAAGCCTTTCCAAATGCAGCATCCCAACCACAGGTTCCTGACAGATATTCTATTCCTTCATCTGCGAAGTCATACGGCGATATTCCAGTAATTCGAATAAGTTGATATAAAAATTCATTCAAAAAATCATCTGTAATCAAATTCTTAATATTAGATGGTATTGTATATTCAATATGTACACCATCTACACTTCTTACTATTGGCATAAATTGATTCTCCTTATCTCAACATCTCACATATTCATCTACAAATCTTTTCATAACTCTCGAAACTTGTGGCTGAGAACATCCAGCAATTTTCATTATTTCTACTTGTTTATATCCTTGTAAAAATAATGAGATGATAGATTTATGTTTTTCTTTCATTTTATTAAATGCATTTTTTAAAGTAACTTTACGAATACAGTCGCTCTCAACGTTGTAATCCGATTGTATTTTTTCAATAAATTCTATCTTATTTCCAGATTCATCCTCATACTCAGTGTTGTAATAAAGAATCTTGTCTTCTGGAATTGTTCTCTTATTTAATTCTTTTCTTTTTTCGCTATACACTTCGTTAAACATACATTTAAATGCATATGTAGAAAATTTGTACGTTCCTTCATTAAATGTTTTTGCTGCTTTACACATTCCAATTGCAGCCAAATCATACCAATCTTCCATATTTAATTTTTCTTTCTGTAAAAATCTATAGATCAAATTATGATTGTCAGTTACTAACTGCCTCTGATAATCTGTCATACTATCACCTCATTTTGAACGAAACTATTCTTTCATTTCGACAAGCCGACTGATACAATATCAAAATCACTCACAATACCTTCATGAATTTGATTTAAAATACATTCAGTTCCGCCAAAATATAATACCCCATCAATAATTATTTTGCATGTTTTAGCTTTATCATCCCATGATACAGAACTTAATCCTTTCATAGTATTCCCTATAACAACACCATTTTTTACAGAATCATTATCTCTATAGATTATCGGTAGTTCTGTTTTAAATTTGTTTATTGCATTCTTTACTGCGTCTTTTGTGTATATAATCCCATTGCTATTCGGTTTGTCAAAAGGGATTGTAATATCCAATGACGCTTTTATATTTTCTAAACGCATGTAATCACCTCATAAGAAATTAACCTTTCATATTTTCAACAAACGCTTTGTATTTTTTTGTATACTCATAAGAATCTTTGAATATATTGCAAACAGCCTTGTGTAATTTTGGCTCATTATTATTTACTACATTTAATTCAAATTCAAAATCTCTTCCAAATGGACATCCTACACATCCAGTTCTTTTCAAACCATATTCTGTATAACATTTACTATGGGTAATTCCATACGCATTTTCATAATCAATTTTATCTTGATCTTTGTACCAGAAAATAGGTCTGTAATTATCATAGTCGCCATCTGTATCATCAAAACAGTTTTTATAAGCTGCCGATCTAGCGCCTCCTTCTGATTTTCTAACTCCGAAAATATTAAGTTCATATTCATTCTCTTTAATCATGTCATGAGAAATTTTTTTCTTTGCATATGTACAACACTTATTTGATATTTTAAATTGAGGTGGATTTGCAATTATAAACTCCTTTAAATATCTATTTCTTGATATATTAAACGTAGATTTATCTCCATTCTCATTGCACCACCATGATAAAGCAGATTTACATTTTGGATATTTCTGTATCAAAACATCAAATTTTTCATTTTCCCATTTAAATCCATGCTTCTGTAATCTTGACATAAACTCACTTACATTCTTCGAGATAAAAGGTTGTCCATATTTCTTACAACTTGTAGGAATGGGCTTAATCGCTTTTTTATAAATAAACTCTATATTATATTTCTCTTCTAAATATTTTAAATGGTCTTTTGTCGCTTGATATTCTAATCCAGTATCAAACCAAACGTAATCAACTTTATTGTCTTTGTCACATCTCCAAACAATATCCAGCATGATATCGCTATCAGATCCACCTGAGATGCTACATAATATTTTTTGATATTTTGGGCTATTTATAATCGCCCACGCTCTAATAAGATTGTCTAATATCGTTTGGTTTTTTGGACATCCCTCAATTAATTCTATGATTGAATTCGCCCTTTGTGGAATATATGTTTTCAATTTAAAGTTCACCATAAGTAGCTGCGCAGCTTTATTCACATGTGAACTTTTATCCTTTCTTCTTATTTATCTTTTACAGGTGCTAACCATAAAATGTATTCATAAGGTATAATCACCAATTCTTTTGTATCTTTTAATTCAAAATATATATTGCTTACAGTTTGATTTACTATTGTTCCACAAAATCTATTCGCAACTTTTGTTTTACATAATTCCTGAACATATCTTTCTTTAAGCTTTACAAAATAGGTAGTCTCTGTGAAATCCTTACTTACTACTCCTTTTTTAACTGTTGAGCACTTCTTAATATTTTCTTCATTCTTAATATAATGTTCACATTTTGTATAACTATTGGAATTTAAATTATATTTTTGAATACACTTGCATTTAATCTGACATGTTTTATAATCTTCACATTCAAAACAACATATTTTATCATTATGTGTAATACACATGTGTCTACATGACATCTTGTTCACCTCCCATGAAACGTGAGTTTTATTCTATTATTAAGCCTTTAAATATATGTTTAACTACGGGTAACGTCCATGCATTACCACACATACTACATCTTTTCGTATACGATATTTTTCTTCCATTAACTTCTACATTTGTATAATTATCAGGCAGCCCCTGTAATCTTTCATATTCAAGCTCTGTTAATTTTCTTGGTCTACCATGATCCAAAACTTTCTTTTCATGATAACCGCCATTTATACAAGTCAATGTGGCACATTTAAACTTGGGATTATAGATACGTCTATTCATCTCCATTGAATTGACTTTCAGCTCTGCACATACTTTTTTATCCATATTTAAAATCTCAAAATCTTTCTTATAAAAGTATCTTTCGTCAACACGCTTCTCCATAATATCGCTTAAAACCAATGAATTCATCTCTGGAATTGCAGGAATTGGAATGTTTGTCCAATAATATCTTTCCCTGTCTTGCGCTGAAAATTTATTACTATTGATTAAAACGCCTTCAACTCCCATAATTCTATTTAATTCTTTTAGATCTTTATCGTCAGACGGAACAACATTTTCTGCCATAAACCATTTGGGCTGTATCTCGTCCAATGCTCTACGAAGCTCGTATACAATACCTGATTTCCCAAGCAATCCATTATTTATATTCTTGTCTTCAATACGAACTCTTGATAAAGATTGGCAACACATGCCTCCAATAACTAAATCAAATCCTTTAAATTTAGAAAAATCTTCTCCAATCAGGTTCCCATGATGTACTATGAACGGAAAATGATATGAAGAAACTGCAATAGCCTCTGGCAGAATTTCATATGTATGATATTCTTCAATTGGAATATCTAACTGCTGCAATGCTAATAATCCTGTCTCAATACCTCCACACAAACTTAAAACTTTTAAACCTTTGCCTGAATTATATTTTTTATAATCTGTACTCAAATACCTCTATTTTCAGAGGTGCGTACACACATTTTACCTAGGATTACTCCTTTTCCTTTCGTTTATTTATCTATGTATATACATTTTTATCCGGATGAAAAATATATTTCAAATGACATTCGCGACTGTCAATATATTATTCTCTTCTTAATTTCTAAAATCCTGTCTGTTTTGTTTCAAAATTGATATTACCTCTTCCAACAACAATTACAGAATTATCTTCCCATTTTTCACCTTTACTGTAAAACTTCGTGTCATCTTCATATATACCCTCTGTATGGATAATTTCAAAATCAATTTCTCCATCAAAATCTTTAATTAATGTTGTTGTCCATGGACGCTCAATATGGTAGTTAAAATCTGGATTATATTTCAAAACTTCATCTAGCAAAAATACTCCAACCATTCCAGAATCTGCACAGAACTCTCCAAGTTTTTCATGTGTATCAGAATTGTAAGTTGTGCAAGACCAATCACCATACAACGTATCTCTACAGATATAGTTTTCGATTCCTAGCACTTCCATATCCGTTCCACAATTAGAATCATGCCAATCAGAAATATTATTTATTCTATATTCCATGAGTGCGGCTTCGTATTTTTTGTTCTCTTCTTCATACTGATCTGATTTATGAATCCATTCATCTGGTAAAAGCCACTCCGGAAATCCAGTCTCTTTTTCTAATACTTTGATTTCATTTTCATCCATTTTTCTGTAATCTGGATAATCATCTTTTTCATCGTAAGAAAAGTAATCTTTTGCTTTAGGACGTTCTCCAACTTCTTCCTTTTCCTTGCAGATATAACATGGATCCGTGATAATAATATTTCCTTTAAATCTCATCTTCTCTCCTTCTCACACCATTCAAAAAAGTCATACATACCGTGATTTCTAATACCATCTGATTTTCTTTTCAAAAACGGTATTAACTCATGCATAAAACTATTTACCCCACCAATATTCAGTTCATAAACATAATTTGAGAGCGCATAAAAGATATACTCTGCGACATCTTTTCTACCTGCTGCTCTTGATTCTGATTTTATTTCTTTAAGTTCTTTTTCTGATAATTCGTAAAACACTTCAGAACTAACAATATTTTTTTCTATTCTTTTCAAAACAAAAATTACCTCAGCCCACTATTTGAAAATTGTATTTTATCAGTCATATTATTCTTCTTTCAGTTTACTAATCTGTTCTTCCAATTCTTTAATCTGCATCTGTTTTCTTCTGGTGGCATAATTTTTTAAAAACTTATCATATGTGTTTTTATAATGAGCATATGCCTCATCTCCATTATCCACTGAATAATACAATGCGTGATTCAACACGTCTTCGTATTTAGGTTTTACATTATGTAGCTCTTTATAAAACTCTTCAAAATATTCAACATCATAATAATCACCAAAAATATAACCTCCAGTTGGGAAAGATATTTTTAATAATTCTTCCTCGTCAATATCACCATAATTTGTAATATTTTTAAATCTGAAAATTCCTATTCCATATTCAATTTCTGTAAAACCTTTATACGCCATAACATTTTTATCAATGTTCCATTTTTTGTATTTATATGCAATACTCAATAGCTTCTTCGTTAGAGCATATAATTCTGACAAGTCACTGTTATACATCCCTTTATCAAATCCATTTTCTTCTAGAATCTGCCGTACTTCTATCAGTGCGTCTAATACTTTTAAATACTCTTCTTTGTAACTTTTCATTTTATTTTTCACCTCATAAAACAGACAATTCATCACGATTTTCTTCAGTTTTATATCTGTCTGGATTACTATATTTATCTCCAACATCAAGCATATCAAAATGAAAATCCATATACTCTTCATCTTCAATATCTTCTAAACAAAAGAAATCTTCAATATTTTTCTTATCTGCAATCACAATATATAGGTTTCCACTTTTACTCAGATATATTTTCTGTGCTTCATTTTCATATTCGCTATCACCAAACCAAGTAGTATAATAATCATAATATTCCCTACGAGGTTCTCCCCCTTCTTTTACATAATCTTCTTCTAGTTCAAATTGGATACTTGTTATATCTCCATATTTTTTAAATCTATCAAAGGTCATTTCTTTAAAATCTTCAATATGGTTTTGTCCAAATGCATATCGTTCTTTATTCGCATCTTTATGTATTTCGATCGCTACAATATTTGCAGAATCCATCTTTTCTATTGAATTAGATGCAATTCTTTTTATAGAAGTTTTTAAATCATCAACCAAAAAATATCCTATGTATTTCCCTTCTATTTTTATGGAATCACAATTTTCAAATATAAATTCTATATATGTTAACTTCAACCTTTATCCCCCTTTCGCATATTTTCAAACAATCCTAACCCTTAGTAGCTACCTATTCTTTTTATCCTTTCTGATTTAATTTCTATTTAATAATTTTCTTGGTCGATATATTTGAACATTTCTGTTGCACCATCAAAAACAATTTTTACCAAATAATTTATGCCGTTCACATATAAGTATTTATAAGAAAGAACATCGTTATTTTCTATTCTATATTTAATTCCAAAAGATTTTACCCATAGTTCCCATTTTCTTAAATCTGTCATATTTTTAATATCCGTCAATGTTTCAAAATTTCTACAAAGTTTCATAACATTCCATCCGTCGCTAAACTCTCTTAATGTATATTTTTCAAACAAATCATGATACTCAAGCCATTCTGAAACTGATTCTCTAAGATCATCTTCATTAATTTCATATGCTCCTCCTTCATCAGAACCATGTACAATAGCTTCTCGTATAATACTGTTAATCAATTCAATCTCTTTTTTTTCACTAAATTCAGTATTCATATAATCTTTATTCCTCCTCGTCAATCATATAATGACATCTCTGTAAAAGATGTAAACATAGATCCATGTAATCATTAATCTGAGACTCACTTGGTAATCCATCTTCGTATTCGTTAATTGATAACAAAGTATCACAACCGCTGCGCGAACCATAATAAGTATTCGTGTACACATAGTCTTCAACACTCGGCTGATACTGATCCCTGTGTAATATAAATACCTGAGTTCCTTGATAATCACCATCATCGATAACTAAAATATTTTCTGTATCGAACCGGTAATGGTCACATTCTATAGATGGATTAATAACGATATCAAACAGCAATTTTACGAGATCTTCATAGTTACCATATTCTTCCTGTCTAGCCTTTCTGAAATACTCCTCAAGCTTATCTTTGTTTTTCTCCCATGCTAAACAAAATTCTTTAATCATATATTTTATTCTCCTTCATACTTGTCTGGTAATTCCATCCAAGCAATTACCTTACTCATAACTTTCATTCTCCTGCCACCAGTTCCATATGAAAACCATTCAATTTCATCGTTCCATTTCTTGTTCTCGTACACTTCTTTTCTACAATATGCTACAAACCGCTCACCTCGTTTGGTTTGAATTAGAACTTCTTTACTTTTATATATAGAACTGAAATTGGTTGTTGAAATTTCTTCCAATTTAGGTAACCCAACTTTTTTAATTGAAATCCAGTTTTCATTTGATAATTCACTCATTTATTTTCTCCATATCTTTTTTGTGCTTTTCTTTCTTTTCGTTTCCATGCATATCTCATACCGGTAGCAATCTTCACACTCCCCTGGATAAGGAGAATATTCGTCATATTTTTCTTCATTAAAATATCCACAATCAGGATATATTTTCATTTCCGCTCACCTCGTTATAACACTTCAGTAAGAATCCTGAAGTCTTTAAATGTATTGTCTTCTATGGTTACTTCAACCGGCTTGTTAATAAGTTCTGATACGTAATTCACTTTTGCGTCTTTCAAAATCTGATGCACATTTCTCACCGAGTCTGCAATTATGCTTTTTTGATCTATATTTTCGTCATTTTCATAATCAATAAATACTGTATATTTTCCTCCATCTTCGACCATTTTACATCCGATAGAAAAACCAAGTTGTAACCCAATTTGTTTTGAATAATCCTTTAAAATTCCATATTCTGCAAAAATAATTTTTCCTAGTTGTTTAGTTGTCTTTATAAGACTTTCAAACATTTCATCAGTCCAAAACCAGCCATTATCTTCTTCTATAAAATAACTTTGATCTTTAGCATATATTTCTTTAATTGTTACAACTTGTCCGCATAAAGTACACATTTCGTCAACGACCTGAGTCGTACCATATTTAGTATCTGTTCTTAGGTCTGTACGTATTTTAACTTTATCACCAACTTTATATTTCATTTACCGCACCTCTTTTCATTAATATTTTGTATCCTGGACAACTATTTTTCCCACAATCGTAGTTGTCTTTTTTTAATACCCAGCATTTGCATGTCTTTTTTAGTTTTGCTCCACATGCAATACAAAAATTATCTTCTTCCTTTATTTTCGTATTTCCACATTTATGACATTTCATCTTGTTCTCCTTCTTATTCTTCAAATTCTGTTTCTTCAGTCACTGTCGAATTATCACAAATTGTTACTACTGTATTTTCATTTGGGATGATGAATACTTCTTCATCACCTAGTTTCCAAAATGAAATTTGTTTACCTTTTCCGTGTAATAATTCACCATCCCATTCAAGAACATCTGTCGATAATTTAACTTCTCCAGGAAGAAGTGTAATCAATTTTGCTCTCTTTCCTATATAATCAATATTCTCCACTATCTGTTCAATTTCCGGATAGATTTCACATACTTTTCTATATATGTCAGGCATAAGTCTTTTTAGTTGATCACAAAACTTTGGAACATATTCTTTCTGATAAGAAGAAATTACTCCACCCATGAGCGCATATGGTTTATATTTAATAAGCTCTACAATGAATTCAGGTGTAAAATCATCTTTTTTAATCATGTCATCATCTACAAAGAAATCACTATTTCGAATTGGATTATTATATCCATTAAGATGCGGTAATCCAAGAAAAACATAATCTCCAATTTCACATACAAAATTTAATGATTTTAACGCATATTCAACATCTCCGTATTTTTCCTTATATTCACTTACTAAATATCCGCATTTACGTGCTGCTTTTGTAAAACCTTCTTTCTTTTCAATTGTGCCGTAAGGACAACTATGTCTCCAAATCCCATTCAGCATCACGCATTTCTTTTTCTTATATGCATTACAATTTTCGCAATTGCTACACTTATAAACTGAAACACGTTCTCTGTCACTTTTCCCAGATTTAAAAATGCTGGTTCTCGGATCATAATATGCAAAGTTAATTGGCTTGTACTCTCCTATAATAATCACTCCCTATCTATATTTAATTTTCTCAATTTGGAAATCAATGCTTGACTAAACATGTAAAGATATGTAATATAATAAATGCATTGGATTCCAAATTATTCAATGTATTTGTGTTTATAGACACACATCGAAGTTTGGTCGCGGAGATGTGTGTCTTTTTTATTCATTCATTTTTTATGTTTCATTATGTATCTTCTTCTGGTTGTTTCTCTCAATGCATGTCCACCATGTAATCTTCTGTAGTTATTTGTGATTCCATATAATGCCCAAAAGAGTTCCTTCCTATTTAAATATGTAAGTTCACATGTAAAATGTGGTGTTTTAGAAATATCCAGCTTACCAGTAGGTTCCCGCTCATTAACATCCTTGCTTTCGCTCAATGTCGATACTTCTGCATTTTCTATATTTATCTTCTTTCCAGTTTTAAGATCTACAAAACTTACATTTTGAATTCCATATAGTCCAAAACTACCCATTAAAATTACTCCTCGTAAATAATATCCAATCCATAAGAGATTGCTGCAGCGTGTTCAATACGACATCCTCTGTAATCTTCCCACCCTTTGCAAAAATAAACAATATTACATAACGACATCTGCTCTAAAGATTTTGCTAAAAAGAAGAGTCCTCTATTTGTAATATTACATTCATTCACTTGTTTTGAATACCATTCGTCTGTAAACAAAGTATTCACAACTTCATATCCTCTATCTCTTAGATATTCAATTGCCTTTTCTCTTGTATTTACAATTTCTTCATCTGTTTTTCCTGCCATTGGTTGACTTAGCAATGCTCTCATAAATTTATTCTCCTTTACTGCCTAAAATTTCTTTCAATGTTACTGGTGTATAATTCCACAACATACACCCTACATTTTTTGCTACGCACTTAATTTCATATTCACTGTTTAGTTTTTTGATATACTCTTGATAATAATCTTCTTCCATAGAATTATGTACGTGCCCATATAAGTGAACAGACCACACTTTATGCTCTTTTCCATCTCTTCTGTAATGATGCTGATGATTCCAAAAAGCCAATGGAAAGTGAGACATTACGACATGATGCTCTTTTCCGTCAATCATATCTTTCGCTTCTTTATAATTTGCTATTTCTACAAATAACTGTTTATATCTTTGATCTGTTGCTTTATCGTGATTGCCAAGAATTAGATGTTTATTACCACGCAATGTACTAACAAGTTTAATCGCATCTTCGTTTTCCTTCCATGCCAAATCTCCTAAAATATAGACATGATCCGCATTAGTAATTTTCGAATTCCAATTTTCCTTAATCACTTTATGCATTTCTTCCAATGTATCAAATGGTCTATTGTCAAAATTAGAACCTTCATTCGTCACATTCTTATGGAATAAATGTAAATCACTAATATAATAATTCACTTTTTCACCTCTTCTTGAAATTTCAATGTTCTTCCAACAAACCGTTTTAGTCGTTCATTGATGTCTTCAGAAAAACATCTACTCTTAGATATTACATCATCATAAATACAACATTCTGTAATTACATTTTCGTCGTCAAACTGAATGCATCCAATTGTTGATCCTGGCATACGTATTACAACTGTGTTATTACAAAAACTTCTTGAATCATATATATAACAGAACGAATATGGATGTACGTCTCCAAAATTATATCTAACATTGTCATTTAAATATTCTGTAATCTCACAGCAATGCTCTACATTGATTATGTTTGGCTTCCTTTTTCTCAAAATAATCTCGTTCATTTTAATTCCCCTTCGATTGAAATCACAGTTTCATATTTTAAAATCATGAATACCATTTAGGAACTTCTCTGTATGCTTCTACAACATCTGTATATCCTAAATCAGACAACAATTTTAATAGTGTATTATCCGCATATTCCTGACATTTTATTGATCTATATTCTTTTAATATCTCTAAGTATTTGTCAGATAACTCCTGTACAAAAGTAAGGTTTTCGTCCTTTCTGAATTTTTCCGTATCCTCATCATAAGTCCATTCACCTACATCAGTAATATCAAAATATCCGCAATATCCAAAGTAATCAGCAACTTCATGCAAATCCGTTATTTCTTCATTTGAATGTACAACAACTTTAGTGCAAATATCATATGTGTATTCATCCATAACATTTAATAGAGCCAAACCATCGCTATCATAGAATTTGATAGTCTTCAAATTCGGATGAAGTATCTCAAATTCATAATTTTTACATTCATATTCATCTTCAAACTGTTTTCCATCATCTGCAATATAGATCGTTTTCATATCCCCTATTCTCCTTCTACCAATTCCAAGCATTCCTTCAGAAAATTTCTTACTCTATCCCTTCCTTCGCCGCCACAATAAATTCCATTATAAATCACCGGTTTATTCCAGAAGGCTTTCCATGCTCTTTTAATTCTTCCACTAATTCCTCTGTAATTTGCACCTGAATATGCATCTTCTATGGTAAATGCATAATCACCGTCATATTTATATTTCCGGAATAAAAGCGCTTCAATATTATCATCACATCTTATCATTACTGTTTTTACATCTTCATTCATCTATTATTTCTCCGTTTGAAATTCTGCTTTCATTACTTAACTAAATTATCAATACTTACCGAAAATCCATCAAACTTTCTTGTTTCAACATATTTATCTGTATCAAAAAACATAATTTTATTTCCTGATATCCCCATAGAAACTCCGTTATCTATCAATGATTTTCTCAGCAAATCAAGAACAATTTGCAACTGCTGTTTTGTATCTTCTGACATTACGATTTCTCCTTTGCTTTATATGGTTTGGGTTGCTGTTGCCACGCTGTTACATATTTTGTCCAAAAAAATTTTTCAATATTTTTTAACCCATTGGTTTCATATCGAATGTTATCTACAAATTCTTTTATTCCTGGATAATAATATAAATCTCTAACTATATCATCATTCCAGATCTCCTTGTCAGAACATGTACATTGATACCATCCTTTTTCTTCCGGCAACCTCTCCTCTACCGGAATCCAACTATTATTTGTATTTCGCTGCATAGTTTCTAAACATTCATTCCACCCAACATTTCTTCCCAAATCATAAGATTCGTGATGCATAACATCCATTTCCCATACTGGCTTCTTCTTTAATGTTCTTATTTCGTCCATGTGTGAACGGATAAACTCTGTTGCTTCTTCAATTCCTTGTACAATATATGTACAGTTATCCTCTCTGTTTCTTCTTTGATACTCAACGATATCGTCAAGATCGCATTCGTATACATCTTCTGTATATTGCTTTATTTCTTCCAAAATCTTCTCTAGTACGTTCTCCATTATTCCACTCTCCTATTCCACATTCCCCTAGCCGTAGCTTCTAAAGCACAATTTCGTGTTGCAACTCCGCATTCTTTGCAGTACACAAAAGTTGATATAACTTTTCCATCAAATCCGTAATTGATTTTCAGTATTGCTTCTCCACCACAAAACGGGCATTTCTTTAGTTCCTCCATGCTACTCACTCCAATCTAATTTCTGTCCGCAATCCCAACAATAACTTGTGTTCTGTCTTTCGTTCATCATTTCAGTTAAAAGACAATTACCGCAAGTAGGACAAGTGTAATATTTGATTTTCCTAATCAAACCATCCTGCATTCCATTTTCTCTAGTTTTCTTCGGCAACTGCTTTTCCAGTGCTTCGATTGCTGTTTTGCATGGTTCTTCACCTATCCACACTATTCCTTCTATTTTTTCCATCAAATTTATATTTGATTGAATATACCCACTCAAATACTCTATCGCTTCTCTAACTTTCTTCTCGTTCATATTTATAATCACTCCAACAATTCTTCTCTAAATCTATTACTAACAATCCAAACCATTTTATCTAATGAAATTTCATTTATATCACGAAATATCATATATGCATGTTTATTTGTATGATAATTGCTCAATCTTACTTCAAATTCGTCATTAAATGGATAATATCGTATTGAAACTATCACTGACGGATTATTTTTTAAAAATTGTTTAACTGTTCCGTCCATCTTTAATTACCAAAATCCCTTCGTCGATTAACATATTTACTGTTCTCAACAACTCTTCCTGTGTTTTAAAATCATTTTCACAATCAATATCTTCTTGATGATAAAATTTATCAAATTTATAAAAACACATTCCACCATAACAACTACAGCGAACATGAACTCTTCTGTTATAATATGGCTTATCATAAATACCTATCCAAATATCGTTATCTGTTCCATACTTTACATCCTGATCTGTTCCAATAAGCTTGCTAATACACCATGCATTGATAACATTATTTCTCCAAAACAGTGGTTCCTTAATCTTTGATTCATCACCTACACTGAGTTTATTAATCTTTTTCATGGTAAGATTGTATTTATTCTCCACTTTAGGTTTCCTCATTGCTTTTCCCTATTCGTAGGTTTCCCACCTAACAAATTCCCTTCTTCATCTCTGTCATATTTCCACATCAAATAATCACACCAATTATCATTGTTAAAATCGCTCATGTTGTAAAACGGATCTGGATTATCTATAACATATTCTTTTTCAAATCCTTTAATTTTCACATTTATACATCATCTACAATGATTCTTTTCGATAATCTACTAATCCACTTCACAAATTCTTTAAAAGTTTCTTCAAACCATCTATCACGTAATGCAGCGTCTACTACAAGATTATATTCATCTTGCATTTGTAACGATCCTCGTTTTCGACTTCTGTCTCCAAATCTATCTCTTAAGTTATTTGTTCTCTCAAGAAATTCGTCAGAAAAACTTGAACAATTATGTCCTCTTTTTTGAATCACATATACTTCCATATCTCTTTCTGATCCAGTGACAACCGGAAGATGGTCGAGTACAGTTTCAAGAATATATCTCTTTTCATGTTGTGTCCTACCTAGAGGAGAAACAACAATTGTTCCATGTACATATGTCCAACTGCTCATTTGATTTACCTCTTTTAATATTAATCACATCGGTATTTACAATCTTATATCACATGCAGCTCACAAACATTTTCAAATTGCGACAAATGAAATAGTTTGTTGAATCAACGTTTACAGTTTCTAAATATTTGATTTACTTTAGGTGATATTTGATTATAAACACCAATGAAAAATCATATGCAGAACTTTATGTATCTTATTTTATTGGAGTCATGAAACATGTATAGGAAATTGTTCTGCATATGAATTGTAGATAAAGGAATCGAACCTTTACTTATGTGCCACGCTGCATCGTGCTACCAGTTACACTAATCCACAACTTTTATAAATCGTTAATTGAAGCTTCTGTAAAAGTCTCCTGTTTTATCAATACTTCTACAGACCATCGAGTCAATTTCTCGTTGCATTTCTTCTCCGCATTCAGGACACATATGCCCTTCTCCTACGTATTCTTTCATTGACATTGTAATAATTTCTTTGTGTCCACATTTAGAGCACTGGAATGGATATTTCATATTATTTATTTCTCCTTTTACCCTTCTAATTTTCTTAGTTCTGTCATTAAATTCACTAACTCTCTATTGTTCTTATTAATTAAACGATTTATTTCTTTGATTCTATCAATACGTTCTTCTTCCTCTTTACGTTTTGAATATGCCTCCATATTAACAACGCCAACTACCTGAGCTGTAGGATATTTACCATATACACTCGCAGGTAAAATCACTTTTACTTTTCCTAATACTCTCCTATCTTTTCCTCTTGCATTAACAACTACAAGTGTATTTTCTAAGCTTGCTGTTCTAAGTAATTCATATTCTTCCTTGTATAAAGCAAACCCATAATCTTTTTGTTTTTTGTCTTCTAGTAAATTCACAATTGCTACTAAATCATATACTGTCATAGTTTTATTCTCCTTTTCTATTTGCTTTCATTCAAATTTTGTTATATACTGTTTTATGACAACCACCACATACAAGAAATCATCCAGATAAATTCATGCGATATATTTTCGTCTGCATGAAACCAGGAGATGATTTTATGCTGAATATAATATGGTTCATGTCGATGCTTATTGGCGGTTCCGGCTCCAGAAGTGGGAATTCGTCCATGAGCATTATCGCCATTATCCTAAGAGATAATTGACGAAGTGACAGTTGTCGCATTGCAATTCATTTCTTGCAATGACTGTCCGTATATGACTTCCATCTCAGGAATTATACATACAATATGTAGTATTTGTACCTAACCAGAACCACTATATATTGTGTTTATTTTTAGATGAAATCGACATTTCAACTTAACTACATATAAAAAAAACGTTATCGACAAGATGCACAGATTTAAGATTCCGTGATAAAAAACGGACGAACTCCAAGAACACCCCAGTCGCAATCGTCGTAATCCATGAACCCATCACTATCGACAATCTGAACATAGGAAGAGTCCTTTCTTGATGGTGTCTGGTTTGGGGTTGACAACCAATATGGATAATCAATCAACGGTAATCTATTTCCGCATTTCCTAAATAAATCAAAATTTGGAATAGATAATACATCATCTTTAATAACACCATAATCATCAAAACCGTCCATACTGAGTAATTTGTTTTCAAACGGAACAATACTATTCCCATATTTATCTTTAATGTCTTTTGCAAGTTTGTACTCTTTAAGATATTTTCTTACAGAAGATTCTGCGTAATTATTATTGCTGCCAAAACTCATCTTCGTAAGAACACCATACATAAAATGGTATACTTTTCCATCAATCTTAATGTTTGTCCAATAATATCCAAATTCCTCTTTAAAATTTTTATCCATAAAATTCTTAACAGATTCTTTAAATTCCTCTTCATATCTCTCTGGATCGTTACTATACCATTCTGGTACAATATCCTGATCGACTTTATAAGTCCACTTTGAAATATCAGAAGTGATAACATATTTCTCTGGCGGAATTAATTCTGCTCTCACAAATTTCTTAGAAGCATTAAATTCATTATCTTCTACATCCAAGTTTTCAAGTAAACTTGAATGACTTTCATTCCCTAATGGTACAAGTTCCACCCTATTCTCAAAAATAATCCCACTTTTAAATTCACCCATAATTTATTTTTCCTTTTCCTTATTTAAACAATTTCAATTTCAATTTCCTCTCCTGTCAGCTCTTCAAGCTTCTCTCGCATTTCTTCCACTGTCATTTTCTTTGGTTCTTTGCGTTCCCAGATGAGCTCAAGGTTGTTTTTAATAAACACATCTTCTATGCATCCGAGTGATCCCGGAGTAATCCTATAGACTTTAACGACGTCTCCTCCTTTATAACCTGCCCATTTCAAGCCATCAGTATAACCGACTATACTATTGTGTTCGCCTTTTCCCACTGCCGTCCCAGCCAATACAAGATACATACCCCCATCTCTCTGTTCCACTACCATCCCATCTCTCAAATCCGCCTTGGTAAATTCTTTGTTCATATAATCGCTCCATTCTAAGATTTCATACCCATTGCTTTTATAGTACTGATACGGCGAAAACTCTCCTTTGATATAACATATTTCTTCTTCGCAGAATTCGTAATTTGTCTCTTTCAGGTAGCTTTCGCCTGAACACCACTTCATCCCTTGCCCGTGCATCTGCCTGCAGAAATCTTTTGCTTCTTCTTCGGTCTTGCAGTGTACTGCAATCTTATTGTCTTTATTTTTAAATTCTTTCCAGTTAAACTTTTTCATCTCTCTTTCCTATTCCTCTCCCATATATTTTGCAGCAAACATCAATGCTCCGATACCCAATACAAATCCATAGAAAAATGAATCTTCTCCAATTTCATATAATCTAGCGCCGGCTAAACACGATGTAATTAATCCACCAATTTGCATTATGTTCCAAAATGTTTTATCCATATATTATTCACCTCCATTTATCCAGCAAGTTCATATTTATGTCTCAAGAATTCACTAAGATCATTCACCATATATGTATAATTCTCTTTCTGATCTTTAATATATGTATCGTTTCTTTCGAAGAAACTTACCATCCATACCGGAATTTCTTCATCAAGTTCATTTTCAATGCTGTATGCAATTACGGCAAGTAATGAATTATTATTTCCAGGATCGAGAAGTTTTGATGAATTATCTACTTCCACAGACCAGTCTTCTAACAGCGATTTATAAAACTCGATATCATCTTCGATAACATCTTCTTTTACATTTTCTTTAATAAATTCCAAAGTATTCTGTTCTGCAGAAACATCTTCAGTTACATTATTATCTTTTACATCAACAAAACTTTCTTCCTCTTTTTCAATATGTAAGTATTCTTTCATGAGTTTTGTAAGAAGTTCAATTTTATTCAGAACTGTTATTTTTCTTTTTGTGTCATGAGTTAATTTAAAACTTTCCATACTAACTCCATCAATCTCCTTGAACTTTAAAGTCCTGTTATACTCCATTAAAAAATCAACAAATTTAACATCTTCAATTCCATATTTTACAAATTCATGATAGACCCCTAACCAAAAAGGAATTGTAGATACTGTTAGTACATCATCCAATTCTTTATTTTCATCTCCAATTTCACACTCTAGTCTATTTAAATATGAATTGATTGTTTCAAAATTTTCATCAGTTGCATTTTCATCAATAAACTTATAATTTTTCCCTAAGTCAGATTTCCAGTTATCTTTAAAAAATACCAACATCATTGCTTCTGTAACAGCTCTATCAATTTTCCCTTTAATGACATTTGCTTTTGTGAATTTTCCGCAGTTATTAAAAAATCTATTATTCTCGGAAATACTCTTAATTTTTGCTCCTGTAAGTGGACTAATTTTTGTCATTCCACTTTGTTCTTTATTCATTGCAGAATGATTGTTGTAGTCTCTGATGTGATCTGCAATCTGCTGATCTGTGCAATGGAAGAATCTTGTGACATTGATATTAAACTCTTTAAATCTATCTTTTAAATCGTCCGGAAGATTTTCATATTTTTTTCCAACTATATCAAATACTTCATATTGAAACACCGGATTACCCTCGTCATCCAAAAATCTATTTCCATTTTCATCTACTTCATATTTTTTATATTGAATCAAATGTCTCTCTGCCCCATTTTTTGTTATTGTGATTTTATTTTTCTTAAATGACTCAGCATAAGACAGCCTCTGAAGCCCATCTATTAAATACGATACACTTTTTTTTGTTTCTTTATTATCCTTGTCACAAATAACTATTTCAGGAATAGGAAGACCACTTAAAATTCTTGCAAGAAATCTATTAACTTCTTCTGTTGTCCATTGAAATGCTTTTCTTTGCAAAATATATTTGCAGTTAATATCACCGTTTGCTTTCTTCTTTAATAATGACGATAAAGAATATTTGTCCATCCTATATTCTTCAGCAACACCAATTTCCATTATTGTTTCTTGCATTTTTTTATCCTCCGTCCTAAAATCTTCTATATCTGGTTCTCTAAAAAACACAGACAGTCCTTCATTTATTTTTATTTTTGCTAAAATGTCATTGTATTTCCACTCATTGATATGAAGTTTATCCAAAATGTCTTGATGTGAAAATCCTTCCATTTTCAACTCAAGAAATTTTCTATGAATATCAGGTAGACTGTTCAAGAACTCTTCTACTCTTTCATCACTTTCGTTCATATAAAGACCGACTTCTTTTTCTAAGTTAAAATCAGAAGCAATGCTGTTTTCCAATGTATAATCTTCGTCTAAATCAATTTGCATATTGATGGACATATCTGGAATGATTATCGGATTTCCGTCTTCGTCTCTTTTAATTTTTCCTTTACTGTCTGTTTCAAGGTTACACCTTTTAAATCTCATACGATCTCTTAACCATGTTCCTGTTCTTCTCACAAGATTTCCATAAAAATATGTGCTAAATTTGCAATCTCTTGATTCATCATAGGTGTTCATACTTTCCATTAAAACATCAACTGCTTTGTCATAGTATTCTTCGAGATATCCATCTGGAATATTTGTTTTTGAAATAATCTTTTTGCAAATCTTACGAATTTTCTTCATATCATTTCCGATATAGTCTTCGAGAATTTTATTCTTGTCCATCTTTATAAACCTCTCACACAAAAATATTTAGGTATTTGATTTTTATATTCGTATTTATGAATACACCATACACTATATCTAAATATTTGTCAATAAATATATTCACATATCTGAATATTCTTTCATTGACATATGAATATATAATGTTATAATCTAAATATTAGGAGGTGTAATATGTTTTCATACAAACCTTTGCTAAAGCTACTTATTGATAATGATTTAAGCAAAACTCAATTTCGTTTGGAAACCGGAATAAGTATGGCTACATTAGCCAAAATCGGTAAAGACGAATATATTTCTATGTCCACTCTTGATACAATCTGTAAATATTTCGATTGTAAAATTGAGGATGTAGTCAAATTTATCAATGACGATAAGTAGTTTCATACAACCTGATTCTCTTATTACTATGAATCAGGTTGTAATTCATCAAAGAAATCATTTTCTTCAACAATCCTTACCTCAAACCTTCTAGTTCCAAGTCGATTGAATGTCTTTTCAATATTCTTAATTACAACAGAACATTTCGTGTTGTCCAGAACAGATTGAATGATTATCAACTCATCTTTAATCTGTCTTCTCTTTTCTAAAATTTCTTTTTCTCTCTTGTAAAGTTTGTATCCATCGCAACCAGATTTCCATTTTTCTAATTCTATCTGATGCATACAGTTTGACAATTCACGATCAATATTTGCCAATTTTTTATGTAATACTGTTCTTCTTCTCGTAGCCTCTTCCACAAATTCACTGCACTGTTTTGATTTTTCAATCCACTGTACAACCTCATCACAAGGAATGTATGAGTCTTTTTTTATGTACTTCTTCTGTTCTGTTTGTACACTATCTGAATCCGTTTTGTTCTGAATAACCTCCTGATCAGACTTTGAAATAGGTTTTACTCTAAAATGAAAATTCTTCAATACTTTTGGAAGATTTTTCTGTATGTTCTCAGCTTTATCTTTTTCAAAAACCTGAGCATTACTTTTAGAACAAGTAACAGGAGACCCTTCAGAGTTTAACCTGATGTACAATTTGTCGTTAGTCACGACACAATTCATTTTAATCACCCTTTCCTTTTTTTACTTTTCATTACGTTATTCTCTACATTTGACATGATTTTCTAAAAAATTGCATCAGAAATAAACGTTTAGAAACTTGTCCACACAAATAAAAAGTAAATTTCAATATTCAGTTTTCCAATATTTGGAATTTTTAGCTGATACGCTTGACTACTTTAAGAAAAATATGTATTATAATAGTAGGGATAGCGTAAAGCTGTTCTTAGCACTCCCATTTTGGGAAATGCGTGTGTGTTTTTAGAAGAGTCGGAACCGGAGGTGTTGGCGCACCGTTGATGGAAGTCCGGCTCTTCTTTTGTTGTGTTTACAAAAAATATATTATCACAAACATTTGTTCTTGTCAATAGTTACCAGAACGTTTGTTCGTTTTTTGTTCTTTTTCTTGCTCTTCTGAATCTGGAAACGGATCATGAACTAATATTGTACTCATAGTTCCAATGGGACGAATGCTTATTACATCTTCTTGCTTTTCAGAAAAAACTCTTAATTGATTAAGAAAGTCATCACATATCTTTGCAATAGTTTCAGATCTTTCTATGATTTCCTTGCATTCCTGAAAAGTTTTTCTTTCAAATCCTATTACTTCATTTTCACTTTCTAAGTCCTGTTCCGCAACTAAGACTTTTTTCCCTTTACAATATTTCACTGCTTCATCAATATCCATTAATACATATCTCATTTTAAATCATCTCCCCACATTGGATTTGCTTCATAAACCCTTCTAATTTCTCGTTTGTCTTCTATATCTGTCAATTTGCCGAGGTATTTTATAATTCTTAATTCTGAAATTTGTTTTAAGCATTCTGCCAAAACAATAGAATCTTTTACCAAACCAGTTCCTCTACCTCTTTTAATCAGAGTATGCGTTGGCTGATTTGGATTTTTTAATTTTGTACTAAATGGCATAACCAATGTAGTAGCAGCATGATGATTTCCGATATCGTTCTGTATTACAATTGCTGGTCTTTTCCCACCCTGCTCATGTCCTATCGGACTATCTCCGAAATCAACCATAACGATATCAAACTGTCTTACATTCATGACGCATCCTCCTTTCTTTTGAATCCATGTACTTCTCTCTTTCGTTGTTATAAGTATATACTCTTTACAGTATATTGTCAAGAGTATATTCTGTAAAATATATTTATTTTCTCAAGAATATATGCTAAACTATATACTGTAAAGAATATATAATGAATAGGCGGTGAATACATGCGTTTAGAGATCAAAGATTTAGTAGATAAAAAATTCAAAAATAAAAACCAGTTTGCAAAAGCAATCGGAGTCGGATATCCTGCTGCTTGTAAACTTTATGATGGAGACACAAGCAAAATCAATTTTGATACACTAGAAAGAATATGTATCGCACTAGAATGTACTCCAACTGATTTATTCAAATCTGACGATCCAGCGTTAAATAGACTTCTTTTATATTATTACAAGTTGCATGAAGCCAATAAAAAAGACGATACAAAATAAGTATCGTCTTTACATATATTCTTACATCTGAATTGTTTCTTTAGCCTTTCTAGCTGCTATGTCCCAATTTACTTCTATCCCGGAACCAATGCTATACCATGTATCTTGGCTTTCACTGTACTGCAACACATTCCAACACCATAAGTTTGACTTTTCTTTGTGCGGTTCTAAAATTACTTTTCTCATAACATTTACACCTCCCGGATGAAAGTTAAATTCTATTTATATTTATATGTTGATAATTTCGACATCCTCCTTTGGAACGGTATGCCAATCGTCATAGAAGTAAATATATAATAAATCTGGATTAGGATGTACTCTATACGCAACATATTTATTTACTTCTAAAATCCCAAATCTTTTAAGTAAACATTTCTTTACCATACAAAATCACCAACCTTTTTATATTTTTAAATAATTTTTATCTAACATTCTTCCATATACGGATTATCTTTTAGTCTATAATCACAACCTTTTGCCAATAGAAATTGTTTCCATTTCAATAATTCTTTCGATGTTAATACAAAATCATGGGTATCTATTCCATTTAATGATAAATCCAGTGTATCACCAAATTCGGGGTATTCTTCCATTATATAAATGTCGCAAGATATTTGATTCGATTCTTTGTCTCTTTCAATATTGTTTACACATCTTGTATATGGAAAAATTTCTTTTATAATGAATTCAATTTCCTCATCAGTCAAATCGAGAAATTCTCTGTATTTCAACATTATATTCCCTCCGTCCATTACCATCATTAACAAACTTGTCTTTCCCAGCCTCTTTTTTTGAGTTCTGAATAATAATCTGCTTTCTCCAGGCGCCTACATTTTTCATAAGAAATCATATCAATCGTTGGTTTATGAAAGCATTCTTTTTTCTTTACATCATTTTCAGATAACCATACTTGATGTGATCTGCACCAATATTTTGGGTTAATACATAATTTATTTCCTAATCCCATTCTAGGATGATTAGCATCTGCTATTTTATACTGCAATTACACTCCTCCAATAAAACTATTTTACTCTATGCTGCAATACCCAATACATTGAGGTACATCATATATATCTTTTCCAAACCTTTTAGTACATACATACCGCAGTTCTTTCCAGTTGATTCTCTCGTCTCTTCCGAAATCTTCCGAAATACTCAAGTCCTCTCGATCAAAGAAATCATACCCAGTATTCCAATCATTCAAGATATAATCGTACATCTGATCAATGGTATCGAATTCCTTTACTCCATCTATTGATTCACTCAACATACCTCTATGCGGTCTATATTTAACCACTCACTTCACTCCTTTCTCAAGATGAAACTTAGATTTCAACTGGATTTTCTAATTCAACAATCTTTTCTCTATTCTCGACCAAAGCAGCTTGAGCAATACTGTTGATCTTATTCTGACAAAATGCTTCAATTTCTCCTTTTGCCTCTAATGTTGTCTTTTCCATCTGTTCGTCAAACTGTTCAACACAAAAATCTAAATTACTTCCAATATTATATTTTACTTGTTGCAATTTAGATATCATTTCTTTTCTGTCTTTTACACCTAAACTCTTTTTGTCATCTAATGATTTTTGAATCTCGTTTATCTGATCCTGCACCTGTTCCATTGCTTTTAAAATTGTATCAGAAAACTCATTTCTAAACTTCTCTCTCTTTGAATTATTCTCTGCAATTGCCGGTATATGCCCATCTTTCTCAGTGTACCTGATTGTACATGGAACCCCGTCTCCAACATTCATTGCAGTAATACATTCTGCGAATTGAGAATAACTCATTTCTACCTCTGTTATTAAACCACGACCATAATACCAATCATCATGTAAATGTCTATCCTGTTCTCCATGTTTTAATGTCATAACAATTCTATCATTATGTTTAATACTACTTCCAAATAGTGTGTTTTCTCCACCACTTACTCTTGAAAACCCAATCATTCCAAACGCAGGATGTTTAAATGTTTCTCTTCCCAAAGAAGTTCCCTGTTTCTCTACTGTTCTTTCTATTTCTTTATATTCAATCATAATATCTCCTTTATATTCTTCCATAATAATCAATCCTACATTTCTTCCATTTCTTTTACTTTAATAAACATCTTTTTCGGAAGTATTTTATCACAGTCTATGCACCTTCGCCTTTTACTACAAAATTCTGCAACATCCTCAGTGGCTCCACATGGCTCATCATTGTAATCAAAAAGCAAATCCCTACGAACAACTTCCGTCATGTAATATCCTTTTTCTGAGCCACAAAACGGGCATATTTTTTGTTCCTTCATAATTCCCCTCGCTTGAAATCAATCATTCAAACCATTTAATATTTCTAATCGCTCATAAAACATATCGATATATTCCGGAAAATACTGAAACCAGTCACGTTTTACTTCTTTTATTTGATTCAATCCAATTTTCCCAACAGCTTCTAATGCAGCATCCTTCTGACTAACTCTTTTCCTAAAACAAGTTTGACAATTCGATCCATCTACTTTATCATATGCGTTAAACGTCTTATTAAAATCCATCAGAGGATGAAGCGAAACTGGCTTGTTGTTTGCATTGTTTACTACCCCCCGTTTCCCCAGTGACGATCGGTATTTCCTACAAGATAGTCAACAATATTCATCATATAATAATATATTTTACATCTACCAGAAGAATAATCAATTCTTGCAACTCTTCTATCTTTATGCATTATTTCGAAAATATTATTATTCATGTTGTTCTATTTTCCTGCCAAAATTTCTGTTACTTGCTGCACTGTAACTCCATATATCTTTGCCACTTTCTTCTTATCTTTATACTTCTCAAATTCTTCTATAATATCATTCTCTGTCCAGTTGTATTCTACTGGTTCATTTATGAAAATTTCCATCACATTTTCTCCAAAATCCAATTTTCCAAGATGCTTTCCACAGAATCATATGGACAAAACAATTTCCCACTACGCACCATGATCACATCAACCTTTTTCTTATCTCTGTAGATTTTAGTAAGTTCTGTGCTTATCTCATATGTTTGTCCTGTACGAAACCCCATACTTCCGTCTCTTCCAATATATTTTCCTCTCAATTTTATTCCTCCATTGCATATTATTTTAACACATATTACAAATCAAGTACAGCATTTGCAATTGTAGACTCATCCATGTGTACATAATATCTAGCTGCGGTTTCCAAATTCTTGTGCCTTAATTGTCTTTGCACAAGCACAATGTTGTTAGTTCTATTATATAGATCTGTTCCAACCCAATGTCTAAGCATATGTGGATATATTCTCCCATCAGAATATCGTTTAAAAAAACTTGTTATTGCCCCTTTACTCATTCTCTTGTTTTCGTTCGAAAGAAATAGTGCCTTATTAGTTATTTCTCGTTCTCTAATAAAAATATCTCGCATGGTCAAATATTCTTCAAGATATATTTTTGCACGTTTTGACATATATACTTTGTCATATATCTCTATATTTCCTTTACCCAAAACCATCATATATGGGCGATCTTCTTCATATAAATATAAATCATTAATATCCATATTAATTAGTTCTTCTGATCGAATACCGCTTCCTTTTATTAATTGTACAATCGCAATATTTCTGATAACATTAAATTCATTCTTGTTTCCATCATTAACCCTTTTTAAGAATTCTTCCACTTCTTCATCTGTTGGAATTTCTACTTCTTTAAATTTTTTCTCTGATTTGTACAAATTACTGGGTATATGAGCAATAACATTCTCATCTACGCATTTGTTCTGTCTTAAATAATTCCAAAATGCACTAAATACATTTTTCTTAGTATTGATTGAATCCAGCGAGTTAGATCTGCCTAATATACCATTCTTCAACTCATTAAGATATTTAATCACATTATTACTCGTGATGTTGTTCATATCTTTTACTGTTATGCATGAAATACTGTCCTTCTTGATACATCCATTTGATAACATCCAATTAAGCATGTCTCTAATATAGATCCAATTAATCTTTTTTGTAGCTGATGATTTATATCTGTCAAAAAAGTCTGCGATAAAATCTGGAACATTTTTTAATTCTTCAGCTAATTTTTGTTCAATTTTTCTTTGCTTTTCAACTTTATAACACATACTTATTCCATCCTCTATAATACACCAAATGCTTCTGCCAGATCCAATTTGTTACTCAAATACTCTAATACATCCATTCTTTCGCCAAATTCTTCTGATTTTTCATTTTCAAAATGACTGATTTCCCATAATTCCCCATCATCTGTCCTATAATATCTCTGTTCATCTGGTTCATTGTTCCTTGTCAAATATTCGTATACACTCTTATGACATAATTTCTCATATTCTCCTACAGGAATATCTTCTCTACTAAGTTCTTGCATATATACAACACCACCTACTTTAAAATTTTTAAAATTTCCACCCATGAAGAACTCCTTCTGATTTTATTCCTGGAATACTATTATCATCATCGCATGATAACTTATAATTATTCCAAGTTGAATTCTCCATATCTCTTATTCTCTCTTTCGTCTTTCTGCTTTGCTTCTTAAAAAAATACTCCATATTATTTCTTCTATCCATTACCTTCTCCTTTTCTGCAATAAAAAAAACAATCCGAAAAAATCAGATTGTCTCTTCTTATGGATACTATAAAAGTCACCAGGATAATCTGATGACTTCTAACTACACATAATTATCTTCTTTTATTGATCTTTCTCCACTCATATTCCCAGCGTTCATCTTCTGTCATATTCTTTGTCTTTTGATTTTCAGCAAATGAAAATAATGCTCCACCAATAATAACAATCAACCCAAAAATAATTCCACCCATAATATTTACCTCCAATTATTTATTATCTAACACATCCAGTAATCCTTTTCCATTCTCCATTGACGTTAGTTTTAGTTCAACATCAGTGATAGTATTTTCAGCAACCAATTTAACAAATTCGATAGGTAACTGATTTCCGTTTTTTTCTGCTGTTATTTTCAATCCTTCAACTAAAGATTCTATTCCAACCTTTACTCCAGCCAAATAAGCTAATTTTAATTCATCCATAACATTCTTCCTCAAATCTTTAAAACAAAATGCGACTTTTATCTGTTATTTATCAATTCCATTCTTCTTTTATACATTTCCAAACTGATATTTCCGGCGCATCTTTCGCACAGATCTAGCCCTAAGTTCTGACAGTTAATGTCTGTAAATGGTTCTCCATAATTTAATTTTCCCATGCGATAATATTCTCTTTCAATTCCAAAGATATCTTTCTTTTTTACTTTTGGAATTTCTTCTCCGCAGCAATCACAAATTATTTTTTCTATTTTCATGTGTATTACCTCTTTTGAAATATAACTTTTATTTAATATACCAAGAATCTGTTTCTATAAACTCAATATTCTCTAAACTAGGATTGTATTCTTTTAATTTTTTCTTATATTTATCTAACAAACTTCCGCCTTTTCCGATCATAAATCCAGGTTTATCTGTGCAAACCTTAATTGTATCTCTTAATCCTGGAAATACTCCAAGGAGAATCACTCCTTTTACTCCTGCTTCTTTCTTCCATTCTTTAAAAATGCTTGAAATTTCTTTTCTCATACTATATAAACCTCTTTTCTTGAAATACGAGTTCTAAGTCTAAATTGTTTCCAATTCCATTTTTAATCTGTCTTTAAATTCCATAAAGTCTTTATTTGTGATAACTTTATCAAAGAATTTGTTAATAAAACTATCAATGAAATTATGCTTTTTCAATCTAATTTCTACTTGATTTTTCCAATACTTAATACGTTCTTTATCATCATCTTCTGTTGCATAACATAACTGTTTCTCTGCTTCTTTTACATCGTAATTGGAATTACAACATAAATAACTTGATAATTCTTTTTCCTTATCAATTTTTGTATTCAACCATTTTTCATGTTCTAACTTTCTTTGCTCTTTCCAATACTCTTTTCGCTCTAAATAATACTTTTTCTCTTCTTCTGATAGTCTATAGAAACATCTTCCATCTGTAATTGTATCATCATATACAATTGCATCCAAAAGGTTTCCTGACTGCTTTAATGCCGGTTTTTTATTAAGATAAAAATCACTTATTTTGGCAAAATAGTCTAATGCAAAACCAACTGCAACTCCCCCCTTGAACCATGTTCTGTGTTTAAATCTCTTTTCTAAAAAATCTTTCATTTAATCAACCTCCATTTTCCTCCATAAAATTCCGATTTCATTTTCTTTTTTCTACCCTTCTATAACCAATGGATTAATCACATATACCGAATATCTTCAAAAGCATCAGGGACATTTGCAATTTCTTGCCAATCCTCTGGATCAACAAAAACCTTCATATCCGCTTCAATATCATTAAACATACAAATCAAATCATCTGGCTTCAAATCTTCTCTTGTTTTGTACAACCAAATATTGCATACATCTGTATTATTTCCACGATACCTGCATTCATTGGAATTATATTCGAACCACTTTACTTCTTTTCCATCTATATTTTTGGCATACACAAAAACGGAAGGATTTTTGAACGTTCTATTCACAAATCGACCATTTTCATCTCTTGTAGTAACCTCGATCTCTTCTACTATCTCTGCTCGAAAACCATATTTTTCCACCGTTTCTTTTACATGATTTAAAAAAATTTCCATACTTTGTACCTCTCCTTCTAATAAAATCCTGATTTCCTACTCAAATATTCTCTCTGTCTCACACCATGAATCAACACATTCTTCCGGCGAATTATATTTTCCTTCGCTTATTCCTTCTAACAATTTCTTTTCTGCCTCTTCTTTGCTGTTCGCTTCCACTTCATAACCTCTACTATATGTTTCACTATAATTGATATAATATTTTGCCATAGTATTTTCTCCTTCTATTTAATTCTGACCGTAAACACACCATCATAAAATCCAAAAGCAACAACTTCTTTTTGTAAAAGTTCCTTTCTATTGTCATATATATTAACTGTTCTATCTTCTACAATGACATTTAATTCATTGTCATTTACTATTGTAATTCCATTCCAGTCATCATACATTTCTAACAACCGTTTTAAGTTGATTTTCTGTTCTTTTAAATATTCTCTTAATGACATACTATTTCCCCTCTTTCCAATGTTCCATATCCTCATTTTTCAATGCGATCATTTCCAACATTTGCAGCGTACTGAAACATTCATTTTCTTTTAAAATTTCCAGTTCCTCTACGATACACTTTACTTCTTCGTCTCTGTATTCTAAAGAATCCGCATAATCCATATCTAAAGACAGATTATATAATATTTTCGCAATTTTCTGTGTGTCCATGTTATTTCCCTCTCTAAAAATCTGTATTTCAATTAGAATCGCTTATTGCACACGAATCAGCTATGAAAAGTTTTCCATTATATATACTTACATTTGTATCACTGTCTTGATACATTCTTTCATTTTGAAAATCGTAATTACTATATCCCTCACAACAAACAAAAACTTGCGTATCGTCTGACATATCTTTAATAAATTCTCTTAATTCCCCTACTGTCACTATTTTCTTATTTTCGTTCATAATCTTTCCATCCTATCATGTAAATTTTATAAAAATTCATTCCCGGTAATCACAAGCAGCACATTATATAACACTCTGAAGCAATCCTTATTATATTCTTTCTGTGCCATTGCTTGTAAAAGATCTAAACCATTTTTCAATTCTTGTTTCAATTCTTCTGATCGTTCCAGATTAGATAATTCAATCAACTGTTCTGCCACATCTTCAATGTCATAATATGAATTTTCTCTGTACTGCTTTAGTTCTTCCATAATCATTTTTATACTTTTTCACCTTTTCTTTCTAATAAGTTAATTCCTTTATCAAGTAGATAAAATGTATCTGCTTGAATTGATTTACATCCTTTATCTACATATCCTAATTCACATAGTTTTATTAATTTTCTATATGTAGTTGGTCTTGATGTTTTTGTAATTTTCATAATTTCCTGAATTGTCATACCCTCAATAAAATTAGTACACTCATTCTTTTTCAGTAACTTCATAATAACAACGTCTAATCTGCTAATTTCCATTATTTCTCTACCCTTTTCACTTTATCGTTTGAAAGCGTTCTTTTATTGTGTTACTGGATATAGGCAATCAGATTATTTTCTGTTTCGTCTGCAATCTGATAATCTAACCACCATTCGTGTATGGTTTCTTCTAACTGTTCTTTAGATATTGTACGCTTTAGATCATCCACTTTAGGCTTTAATTTTTCCGTTTCATATTCAACTACGAGACGTTCCTGTTCTAACGTCATGTCATCGTATGTAATAGTTTTTAATAACGATTCAATTAGTTTTGTTTTAATTTCTTCCATAGTAATGTCTCCTTTCAAAAGATATAGCAGCCGTTAAGCTGCTCTATCAAGTTGTGTTTTAAAATTTTCAATATAATTTTCTCCAGCAATATTGATCGGAAGAATCAAGAAATTGTACCCGTTTCCATCAATGTACATTGGAGCATTTCCTTGGCTTCCTCTGAATACCGGATTCTCTGAATCAATAACTGATAATGCATCCATAAGATAATGTGAATTGAATCCAATAAATAAGTCCTCGTCCATTACAAGATTTTTCGTTTCAATCTCGTCAAAAGTTTGATATCTGGAAGTCTGCAAATATGTGTAAAGTTTTCCGTTCTCACTATGAAAGATAGTAGGTTTCTTTTCTTCTTTTACCATATCTGCGTTATACTTCATAATTTTTAACATTTCTTCCCTATCAGCATTGAATACAAAATCTCTGCTATCGCACAACATCTGTTCAATATTGAAATATTGTCCATCAATTCTTCTGATAACGTATGTAAAATCTTTTCCGGAAATTCTGATATATTTCTGATCCTGATATACTTTGACTCCCGCATCTGATTTTTTATCCATGATTTTCTTGAATACTGGCAAGCATTTCACATGGAGTTTTACAGTGTCAAATGGATTTTCCGTCACTGTTATAATCTCCTGGCTATCAAGTGATCTCATCCCAATTCTGCGATTGTCCATAGCCTCTACACGCTTCCGCTTTGTGTTGAAGTTGAATACATTCAGCATTTTATTAACGTCATCTCCTGTAACAAATAAAGAAAGATTGGCGATTGTTTCCAATAACCAACTCTCCGTTGTTGTAATAATGTGCGCTTCTGTATCATCCATTGCTGGAAGAAAAATATCTGTATTCGCATACCGTGGAATAGTAACAATCTTTTTTCCGCACTTTATGTTTATTCTCTGCTGCATTTCCGCGCTAACATCTTCCAGCGTAACATCTCCGCTCATTTTGGAAATGATCTTGATATCGTCAATGTCAATCCCCAAAACGCCTGGACTTGTGTTCCATGTGTTGTCTGTCTTGACTTCTGCAAAATGTTCCATGTCAGTTCCCCACATTTTCACCGTTCCATCTTCTTCGACCTGAATATATAACTTTTTCAAGCTGTCAAGTGTTGCTTTCTTGTTAATAGCTGCCATTCCTTTTCTCATAATTTCTTTTAAATCTTTTGCATTCATTGTAAATTTTAACATTATTACCTCTCCTGCTCCTTATATAAAACATCACTTTCCTTATTGCACGAATTCTATTTCCCACACATTAGATTGTTTGCAAACACCATCTTCAAATTTCCAATCAGAGGACTTTCCGTATTCTATCCAACTTCCTTTTCCATTGTTAGCTAATGTAATTTTGCTACCTGGTTTTCCATCTTCAATACTGTAAAATCCGTTTGTCTGTACTACATTCGGTTTTCTGATCTGTCCCTCATATTCTGATCTAATATAGTGTTTTTTGATAATAAATTTACGTCCCTCTTTGATTGCCTTTTTTAACTGTGATAAATTTTTAATTTCCATGTTTATTTCCTCCCAATAACTAATCCCTGTTACAATAATCTAAAAAAGCGCCTATTGTTTCTCCTGCTTCGCACCTAGTCAAATATCTTCGCCTTTTACTTTTCTTTCTATGTAATGGTAATCCACACATCTTGCGTTCATTATTTCTTAATAACATTTTGTCCGTTTTTTGTTTCTTCCTGGTATTTATGTTCATACTCATTTCACCTCTTAAAATCGTGCTTTCATCATATTAAAACTCTATGTGCTCAATACAATTTTTAGCAATATCACATTCTGTTTTCCACTTATCAATTCCGGCACACCGGTATTCACATGTTTCTTTCTCATTACAATAAATGCAACATTTTGCACATTTATTATTTTCTGGAATTGACATGTCAATCAAGCATCTTAGCATCTTGCCACCTCTCTATTTAAGATATTATCTTTCATTCTGTTAAATCTCTTCTTCTACAATCTCCACTACACCGCAAGGTTTATCTGCATTAAAACAATATTTTCCTCCTACAAAATAAGCGTAACAATCGTTCAAAACCACGCCCTTTTCATATCCGTTTAAATCATTAATATTGATTTTGTTTCCGTCCTGATCCGTGAGTTCATATCTATCAACTTGTTTCTCATTTCCATATAATGTGTAAATCGATTTAGATCCCTTTACAGAATTTAGAATTTCTTCTTTTATATCATTCGGTACATTTTCTTTTTCAAGTTCTCTTCTGAAATATTCTTTATCATCAATTTTAAAAATTACTTTTCTCATGGCTGCTTTTCTCCTATTTACAATAAATTCATACTTACCCATCTTTTAGCGCTTTTAAACTTTTACATTTTGCCAGTACAACAAATTGAAATTATCTTTTCATATTGTATTTCTCTTTGTCCAATGTTCTAAATACAACAATTACATTCTGTTCTTTTTTAATAGTGTCCTCTATTTCTTCCATGTTTTCAAAAAGAGTGTCAATATCTGTAATACAACCTGTATCAATACTACGATATCTAATATCATCTACCGTAATTCTATATAGTCCGTTTCCTATTTTCCATATTGTGCATTTAATTGTTTGCATTCTTATTTCCTCCTAATAAAATCATTATTTGTTTCCATAACATACGGAACAGCAAAAAGCTGTTCCTGACTGTTCCAAAGTTCTACGTTATTCAACAGATACACAGATTGAAGAATCTAAAGAACAAAACGGACGAACCCCATAAACGTACCAACCGCAATCGCGGCAGTACACGCCACCACAGCTGTCAACAATCCGAATACAGGAAGATGAACACCCGTCTGGTGTATCTAACCAAAACGATTTTTCATTTTCTGTCCTAAACATACCATTCTTTCTGGCTTTTCTGTAATCATCAAAAGTTCCTAAATGTACCTTACAATCACATGTTCCGTAAGTGTCCAACCCATCCATAGATAGTAAATCAACTGTATCAATCAATACATTTTCTTTTCCAAACCCTTTATAGATATCAGTCAGAATATCCCCATTTTCATCATTCAACACATTCTTGATTTCAGAAGTTCTAAAATCATTTAATTCACTGTCGAATCTATAAGTTTTGTCAAGAAGTTCTTTTCTCCATACTTTGGTTCTATTGTTCTCAATATCCTGTTCTACCACATACCATTCATTTCCAATGTTGTCTACAATCACGTTTCCAACCTTGCATTCATAAAGTAGTTTGCTCTGTCTTATTCCTAAAGATTTCCTTAATTCTTCTGTTAATTCGATAACCAGATTATTTCCTTCTACTTTTACATTTGTCTTATTTACTTCGATATTCATAATATTTCCTCTACTTTCTTTTAATAATTCTTATTTACAAAATGGTTTCCAGTATGCGATCAGTGCTGCACCAAACATTGCAACATACAATTTAGCGTCCGTTTCTACAATAAACAGTGCGATCAGCAATAAAACTAATCCAGAAAACTTTTGAAAGTTCAGTCTGCGCTTCCACCGTTTAAACTTCTGGCTCGTAGCAGCTATAACATATCCTTCTAACCATTCCTTATTATGTTTCTTCCATTCCTTTTCCGTCATAACAGTTTCAATCACATTCATTTCTTATTTCCTCCATTCCTCATATACTTGTTCACTACGTTGTTATACTCCCATTTTTCCACCACTGATACACCGCCTTTTGTTCTTACAGTGCAATACTTCTTTCCGCAAATTGTAAATTCGCTCAAAATCTCCATTGTATTATTCTCCTTTTGTTGTTGTGTTTATTTGTTGTACTTTTTATTTCCCTGAAATCATTCTGCAAGCTGTGACACTCACAGAACGTAATATGTAAGTTTTTCTTATGCAGTCTTTGCTACTGCTTTTCTTGATGTTCTTTTTTGTGTTGTCTTAGACTCAATTGCCGGAATATCAATATTCCTTTCGATCACACCGGAAAGGAAATCGAATAATGAATCTTGCCACTTCTCTGATAAATTATCATTAAAATATTTACTTCCTTTACAGTTATTCAACAGAACCCTTTCCATGTCTGTCTCTCTTCCTGCATAATAAGAATATAGTTTCCTAAACACTCTTAATGTTTTCGCACTAAACGCCTTTCCTTCTCTATAACTTTTCCCGCCGTTCCATTGAAGTTTTACAATAAGTTTCAAAATTCTATCTAATAAATCCGGACAAAATTTAGACATTTTTACACCATCAGAGATAGGAGTTAAAACACCAATAGGATTCTCTACCGGTTTTCTGTCTCCTTTAACAGCTACATGGTTTCTATCGCAGATAGCTTTTAATCTGACGTATTCCTCTTTCTTTGCCACAAGTGCAGCACTATAAGTATCAACTGGCGTCATATTTTTCCTATCATCTTGTTGAGATAAGAACAGATCAACTGCTTCTGCTTCCGTGATTCCTATTAGCACTTCAACCTGAATCAATTTCATATTACCAAAATAAGCACCTATAACACGATGCATTCCATCAACAACATAGAATTTATTATCTTTATGCATGATTTTTGGTAAATCCCATTTATAAGGACTAAATTCTGCACCGATTTTCTTTGCAGTAGATATTGTCAAATCTCTCTGCCAGTCTGGGACATGAATAAGCAAAGGATTGATACTGATAATTGCCTTTTCTCTTCCGTCATGCTTAGATCTTGCCTCTTCCATCTTGTCAGATACAATCATTCTCTCACCAACTTCAATAATGTTGTTCAGCATTCTTGCTTCATCCATCATTGTTTCAACTTCCATAGGCTCAAGCCTTCCATTTCTACTCATTTTCTTATTCTCCTTTAATATGTAAAATTTTCTATAATAAAAGCACCTGTATAATTACAAGTGCTTTCTAAACGTATACATCTATGTTACATTGTCTTTCTTCATTTTCGATATGAACATCTATCCATATTCTACCGCGTCTGTATGTACTTCTTCCTAAAATCTCCAATGTTACGAGAGGATTCTCCAGAATCTGCTCATACTCTTCATTCGTTAGTATATTCTTATCCAAGGCTTCCAATTCCTCAAACGTATAATCTGCTAAAGATTTTCCTACTGTTATCATAATCATGACTCCTTTCCTTTTGCTTCGTTCCACTTCTTTCAACCGAGATCAGCTCAATCTGGCGTTTCCTCTGTGTGATATTAATTAACTGTATCTGATGTTTGTTATAAAAATTTTCCATCATGTCTCTTCCTATTCCATTCTTTCCGCTTTCGTATTTGTTGTATATGGCTCTTTGCTGATTACCCAATCACCTACAGATAGATATACTTTTTCATTATCGTTCCAGGTTTCCCAACCTTTTATATCATTTACATTGATATATCCCCTATCCGGTGTAACGTCTGTTTCGATATAATAGCCAGTTCCGTCCGAAAAGTTTAACTCAAGTCCTTCTGTTCCAATAGCTACACTTGTTATTTGTGTTGTGTCGATATATGTCTCTGGAAATTCTGCGACTGTTTCCTGAGCTTGTTCCGGTACGTTTTCAGCCGAGTTTCTTCCTATTATAAATGTGGTAAAAGAAATAATTGCAACAGCACCGATATATAATATTTTCCGCTTCATCATTCAAACCTCTTTCTATAAATCCATTACGTTTCCGACTACTTCCCAATCTGTTAAAGCATAAGTTGTATTTAGCTTTTCCAGTGGTAAACGCTCAATGTTTCCATTTCCTGTATTGTATGTATATCTGTATTTCCGTGTATCAATGATTGATTCACTGACAACACGTCTTAAAAATCTATTTGTCATAGTTTATTTCTCCTTACTATGCGTAAATTTTCCCATTTGTGCCTGTTTTATAATTCTTAAAGATAACAACTGGATTTTTAAAACAGTTCTCTAAATCATCAATATACCTACTGTCAAAGCAGCCATATTTTGATTTTGTAATTTTTACATTTTTATTATCTTCAAGAGTTTCTTTTATTTCCTCTTCTTTTAAATCCTGCCAACCTTCAAAAATCATCATAGAACAGTTATAGAAGAGTTTTCTATATTGTGTTCTTTTTCGGTATGGTGTAAAAATCATTTCCATAACATCACTATACTGTGCATATGTTTTTGCTTTCATGGAATGGAAAGTAATTTTTTGAGCTACTGGGAAGCCGAATTCGTTCAGATATACAAGTGTATATCTTTTTCCTTCCTGTAATTTGTTATAAAGTGCTTTCTGTAATGGTTCCGCGTATTTCATAAACAGATCATCAAATACTTTGATAGCTTCGATTTCCGTTGATACTGTTTTACTTTCTAATTCTTCGCCATCTTCATACATTGCCATGATTTCAAATTCTCCGAAAATCTCACAGGCATCAATGATTGTTTTCTTTCCCATTGTATAACCGCCTTTTAATTCTTCATGTCTTATTGTTCTTGCTAACATTGTATTTTTCCTCCTGTCTAGTATAAAGTTTTGTATTTCTTACAATTTTTGATAAAGCCATGCTGAAACAAATTCGTTTTACGCTGTTATTCGATTAAAGATTTCAATTGTTTTTTCTGCCTGTTCTCTTTTTCTATTACTCCAATATCCTTTTCTTTTGCTTTTTAATGCTTTTTCTGCGGTGATTCTGTTATTAACTCCAACGCTTGCAGCATTTCTTAAAAGTTTTACTTCTTCGGAATCAAGTTTGATAGCTTTAAGCGTGTATGGATTTATCTCAAAACTTTCCTTATCGCCAGGCTTTAGATCCTGTGCAAGTGGAATATATTCATCACTTCCCATATTTTCTCCGATATTCCAGACAAAAAAACCAGACGGAATTTTATCCACTATTTCAAAAATATCCGTTTTTTCACAAAGTCCACTTTTGCTGTAAATTTTATTATTTTCAATTCTAAATTCTTTCATAATTTCCACCCTTTGCCCTTTCTTTATGTATGTTTTCTTATTCTCTTCTAGTTTCGCTCTTGCTCGTCAGTATCGGACTTTTACCGATAGACTAGGTCGCCGTTATCCTTCCTGTGGCTTTCCGCTTTATTCGCTAAGTTCTTCCACGTTTTATTCCAGGTTTGCCCTTGTGCCACTACGCACACGTTAGCTGGGGCGGTTCTGGAATATCCTTCACGGCTTTTCATATGAAGTTATCAATGTACTTTAAGATTAAGTTTATCCGTTTATATTGTAGGATTTCCTTAATCTTTGTGCTTTTAATATAACACCTTCTAGCAAAGGTGTCAATAGTTTTTTCTATATTTTTGTAGGTTTTTCTACATTTTATTTCTAAAGAAAAAAGCAGATATATCTGCTTAAATTTCTTTACCATCTTTAAATCGGAATACTGAAATATATTCCGCATCCAAAATAGAAGCAATTTTTTGAAGTTCTTCTTTCGTGAATTTACCCGTTTTTAGCCTTTGACCGAAAGCTGACGGAGTAACATTCATTTTTTCAGCAATTTCTTTTTTTGTAACGCTTCCAGAATATGCAATTGCCATTTCTATTTGTTGTTGTAATGTCACTTTAACCACTTCCTTTCCTTATTATTATAAAGGATTTCCTGTTTTTAGACAATAAAAAACATAGATATTTTTGGCTGGGCGGTGTATCCAGCATCTCAGGTACTCTTTTCAGAGTGTGTCGGGAACCTTTTCCGACCTCAAAAACATCTATGTTACTACCAATTATATCAGTTTGTACATATAATATACCATATTACAAAAAATATGTCAATGTTTTTACAAAAAACTTTTTAATCTTCCACTATGTAAACGTCTATCTATTTTACTTTGATGTATGTCCATCATCGTAGAAACATAAAGATAATTTTTTCTTTCATCATATTTAATCCCAATCATTACATTGTCTTTGTATACCTTTATCAGCTCTAATGATTTTCCTTCTTCATTCGGATTAATCCCAACATAGTCAGGACTATTTATAATTTCAGATATATTGTTAATATATTTTAGCGCCTTGAAATGTTTTCTTTTTATCATGTGCGTTTTAAGTCCATTTGATCTATATATTTCCAATTCAGGCAGATTGATTCCTAGAATATTATTAAATTTTGTATTGTATTTTCCAACGATTACAAGTTCATCCGTATCACTCAATGTTATATTCTCCTTCAATTTTAATAATTATAACATATTTGTTCTTATTCATCAAATACAATACATTAATTTTTCTTGACAGTGCCGGAAGGTGTCCGGCTTATTCAATTACTTTATATTCACTTACTTCTCTTTCTACAAGGACAAGCTTTCCTTCATAATTATTTGATTCCACGTCATGCCGATAGGTCAGCGTTTTCATTACAAGCAATACATAATATAATAAGTTTTCCCGTTTAATTCTACGATGCCCCAGTCTGGAAATGGTTCTTTTGTTTCGATCATTTTCCTCAGCACTTCTTCAAAGTCCTCGTCGCCCCGGCATAATTCTTTTAAATAGTCTTCGATGTGCTCTTCAAAGTCTTCATAAACAATTGTTCCTACTTCCAGATGTCTCTTCGCATCTTCCCTTGTGCATCCGTCTTCCATTAAAATCTCAATTTCTTTTTCTCTAGTCATTTTATTTACCTCTTCCTCCCCGTCGTGCCGATAGGTCAAGCTTCATGTTTTATAAATTTTCCAAAAAAGAAAAATATTCTTTTATTTCTTTTCTGATAGAAAGAAGTTTTTCTTCTTCCTTTTCCAGTTTTTTCTCGTATTCTTTGGCGATTCTGAAACAAGATTGAATATTTGATTCCTCTGTTTCAGATTTCGCCATTTCCAAAATACCATCTTTTGAGTATTTAAAATTTTCTACATTTCTTAAAGCACGTTTTTCTTCTTCTAAAATCTCTAATAATGATTTGTTCATTTTCTTTTCCTCCTTATATATATAATATCAATCCGCTTCTTAGCATATCAAAGAACCATTCCTGAAAGTCATGATATTCTGTTTTGTCAGTGATGTCTCTATAGACTTCTTTAAGCTGATCCGTTGTAAATGATCTATCCATTACTTCTGGAAGTGATTCCCGGTTATCTTCGGAAAAATAATATTTGTTTTCAGCCTCTTCATAATTTTCAACAAATTCTTTCAGTTCATCCAGTGTATCAAAACGTTTATAGAAATCTGTTTTAATCCATTTACCATTTTTATTGATATATTTTATAGCTGTCCATTTATGTTTACAACAGTCGCAATATATAGCAGAAAATGCAATGTTTTCATTTGATGTTTTAAAAGTATACATTTTTACTACCTCTCTTTCTTAATATCCAAAAGCTAACCAGTAACCAACCATTCCGACCGTAAAGACAATCGGCATTAACAGCGTTGTGATCTCGTTGATTCTGTTTTTCAGATTTCTTTTCTTGCTTTTCATTTTTGTTTGATCTCCTTTTATACTAAACTCCAAAATGTTTCTTCTAACTTTTCTTTTTTCTGCTTTAGGAACACGATGTTTTCAGAAAGTAGCATAACGCTTTCTTCTACACCTTTATCTTCTGGTGAGAAATGAGAAAATACAAAATCTAACTTGTTTTCAAGTTCCACAATTCTTTTCTCAATTTTTTCAATCTCTTTCGCTAATTTGTTTCTAAACATTCCTTTGATCTCCTTTACTTGTTTTATTGTTATTCTCTTTTATTCTCAGCTACGCAAGCCATATGTGAAAACATTAGAAGTAAAGTCGTTTCTACTACTTTCGTACTCGGTACTAGCTTTCTGATTTTTCCCGAAACAGATCTTTCTTTGCTTGTCCTCTATGTCTTGCATAGTCAAAATAAAATAAAAACAGATTCACAAGTGATTCACAGCCTCGTTATCTAAACCTTGCTTTTCAGATTCTAAAATCCTATCTGTGATTGACTCCGCTTTTCTGCTAGTTGTTTCTGTCGTGGTATCCTCTACACGTCTGAATTATTATTATCCTGTAGTCTTCAGCCTTTTTCAGCCTTACGCAAAGCCACTTCGATTCTTTGCGCGGATAGTTTTGTTATACGGTGTCTACCTTTTCACCCGTCCGTTGTACTCATATTTATGGCAACGTCAACGCTCGTTCTTTTTTATATCCTTTACGAGTCGGATATATTGTGATTATTCCGTCCTATAATTGAAAAGGACTTGCCAACTTGACAAGTCCTGGTTTACAAGTTACAATATCTTTATGAGTTGTCGTGTATATATTCTTTTGCTTCTTGCTCTGTTGGACACTTTACAAGTTGCATATGGTCTGAATTATACACGACATTTTCATTGTCGTATGTTATATAGTACATACGTTTTCACCTCCTTTCTGTTGGAAGTGAAAAGTTTGTTTTAATTTGACTTATGCAAAATCAATGTTTCGCTTGTCAATCCTATATACGTTTGAAAGTCTACTTTTTCAAAACCGCCGTAACCAGTGACTATAACTCAAACACTCTGACTATTTGATTTATAATTTGATTCAACCCTTATGCACGTCTGCGCTGTCTAACTAATGATGCTATACGCGTGGAACGGTCTATTTCGCTTCTTTCTTTCCCCTATAAGATAGAGAAATCACTTTATTTAGTTTTATTAAAAAGGAATTTTTCACAAGAATTTGTGAAACACGACTTGAAAAGTGAATACTAAAATGTTAGAATATAAGTGTTAGAAATATATAATCACTTTTCAAGAAGTGGGAAAGTCGTTGTTTTTTTGGTTGGTAGCCTAGCAACGACTTTTTTGTATTTCCTTTTGTGATTATATAATATCATATGTTTTTATGTTTGTCAATCGTTTTAATGAATTATTTTTCATTTATTTTAGTTACTGTTTTTTTATTTATGACAGTTAATATCTTATTCGCATCATCGAGACTAAAATTTGATTTGTTTAGAAGATTGCTAAAACCTTGTCTGCTGATGCCTAACTGATCCGCAATCCAACTTTTTTTATATCCAGACTTTTTTATTGTCTCGTCAACTGCCTGTCTTAATTCAGCATTATTATTTATATCCACTCTGATCACCTCCTATTATAATAAGGAAAGTATACCATAAAAACAGAAGTTAGTCTAACATTTCACTATTCACTTTTCAAGGTGCAAATTCCTTTTGTAATAGGGTATTCGCTCATCCAGAATTGACTTTGCTTTTCAGATATGCTACACTTTAGTTGATTAGTTTATGTATCGTGCAGTAAATCTGTACACCCTATATAAGTTTTACGACTGACACCTTGTTTACAATCTCGATTGTTATCTGTGTATCTGTCGTTTAACTTGCATTTATCTTATCACTTTTATTTATGTTTGTAAATAGTTTTATTTATATATTTATTGTTTTGTTGAGTCTTTATAATCAAATATGTTATTTCATTGATTTATTTTAGTAAATATGTATAATTATATTTATAAATAAAATATGATATAATGAAGGACTTTAAAGAAATGAGGTATAATCAATGTTAGAATATAATAATACGGAACAATTTTTAAGTGACTATCGGGAATACTTGAAACAAACGGGTATTAGCAACGCCCACGTTGCGCGTAAAATAGGAATATCGCCTCAGCAATTACAAAATGTTTTTAAAAAACAAGAATTAACTGTTAGTGATGTAATAAAGCTATGTAATGCGATTGATTATAATTGTAAAATTATGATTGATTAAGGCATAAAATACGATTAAAGAAAGTTGGTGTTATTTTGTCATACAGCAAAGAAGCCCAAAAGAGATATAGTAAAAAGACGATGACTTTTGCGGTAAAATACTACCCTACTGACATTGAGTATGGAAAAAAGTTAAAAGAGTATCTGGCAGATACCGGACAGAGTGCAAACAGTTATTTAAAAGAACTTATAAAGGCAGATCTGGACAGTAAAGGTGTATAATATGATTGATAGTAAAATAGTCGATATACTAGAAAAGTATCATAGTGAGTTAGCTAATGAAATATCAAATATAAATTTAGCTATACAACGAATACAGGATGAATTGAAGTTTATTAGTAATTGTTTAATGGATGACTTATTATCATATGGAAAGAATACAGGTATTGAAAATAAGGAAAAAGAATTAGAATTATTGAAAGATAGTCAAAGCATTAGAGAATATATAAATTCATTTGATATACTTGATTTTCGGAATGATTATGCGGATGAAGTAGAACCGGTTTTAAGTCTATATGATGTTGTTGTCTTAAGCAATACTTTAAATTGTAACTTAAATCATGATGTATATGATATAACTGTAACTTTACCTGTATTAGATGAAAATGGTGATATAAATAATATTACTGTACTTGCATCATATTGTAAGGATTGCGACAGATATACGATTACTAAAGATGTATTTAATAATATTAACGGTGTTTTAATGTGTCAGGTAATCGATAAAACATCTACTTATACCGATGGTATAGAAAGTGATACAGACATAGATCAGCATGAATCCCTATTGTATAGATACGGTTATAACGTGAAAACATCTGTTAATTTATCAACAAAACAGAGACATATTATTTTAGCGTCCCTTGTGGAGTCTGGCATAATGACACGTAATCAAATTTCAGATCATTTAACTATGTTAATTAACCGCGGAGAAAAAATTGATAGTTGGAAAGACGCAACCGATAAATGGAAACAAGATAGATATTATGTACAAGATTATAAAACATATAATTTACCGAGTGTAATTGTTGATAGAATTTTATTAAAATACAAAACCGCATATAATAAGTAGTAACACGGTTTATGAGTATGTAACTTTTATTTGATTGTTATTTATGGTATAATATCTGTAATAAAAGAAAAAAAGGATTTATAGATAGTATGTTTAGATATAAAATAGATATATTAAAAGCACTCGCAGATAATGGATATAATACAAGTAGATTGCGAAAAGATAAGATTATGAGCCAGGCTACCATGCAAAACATACGGCAAGGTAAAGGCATTACAACAGATACAATCAATACGATCTGTCTTATTTTAAGATGTCAACCGTCGGATGTTATCGAGATTATACCGACGGAAGAAGAAAAGATAAAATACTTTTTTGACACTGATTTTAGTGATTGACTTTGCACTAATTTTAGTGTTATTATAATTATAGTTGGTAATGACAAGTGCTAACGGGAAGAAATGGAGGAAATCAAAATGGAGGTATTGAAAGATATGGGAATGACCGATAAGCAATTTAATGGATTTATTAGGTTTTTGATTGATGATCTCAGAGAAGCAAAAGAAGAAAAAGACGCGGAAAAGAAAGATAAACGTATACAGAAAATACTGGAGAATTTACAGAGTACATTAGAAGATTAGTATTATTATAGCGGTGACTTGTCACACCGCTATTTTATTTATTATTAGTTAGTTATATGTAATATGTGTTAGGTATGCGTAGGTGTACTGTGTACTGTGATAAGTATTATTGTATATGTATAACCATGCAAGCATCATGTATGCATGTATGTTATATAACTATGGTAACTATAGTAATATTGTATAATTATAGATAGTATATGTATATTAGTAGTGTATTGATTGGCAGACTGTTATTAAGTGTGACCTCGTGTGATGTGGTTTGGTATGAGTAGATTTATTGAAAATAGAAATAATTACTATTATTTGAATACTATTATTTTGTGTGATCTAATCCTTTTGTAATGTATATTTATTCGCAAGTTATTGAATATTTATTCACAAATTATTGCATAGTTATACCCATAGTGTTGATAAGTTTAATTTAAAAATGGTGACTGGGTGGTGATGTTGTAATCATTTGTAGGTTATTTTAGGTTGAAAGTGGGGAATATGGATTGACTTCGGCATTATTTTGTGTGTCTGGTGGGGAAAGTCGTTTTTGAAGTTAAAAGTTATTCACATTATGTTTTGAGTTATTCACATTATGTTGATAACTTTTTTAGTATAAAAATTCGTCCAATAATCCCCGAACGCAACGAGAAGTACACGTGTTAATACGTATTAATCCAAATTTATAAGTCCTTTTGTCCTCTCCTGTTATGACAAAATCCCACCAAAATCACCAATAAACCGCCCCTATTTTTTAATAAGTCCACAATCAAAAAAATTTTGGAGAAATGATGAATGTGCAAAAGTCCATAAAATAGTATAATAGTGTAGTATTATGCCATTCCATAATAGGGGCGGTATTAAACATTTTTGACTTATGTTATGCATCAAATATAGCAGGTATGGGTTCTATCCACACCTCACTACCAAAATTTCGACCTCCGATTTCCATACCAAAATTTTCATCTCCCACTTTAAAAACCCCCAAAATTACCCAAAAATACTTCGGGAACTCTCTCGACCAACAAAGCATAAACACTGCATTTCTACCATTCTAAACAGTCCAAAAATAACCAAAATCCACCACAATATCCATTCAAACCCCAAGCAAACTCTTACCGTTACTGCATTTTCCCGAACTCAACTTATATTCCAAAAAATTACATATAAAACACACTATCAAAATCCATAAAAACACGTCACCTTATCCCTCAGTGTACCCACATAAATACTGGCATCCCCCGGTATAAAAACATCACACAAAATTACCTCTCTACCGAAGTACCATATTTTCAAAATTACTGACACAAAAAAATAAGCAGCCAATTCCTAAGATAAGTCCTTAAGAACCAACTGCTATTATTTATAATCACCCTATAATTATCTAATTTTTTCAATAATATTTATTAAATATATCCCCATCTATATCACTAATATCATGAACCGGCACCTCAGTTCCATTTTCAAATATTACAACATTTCTATATTCGTGTACCTTCTTTACTCTCCCACTAACTGTAATATAATTTCCACCATCTTTCTTTAAATCTTTCTCAAAATATGTGATTCTGACATCCGGATCAACATCACCGTCATCTAAACATTTTCTTAAAATACTCAATCTCTCATTCAGCCTATCCAAAACATCCTCATCAAATTCAATCCTTTTATCTGTTAATCTTGCAGTCTCTTTAATTTCTGCATCATAACCTGTCAATGCAGCAAATGGAGAAAATTGAGCAGCTCTATCTCGCATACTCATTTGGGGATATTTTTTAGAGACAAAATGTGGCAGATCAATAATATCATCGTATTTACCCATAACACACTCCTATGCTTTATGTCCACCAATTTGATTATTCCTATCTATTGCAGTAGCTCCTTCTTGTAGACTCATGCCTTTTAAAATTGCATTTTTCCCAAATTTTTTCTTGATATCCAAGATAGCTTTCTGAATATCTTTTTCTTTTTTAAGTTGTTCCTGGTCTACTGCATCTTCCTTTTCAGCAATCATATCAAATAAATTAAGCTGTTCATATCTATCCTGTTTCGCTTCCTTTTCGCTGATCACATGATTTGCAGACATATTGATTCTTCTGACAAGTAAATTTTCGTCTACAATTCTACTGAACAAATCAAGCACAGCTCTTACAATCACGCTAGTAGAAGACGTATAACTATCTAAATTTGCTGTTCCATGAGCATGTTTTGGAATTTTTCTCCCATATTGATCAAAAGAGAACTCTCCCTTATACTTACTCATTCTGGAAGAATCTAATAGATTTTCTCTATCGTAGCCAATCGTTAATACAATCTGATCCGTTACAAGATTTTTACTAACCAAATCTAAGACCAACATCTCGGTCATTTCACGCACAATAATTTTCGTTTTATCAAAATCAGTCCCACAGTGTAAAACCTGTCCGCTTCCAATACTATTGCTCTCCGGCTTATATGCTTTAATATCTGCAATTGTAACCGGTTCATAACCCCATGCATGGTCAATCAAAAGCTCTGTATTTTTACCAAACATTCTACGCAGTAAGTCTTCATTATAATAATCTGACTCTTTTCCAAGAGAGCATCTTGCAATATCGCCCATTGTATATATTCCTACAGATTCCAATTTCTTAACATATCCTCTACCTACTCGCCAAAAATCAGTCAATGGTTTATGTTCCCATAATTTCTCTCGATATGACTTTTCGTCCAATTCTGCAATTCTCACACCATTTTCATCTGCAGGTATATGTTTGGCAACAATATCCATCGCAATCTTAGCCAAATACAAATTAGTTCCTATTCCTGCGGTTGCAGTAATTCCAGTTGCATTCAAGACATCCAATATCATCTTCTGTGCAAGTTCTTTTGCAGATAATCCATACGTATTCAAATAAGAAGTCACATCCATAAATACTTCGTCAATAGAATACACATGGATATCTTCAGGAGCAACATATTTCAAATAGATATTATAAATCCTTGTGCTATATTTCATATAAAAAGCCATACGTGGTGGAGCCACAATATAATCAACTTTTAAATCCGGATTTGTATCAAGAATTTTTTTACTATATGACTGTCCGGGAAACTCACTCTTTTTCAATCGGTATAACCTTGTTGCATTAATTTCTTGTACCCGCTGCACAACCTCAAATAATCTTGGTCTTCCAGATACACCATATGATTTCAAAGACGGCGTTACTGCAAGACAAATTGTTTTCTCTGTACGACTGTTATCTGCAACAACTAAATTCGTATCCATTGGATCCAAGCCACGTTCTATACACTCCACTGACGCGTAAAAACTTTTTAGATCAATCGCAATATATGACTTATTATTCATGCAGCACACCTCCTATTATATGTATCATAACAAAAAATTTAAAATTTATCCATATAAAATCGAAAGTATGTTTGCTTTGTTATGTGTCTGTATCAAATAAAACAAAAAGAGCAGATTAGGATTCTAATGAACTCTTCTGCTCTCTCTGTTTTTAGCAACTATAAAATAAATTATAATTACTATTTATTACTACTCTAAAACACCTACAATTTACAATTATAATACTACACTTTCGTGTTTTTATCAAGATATTTTTACATATTTCGACAAAAGCTTCTATTTTTCTAAAAACACATCAAATTAATCAGAATGTATTACTATATTTAAAACTCAATTCTACAATGCAACATTATCTTTAATGGTTTATACATTTTTGAATGAAAAATTTGCGGATCAGGAAGATCAAATTCTTGATCCACTCCTAAATCTGTTTCTCTAAGTACAGTTCCTACAACCTTCATTGACATTCCATTTTCTTCAGCTAATTTATTTATATGATGAACATAGCCATCATAATATCCGATTCCTTCAAATTTAAATTGTACTTTTGTTTCTATCATTCTGTTTTCAGAAAATGACAAATCCTCTACAATAGGACGAGAAAATTTATTTAAATAACATTCCTCATAGAAAGAAATAATCCTTTTGCCATCTTCTGTAATATACTTACCCTCTTTTGCCTTTTCTTTTATATCGCTTTTAACTTCCATGAAATCATATTCAGCAAACTTCATACCATATTGATAATCATCTTGATACTTTTCTGCAGCAGCTTCCTCCGGTGTTTTTGATATTTCATTTAGTTCATCTAAAAAACTCATAGCACTACTCTCCTTTTCCTTTTGATATTTACATAGTAGCACAATACCATGAATTTTTATAGAAATTTTTAAATCGTTAAGAGAATTAATACATGAAACAAAGAAACCGTTTAAATATTTTTAATAACAAGGAGAAAAATGATATGAGCAATTTAAAATTAGTAACAACTGAAAACTTTGGAAACCTGGAATGTAACTTCTATAGAAACATGAATGATGACATTCTTTTGACTCGTGAACAGATTGGACAGGCATTAGAATACGCAAATCCTGCAAAAGCAATTCAAAAAATTCACTTAAAACACAAAGATAGACTTGAAAATTTGTGCCTCAGAATGTGGGAAGTCCGCTACCCCAAGAATGGGGGTGCCGGTGTGAATGTAGAAACTGTATATTACACGCAGCGAGGAATCATGGAAATTTGTAGATGGTCTAGAAGTTCAGTAGCAAACAAATTTATGGATTGGGTTTGGAATATCGTAGAAATGTATCGCAGTAATGGAATTGCGGATGTATCACTCATTTCAAATTCATTGAACAAATTTACAAATATCATGGAAAAATACGAAGAAAGACTTTGTAAGGTTGAAGAACAATTGTCTTCGCAGCAAGAACAGGTTAAACAGATTCCTACATATAAGAAACCGTATAATCCATGGTTTTCTAAAATGAATCCAAAATATAAATTGTTAGAGGAACACTTCAATATTAACAGAGGACAATTGTATAAGGATATCTTATTGGAGTTAGAAAATATATACAATATTGATACTGTACAGATTCAAGCAGATTATTGCTATGAGAACAATGTGGAATCCTGTTATCCATTGGAACCATATGAATTTGTTCCAAAATACAGAGAAATGATTGAACAAGTCGTAAATAGTAATCTAATAAAATATGGAATTGCTGTAGAAAGCGATCCAATCGCATCAACAAAACACGTAACTATTTTTGATACTCCTGTGGAATAGATAAAATTTAATGGATAATAAGCGAATTATAAGACAGGTGATTAATTTCACTTGTCTTATTTTTTTAATCATAAATATAAATAGAGAAATATTTAATGGATACAGATTAAATGGATAAGAAAATACGATGAGATAAAATTCTAAAATTTAAAGAGAGAATATTAAAAGAGAGAGAAACAAAAAAATAAAAGATAAGAGACCTCTTGGAACAAGAGGTTAAAGAATCATTAATACTGAATACATTAATATTGTATTAACTTAAAAAAGTGTGTAATTTTTGACAGTTTTTTCTCTACACTTGCAAGACGATATGTCAAAAATTACACACTTTTTACACCATGTAGATTTTATAGGCTTTATGGGAGGAAGAATGAAAGAAGAAAAATGGAACAATAAAATATCCTTATTTATACCGGAACAGTTGTTGGAGGATAATAATTTTTCTAACTATGCTTTGGCGACTTACTGTGTATTACAAACTATGTCAGTTCCGGCGCAGCAAGATCGATTATGTATTACATATCAGCAAATTGTTTTTTATCTTATCGGAGACATTCCAGATAGGCGAAATAGAATTTTTGATTATATAAAGTGTGGAGTAAATGAACTTATTGATAATAAGATGATTCGTTTGATAAAAGAAATAAACAAGCATCTAGTTCTGGATTGCTATGATTTGTATTTAGATACTAACAAACATAAATTTACTATTATTACTTTTCAAGAAGTTCAGAAAATTTTTCAGATTAAAAATGTGAACAACTTCTTGCTACTAAAATATTTTGTAATTCTTATTGGAACTATAAGTAGTCAAATTACAGTTTATTTGCCAAATGGCGAATATAAAAACAGAGTTGTCGGTAATTTTACAATCGATTATCTTTCAGAAATATCCGGCATCTCTACTAAATCAATTATTGATTATAACAAATTATTAGAAGAGGCAAACCTGATTTACATATTTAGACATTCGGATTTTGTTCTTGATAAAAATAAAAGTATCAAAAGATTAGCAAATATTTACGGAAGACCAGAGAATAAAAAATATGTAGATACTTTTGCTGAAGATCAACAAGAATATACATCTTCTTATAAATATAGTGAGAAAACTATACACGAAACAAACAACAAAAGAAGTCTTGCTCAAAAATATCAGCAATTATTAAAAAATAAAACAGTGAATTATTCAAAAGATGAAATCATGGAAATTTATCAATACGTAGTTTCTGAAAATAACAAATATAACAAATTATATGAAAAAGAAAAATACACTTCTTATCTGGACAAGATTCGAGATATTAGTGTTTTTGATAAATTCGATTTCATTAAAACAAAGGATACAAAGAGAGAATAAATAAATGTCCTACTAAATGGAATTGCAATAATTTCATTTTAACAAACAGACAATTCTATTTTTTTAGAAAATATTTCTAAATGGTGAATTAAGATATGTCCCCACATTAAATAAACATTATTTAGTAATTTGTAACTTGAAAACCAAATTTCATTTAAAGAAAGGAAGAAAAATGCAACAGATAAATATTGATGAATTGAAACCACATCCAAGAAACAATGAATTCTTTGATGATATGACAGGTGAAAAATGGAATGAATTTTTAGAATCTATTCGCACAAGCGGAGTAATTGAGCCGATTGTTGTTACTACAGATATGGTAATTGTGTCTGGACATCAACGAGTACGAGCTTGTAAAGAATTAGGAATTCCTGAGATTATGTGTGAAATCAAAACATATAAAGACGAAGATTCCATAATTAAAGATCTGCTTGAAACAAATATTCGTCAGCGTGGAGACATTGGAGGTTCTGCGAAGAAAGTTGGACGGAGAATTAAGGAATTAGAGAGATTATATGGAATTCAACATGGTGCAAATTCATTTCAAGGAAATCAATTTGAAGTGGTGACTCCGAATAATTCGGTTTCACCACAAAAAACACAAGAACAATTAGCGCAAGAGTTCGGTATCTCTGTAGATACACTACAAAATTACAAAATGTTAGCAGATATGATTCCTGAATTAGAGGAGTTAATGGATACAGGAATTGTATCAAAGTCTACTGCTCTATCAATGATAAAGAATTTGTCAGAGGAAGAACAAGAGTCTCTTATTGAGTCTTTAGACACAACAAAGAAAATTACAAAACGTGAAGCAGAAAAATATATTGAAGAAATTAGGAGATTAAAAGAAGATCCACAAATTCCTGAAGATTATGAGTCTACTAAGAGAGAATTAAAAGGGTGGAAAGAAGATTATAGAAATTTGAGATCACAGTTTGATGAAAAAGTTTTAGAACTCCAAGACTTAAGAAAACAAATAGAGAATATGAAAGAGACTACTCCAACGGAACAGTATAATCAAAAACTTAAAAACTCTACTATTTTCTTTTGTTCACGAGTTGCCGATTTCATTGAAAAAACTGGTGGTTATGTTTGGCTAGCAGAACATTTAAATGAATTGCCAGATTATGAGCGGAAATCTTATATCAATGCCGTCAATGCAATTTATGCATGGGCTGATAATTTATTAAGAAACATTAACAATTAAACTTTAGGAGGATTTACTTATGAATGAAATGACAAAAAAATACGAAACAGAGAACTGGGATATGCAGCAATTGATGAATATTACTGGTCAAACTGCAATGAATTTGAATAATATGGGAAAACAATTAGGAATTGTCACGACAGCAGTTAATGGGCTAACTGACGATGTGAACACTATAAAAGCTAAAATTGAAAAGATTGAATTTAACGAAGAAATAACTACAGATCAAAATAATGCAATTATTGAAACTGCAAAGAAAAGAGTGTGTCAGATTATTGGAGGAGATGCTTTTGAAATAAAAAAATATTTTAGAATTTTTGTTATGAGACTTTATACGGATGCTAGAAAGTATGCCAGTTTAGGTTCAAAAATTTCAAGAACAAGAAAAGGTGATTTTCAGAGATGCATTAATTACATAGAAGCATGGATTCCAAGTTGTGGTTGTGCAAAATTGAAGTCTGAAGCAGATGAAAAAGCAGAAGCCAAAAGAAAAGCTAAAAGTTTAGGTTATGATGTTTAAACATTTTACAATGTTTGAATATAAAATTGCAGCGAAGATATCCCTAGAAAATATCTTCCACTGCATAAGTTATTTTGCGGATGTTTCATCCACGGTTGCTTTGGATTATTGCGGCAAGTCAGAATCTAACGTTCCAGACTGCTGCTCTGATCCAAAAGAGATGATGCAATTAGTTAATAGTCAAATTTAAATAAAGAGAATAAATATATGAAACTTATAGTCATCACTCAATTAAAGGAGCGAGTCCAATGACAAATAAAAATTATGAAAACAGAGGAGATTTAATTTATGAAAACAAGTACATATGTAACACCAGGAAGCCATAATCTTCAGATTCCAAATCGGAGCGAATTTCACAAATATCTAATTGACAACATTACAGTTGGCGATTTTAGTACAGGTGGTTGTGCAGATGGTGGAACAAAAATTAAGAAAATTGCACACGCAATCAATTGGTCAAAGGCTATGCATAATAAATACTATATTAAGAAATTTTCAGAAGAAAATAGAGAATAAGTTTAACTACATAAGAATGGGGTGAGCAATATTAGCGAATTTGGAATTAAAATTAAGAATATTGAAGCAAGTACATTATACGAATATAATAATGGTGTAAGAGATCATTATGAATACAAAGACGCAATGTTTACAAATAGTTTATTTAGTGATTTTTTAAAAGATAATGGTTTAAAAATATGGAATGAAGAATCAACACGCGATCTTATTTGTATCGAATTTAACTTTGGATCCAGATCATATGAAGAAGAAATAGACCATTTAATAAAGATAGCAAAAGCTGCTCGTATGGAATACAAATTAGCCAAATCACATAAATACAAGACACAAATAGTAAAGAAGAAAAACAAACGTAATAAAATTGCAAAATTAATTCAAGAAGCCGGCAAAAATAAAGATAATTACCATAAGCATTCCAAAGAAGATATTAGAGAAATTTTCTATAATGAAGGTGTAAATATAGAATACATTTCAAGAAAAAGAAATGGAGATATTAAGAAAAAAGAAACTATTCATTACAAGATGCTTTATCGAAGTACCGGAAAAGCAAAAAAAGGTTCTTGTATGTTTATTAGAGATAAACTATATAAAAAAGCAATAAATTTTTTATATATGGGAATTAAATTACCCAAAAATAACGCTCCTATTGTAGAAATAAGTGCTTATGCTCCATTAGTATCCAGTGCAATTGTAGGAAGAGTAAAAATTAATCCAAAAAATATTTTGATTTTAAAAGATGTAGATAGGTCTTTTAAAACAAACGTAGTTAGCATTAATACTGATAAAAATAAAAATTGCATTGCAAATCATGTTCAAGATTATATACTAAAAAATACATTGTTTGATGGACAAGCTTTAATAGATAGTAGCATTTTCCCATCTTGGGGGAACGGGTATATCTTATTAAGACATCATTTTTGCAAAATGGCAAGTTTTAGTTGTAATATTCAAAAATTCTTTAAAGATTATTTTGGTGATAACTACTACTCTGCCACAGTCAAAGACATGTTTGGAAATGATCATTATGTAAAAGACATTGAACTTATTACAACAGACAATGCAATGAAATGGTTGAAATTTGATAAAAGCTATGATTATTGGTGTGAAAAAGTATATGAAAATAATTGTATGTTTGGCATCGTAAAAACAGCTCATGAAAGTAAATTAGGAAATGTACAGCGAATGAGTTATCAAATGGTAAATTCTTTAAATGAAAACATAATGGACAACGTAGTAAAAGAAAGTATTGAATATGTTATTAAATTGAAACAAGATAATGAAGCGTTTTTGAATTTCTTAAGAAAAAACAGAAATTTCTCGAATGATTACGAGGTTTTGATTGCTCTTTGTGAACAAAATTCTGACTTTTTCAGAAGTTCATATTTTAGACATCGTAAACGAAAAATAATTGAAAATTATGTATTCAATCTAAAAAATGGAAAGATTATTCAAAATGCAGATAACCTTGTTATCGTAGGATCGCCATATGCAATGCTACTCTATGCAGCAACAGGAAATGAAAAATCTGTTGATGACGATGACACTTTTTTTGTTGAAGATGGGACAATACAATGTTATACAGATCGTTTTAACAGTGGTGAATATTTAGCATTTTTCAGAAGTCCATTCAATTCTAAAAATAATTTAACATATCTACATAATACTTATAATAAGAAATTTGATAAGTATTTTAATTTTGGGAAACAAGTCATTGCTGTCAATATGATTGGCACAGATTTTCAGGATCGAAATAATGGTTCTGATCAAGATTCTGACAGTGGATACACTACAAATCAACCTGATATCGTTGAACATGCAAGAAAATGTTACATCGATTATCCAACAATAGTTAATAATATCCCCAAAGAAAAAAATGTATATTCAAGTACAATGGACGATTTTGCAAAATTGGACAACAACCTTTCCAATTCACAGTTGGACATTGGAGAGTCTAGTAATCTTGCTCAAATTGCTCAAACCTATGCTTGCAATTTCCCCGACCAAAAATATGTAGACTATGTTTGTATATTAAGTGTCATCGCACAAATTGCAATTGACTCTGCTAAAAGAAGATTCGATATAGATACCAGCCAAGAGATAAAACGTATTAAAAAGGATATGGATATCTCGGAACACAAATATCCTGCATTCTGGAGTGTAATTAAGAAAAATTTTAATAAAAATAATCTTAATTATGATTTGAATTGTCCTATGAATTACTTATATAATTTGACAATACCAGAATTTCATTCTTCAGAATCCACATTGCCAATGACTCACTTCTTTTTAAAGCCGCAGGAAAATATAAATCGAAAAAAATGCAAGAAGGTTGAAGAACTTATTTCAAAATATTCAATGCAACTTTTTGAATATAATGTTGGAGAAAGTAATGATGATGATTATATTTTATTGAGAAATGATTTTGATGATATGATAAATGATATTATCAAAATTAAGATATCTAAAAATTACATCGGACTTTTTGCATGGCTCATTGATCGGGCGTTTATGATAACACCTCAAGTCTCAAGGAATAATGTTAAAATCAAATCTTGCATAAGTAAGAATAAATCAATTCTGTTGAAGACCCTATACCAAATTAATAGTGCAATTTTGCTAAAATGTTTTTCAAAAAATTGTTAAAAATGATGTTTTTTTGGTACACCTAAATTCAGATTACCCTAATAAATGGCTTAAAATCGTTGTTTTTTAATGTTTACTAATATCCCCTTATGAGGGAGAAAGTGCGTATTTGTATAAGTACCCTCCTCGCTAAAAGTTGTGCAAATGCGAGAAATAAATATGCAACGCGCGTATTAGATAAAGCCCCTATCGAAAGGGGCTTGGGCTTTGCCCAATATAAGCTCTTGCTTATAAATACAAATAACTCAGTGCAGATTGGCTTGTCACCATGCTGAGAATATATGAATAGTGAGTTGCGGTATAATGCGATAGTTTTATACTGCAGCTTCTGGAATGATGTGAATCATAAACAGAAAGACGGAAACCGTCAAAACTAAATATATGTACAATAATATATTGCCGTAAAACGCAATTGCCAGATCGCTGACATAATAGACGACTCCAGTGGAGTAATAATCGTGATGCCTGTATCGGTGGAATGTTACAGAGAGATAAGTAGCGGAAATCCAAATAAGTCAGTTGCGTCGTTGATCGGGAGAAATCCCAGTATAAGATCTGTCGAATGTACGAGTAGCCCAAAGTGACGTGAGATTAATACATAAAGAATAAAAAAATTAAATCTTATTATGAATTTTCTTAATACGCTGAATGACATGGGTGAAAGTTTCTCGTAATCAGTCGAGGCTACAATTGCTGTTTATCAGATGTAAAGGAAGTCTAAGGGTAGCTCCCTTATTCTCAGCCCTTTATAGGTAGTGGCGGAATATTATGACGATATATTTGAGTAGGAAGAAGTTCCATTTGTATTTATAATCAAGTGCTTATGCGCGCACTTGACGATTTCTAATCTCCTTTTCAGTTAGTAATAGCATTGCTGTTCTGGTAGTGCTGTTGCTAACATCTTAGGAGTATTTTAGCCCGTTCGCCAAGCGGTAAGGCACAGGACTTTGACTCCTGCATTTCAGTTGTTCGAATCAACTACGGGCTGTTTCACCTTAAGTGTTGCGCTGACCGTCAATCAGTGGCGCATAAAAACCTGCTGATTATTATCTGGGTGACACTAGATTAATATGAAAGCCGCTCTAGGTTTATTATGTTCTATGTAACTATTCACATAACAATATATTTTGTCGTCCTTGTGGATGGGTGTTTTGGACGAGCAAACTACATGAAATATATGGATACTTAGCTCAATTGGTAGAGCATTCGGCTGTTAACCGAAAGGTTATAGGATCATCCCCTATAGTATCCGTTACTCTCCCACTGTGGAGAAATATACAACGAAAGGAATGTTTTATCATAGTTCTTATTACAGACAAAGAATGTAAATTTTTGTTAAGCAAAGGGTGGAAATGGAGAGATCATATTCATCGCACTGTATCCGGAGCAAACAAAAAATACGCAACAGAAAATTATCGATTGATGCAAGATCTGGAGAATTTTAGATCACAGTCGATTAAAGAAACCAAAAGAGAAAATAAACGCAAAAATAAAAGACACAAAAAATAACTAGAATAAATACTAGAAGGAAAGGTGGTTTCCTTATTGGAATACAAATTATTCCTTGACACGAATGCATTACTTAGTCTCGGCGAAAATGCATTTAAAGAAAAATTTATTATTGCACAAAAGACACTTGAAGAGATCGAGAATATCAAAGTGTCTAATTCTAAAGATGGAGAAGTAAAATACAAAGCCAGACAAATTTCAAGACTATTGGATAAACATGATGGCGAATATGATGTGGTTTTATACTCTCCAAAAATTAAAGAAATAATTGATAGTTATTTCTTATCTGAAACGCCAGATAACATTATCTTGGCTTCTGCTTATTATTACAATTCAAATGTATCGGAAGTACTTGTATGTTCTGATGATTTAAATTGCAAATTCATATCTCGTAATATTTTTGGACTTCCTACAAAGGGAGTTTCGGATATTAACCTTGTCAAAAATCTTGACGAATATCTTGGATATAAAGAATTAACATTGTCTGATGAAGAAATGAGTTACTTCTATTGTCATACAAATGAAAACATTTATGATTGTATTTTGAACGAATATCTCATTATTAAAAAATCAGACGGAGAAGTTGTTGATTATAGAAAGTGGGACGGAAATGAATATAAGGCTGTCTCATATAAACAAATTAATTCTGCATTTATGGGAAAGGTTAAACCACTTAATCCACAACAAGTTCTTGCTTTTGATATGTTGCAGAACAAAGAGCAAACAATTAAAGTTATCTCAGGAAAATTTGGGACAGGCAAAGATATGATAATGATTGCAAATGCATTAAAACTTATCGAAGAGGGAAAATTTGATAAGTTAATTTACATTAGAAACGCTGTAGATGTTAAAGATTCAAGTGCGATCGGGTTTCTACCAGGTTCAAAAGATGAGAAGTTACGTCCATATGCGATGCCTCTTGCTGATCATTTGGGAGGAGAAACTGGTTTAGATATGCAAATCATGGCAGGAAATATTGAAATTGAACATCTGGGTTATATTAGAGGACGCGACTTGAAAAATGCAATCGTATATTGTAGCGAAGCAGAAAATTTGACAAAAGAACATGTACAATTACTAATAGGTCGTATTGGAAATGGATCCTCTTTGTGGCTGAATGGTGATTTCAAACAAACTGATAATGCACTTTATAGAATGAATAATGGACTATTATCAGCTGTTCAGAAATTAGCAGGACATAAAAATTTCGGATATGTACAGTTATCAAAAACAGAACGTAGCGAAACAGCTGCAATGGCAGATTTATTGGATTAGTATTGCAGGTAACGCATATGAAAAAAAATAAAACATTATTATCATATATATTAGGTGCATGTACAATCGTAATATTTCTTCCAATTGTAGAAGAAATAGTTAATGTAATTCTGTCCTGGATTGAATATCTGAAAATACTTCCAGGAAAACTGGTTATTAAAGGTAATGCAGAACTACAAGAGTTACAGTCAAATTCTGAAACTGAAGAAATTGATACATGCGCTATTGGGTTTCATTATGAACCAAAAACTGAAGAATATTATGACGAGGAAGAGTAGGCTGATACTGCTCTTCTATTTTTATTGAAACAGAACCCAACACACCTCTCAACGATGCGAACCACGTTGAGTAGTTCACATTTAATCGAAAATATAGATAATGAAAGGATTAATTGATATGGCAAATTTTGTATTTAAAGTAACAACAACAAAAAAATTGAAAGCTACAGGAATGCTTGACTTGGAAAATATGACAATTGAAATTAACGGCGAGGATAAGAAACTTTCTACACTTCTTAGTGAGTATGATGGATGTGAAGTTAATCTTACTGTTGATGTTAAATCTGAAGAAGATTTAGATATGCCGGAAGAAGATTCCGAAGACGATATGTAAGGTGGTGTGTCAAACTGTATAATTTTGAAAAAGAATTAAAAAAATACGGATTAACAACTGAATCTTATGAAGCTGCATGTAGAGATATTGAAAATAAATTGAACGGCACAAATGATATGGACTGGGCTGAAATCAAAGATAAATATAATATTCAATGTGCGGTTGATACAATCAGAAAGGCATCTTCTACTATTTTCGGTGGACAATTCAGAGAAGAATATTTAAAGAGTAAAATCTATACTGATGTAGATGAATTTTCTAAATTAAGAGAACTAGATAAGAAATTAGAAGAATTACGCAAAGAGCGGATAAAAATTCAAACAGCTAATATTGAAAGAAATAGACTTGACAGAAGTGAGTCACGTCAGGAATTGTATTACGAATATATTGGAAGTGTTATTGATACTCTTCCATTACCGGAATTTAGACCGATTTTATACGATAAAATACATACTATAAATTATTTGGTTGGGATTGCAGATGTGCATTATGGAGCTTGTTTTAAAAGTGTAAATAATGAATATTCTCCGGCAATCGCTAAGGAAAGATTTGAATATTTGACTCATAGATTGATTGATTTTATTCAAGATAAAAAGATTGGAAAGCTAACAATTGTATCGCTGGGAGATCTTTTACAGGGTGTTTTACGTTTGAGTGATTTAAAAATTAATGATACGTCTATCATGAAAGCAACGGTTGAAGTGTGTAGATTAATTGCAATTATGTTGAATGAACTTTCAGCATATGTGGAAATTACTTACTACCACACACCATCGGCAAATCATACTCAAATTAGAGTTCTTAACGCTAAACCAAGTGAATTAGCAGATGAAGATTTAGAATATTTGATGGGTAATTATATTCATGATTTATGTGCAAACAATAAAAGAATTCATGTACATCTTGCGAAAAATGGCGAAGATTTTGTTGATATATATATGCCAGGAAATGAAATTCTTGCAATGCATGGTCATCAAATTAAGAATGTGGAAACCGCTATTAAAGACAAAAGTGTTCTACACCAAAAATTTTATGACACACTCATTGTTGGACATTTACATAATGGAAAAGTAATCCCATCACATGAGGGAATCTTTGGAGATGCAGAAATATTAATTAGTCCTTCATTTGTTGGAAGTGATCCGTACAGTGATTCTTTAAACAAAGGGAGCAAAGCCAGTGTGCAGATATGGGGATTTGATAAAGTATATGGTCATACTGAGACATATAAGATTATTTTGAATTAGAGGTTAAATACATGAAAGTTGAATTATATTGTTGCTACTCTCTTCCACTTAGAGATTATCTATATAAAAATGGGATGAGATATAAATTAGCGGCATTAAATCCAAATAGCAAAAAATTATTTTGGGTTTATATAAAAAATAAAAAATTAAATGAGTTATTGGATAAGTGGTCTGCGAATAAGTAGACCACTTTTTAAATGGAGAATAATTTATGTAGAAATATTGGAGGTGCTTATGGATAAAACATATTATGTTTATTGTCACACAAATAATATCAATGGTAAAAAATATATAGGAATAACAGGATTAGAAAAACCTTTGTATAGATGGCATAAAGATGGTTCTGGATACTCCGGACAAGTATTTGGTAAAGCCATTGAAAAATATGGGTGGAATAATTTTAAACATGAAATATTATTTGAAGGACTTGCTTATGAAGATGCTTGTAAAAAAGAAAAAGACCTTATAAGAAAATATAAAACCACAGATAGAAAATACGGATATAATATATCTATAGGTGGAGACAATGGTGCTATTGGAGCATTTAATAATAGATTATCGAAAAAAGTTTATTTGTATGACATTGAAGGAAATTATATAAGAGAATTTCCTTCAATGATGGAAGCAGAAAGAATTACTGGAATTAATAATTCTGCTATATGTTCCTGCTGTAAAGGCAAAATTGCATACACAAAAGATTATAGATGGTCTTACGAAAAAGAAGATAAGTTAATTCCTATTGATAAAGAAAACCATTTTTTTAATACAGTAATAAAAGAACAATGCAAAGAAATTTTTCAGTATACTTTAGAAGGAAACTATATTCAAAAGTTTAATTCTTTATCCGAGGCATCGTTAAAGACAAATTCTGATTACAGACTTGTTTCTGCATGTTGTTTAGGTAAAAGAAATCAAGCAAATGGATACATTTGGGCATATCAATATTATAATTCGTTTGAAAATTTAAAAAACAGGGAAAACGATATAATTCCAAAAGGAAAACCAGTAATTCAATATAGTAAAGATGGGATATTTATGAATGAATATAAATCTATTATGGATGCGGTTAGAAAAACAGGAGTATCAAAAGGAAAAATTTCACGTTGTTGTAACAATAAAGTATCTATTGTTGATAATAAATATAAATTTGTTTTTAAGGATAGTGAATTATGTGCATCTTAAGTTTAAAAGTTAAATATCTATATCAAACATTGTAGTTACTCAGAATTGAAAAACTAACGAGAGAGTTCAATCCGTGGCTCAGGATAAGCAGATTTACAGATTACCTATGTGGCAATCTACGCCAATGTTTGCATACATGTTCCCACTTATTAAAGCGGAATCTGTCGTATGCACTAACGTGTACAGGAGTTTCTACAGAGTAAAAACTTGCCATACATATCACCTGCCTTCCAAAATAAACTACATCATCTTGGAAAACCGATATCCTAGAATGTGGAGAAAACCACATAACGAATTATATCATAAATCATAAAAATTTACAAATTAGTTGATAGAAAAGGAGATATTTTAAAAATGACAAAATCTGAATTAATTAAAACAATCGCAGAAAAAGTAGACGGAGTAACACAGGAAAAAGCAAAAGAAGTTGTTGGTGTTGTTCTTGATGAAATTACAGATGCTCTTGTATCTGGAGATAGAGTGCAGTTTGTTGGATTTGGAACATTTGAAGTAAAAGAAAGAGCTGCAAGAGAAGGAAGAAATCCTCAGACAGGTGAAACAATGCAGATCGCATCCTCTAAAAATGTAAAATTCAAAGCAGGAAAAGAATTAAAAGACAAAGTAAACGCATAAGATTGGTGGTGTGTCTATTGAATACAAAAATGACTGAAAGAACGTATGATGATATTTATGAACTGTGTGAAGATATTGTAGACACATACTGCTCTTCCGTTGAAGATACAGATGTGTGCGTTATTGCAAAATACGATGAAGCAAAAAGAATTATTACTGAATTGTGTTCTATGGATCTTGTATTAACTTCATGTATACTTCATAATCCAGAATTCGAAGGATATGAAGATGAATATATTATTGATATTTTTTTAGACGAAATATGGTGTAAACCAGCAAAGCGTGATGGGAAGTATATTTATACTGATTCATATGTAACTTATGTATTGGATAATTGTAATTCTAAGCTTTTGTCGAAAGTTGAAACAGAACATCTTTATGACGTTCACATCGAAGATGAATATGATAACAATATTAATTGCTGTGAATGTTGTGATCCTGATTATGATGAATGTTGGGGATGTTCAAATTTTATGAATCATGACGATGACGATGATAGTTGTGAAATTGATGGAAAAGACTGTCATGGTTTTACCGCATCTAAAAGTGATGACGATGGTTATCATTCTGTTTCATTCTATTCAACAGAACGTGTTGATCATGATGATATGATGGATTTACTTCGTATTTTTGGATTGTAATAATCTTTTTGATATATGATTGTTTTAGGATCCGTAGGTGTCAAAGCTTACGGGTCTATTTTTGTGTTCTCAATTAGGAGAATAAGAAATTAGAAACATCAGTGATAGGAATGTGTCGGGTAAGTTCCGACCGCGCTGCATGTAATTGGTCAGATGGAGAATCTGGTAAAGAGTTAAAGTAGGATGGTTAATACTCTCCTATCTCTACCTTCAATTAAAAATATTGGAGGAATTTTAAATGGAAGAAATTATTTTGCAAAACAAAAACGGGAAAATTTTAGCAAGTAGTCGTGATGTAGCCGAAAAGTTTGGAAAAAGAAATCCAGATGTTAATAGATCTATTGAAAATCTCATTGTGCAAAATTGCACAGTGAAAAATATGTTTGAAAAAACAACATACATCAGTAGTCGTGGTCGAGAAGAAAACGAATACTTGATGGATAGAGATGGGTTTTCTATTCTTGTTATGGGATTCACTGGAAAGAAAGCATTAGAGTGGAAATTAAAATATATTGAAGCCTTTAATAATATGGAAGAGAAATTAAAATCATCAAATATTCTTACTGATGAAGAAAAATTAAAACTTCAATTATTTAGTAAAGACCCAGCCGAAGTTGCTTATGCACATAACAAACTTGTTGAAATTGCTACCGCTCCCCTCATTGCAGAGAACGCAGAAATGAAACCAAAAGCTGATTACCATGACGAAGTATTGAACAAAGATGATCTTATCAATACTACTGTTATCGCAAAAGATTTAGGATTACGCAGTGCAGCGAAATTAAATAACATAATGCGCTCAAACAATATTATCTTTAAAAATAGTTCTGGTACATGGTGTCCTTATGCGGACTATGAATGGCTTATTACTGAAAATTATGCAGATTATAAAAGTTATAATGTTGAAAATTCTAATCCATGTTTGAAGTGGACAGAAAAAGGAAGAAAATGGATTATTGAAAATTACGGGAAGTGGATCTGCAACTCAAAAATTAATTAAATACATATGGTTTGTCAGTCTGACAAGTAAAGAGAATTGTGAGTGATATATTCGTATCTACCATAACAAATAAAAGTCCAATAAATATTAAAGGAAGTGATTAAAATAGCACGAAGTACAGTTTATAATCAGATTACTTCTTCTGAAAAACTAGAACAAGTAAATCCTGAAAATAAAGAATTAGGAGAAGATTGGTTAGAGTATTTGGAATCTATTGATCGCTCTCCTCAAAGCATTGTTGCATATAGAAGTGACCTAAATATATTTTGGGTATGGAATTTACAGTACAATAAAAATAAATTCTTTGCTGATTTAACAAAGCGCGAAGTTGCAAAATTTCAGAATCATGCATTAAATACATGGGGTTGGAGTCCTAACAGAATACGAAGAGTTAAATCATGTCTGTCTTCTTTGTCAAATTACATTGAAAATGTTTTAGACGATGAAGAAGAGTTCGAAAATTATAGAGGGATCATAAGAAAAATTGAAAATCCAGCAAAAGAAGTCGTTAGAGAAAAAACTGTTTTATCTGATGAACAGGTTGATTTTCTATTGCAGGAATTAGTAAACAGAAAAGAATTTGAAAAGGCTTGTGCGGTTGCAATAGCTGCTTACTCTGGCATGCGAAAGGGAGAACTGTTGCAGATGAAAGTAGAATTCTTTAATGATGATCACTTTGTATATGATTCTATGTGGAAAACCGATAAAGTTAGAGCAAAAGGGTTCGGTAAATTAGGACATCAGTTAAATAAATTTGTATTATATGGTGCAAAACCTTATATAGATTCATGGTTAGAGTATAGAAAAGAAAACGGGATTGAATCTGAATGGATGTTTGTATCATCTTATAGAGACGAAAATAATAATAAATGTTATAGACAACGAAAAAATTTGAGTGAATGGACATATGAATTTAGCGAAATTTTAAATGAAGATTTCTATTTTCATAGCCTGAGACATTTCACATGCACCAAGCTCCATCGCTTAAACTTGCCATCGCATGTTATCCAAGAATTTTTTGGTTGGCAAAGTGCAGAGATGTTGAAGATCTATAATGATCTAACTGCTGAAGATGAATTCAGTAAGTATTTTGATAAGGATGGAATTAAAGAAGTAACACAAGGCTCTTTGTCTGATGCTTAATTAATCCATTCTAATTCCTATTATTTACCAGCATGCTACTCTTTCATTCTATGTTATACTGTTTCTGAAAATCACAACACCGGAGGTATGCATAGATATGGAAAGATTAGTTAAAACAGGATATGTGAAAATGATTGCAATTGACGTTCATGATTTGGAGTCAAAAATCTTAGATGAACGGAATACAAATTTTCTGTGTGATATAGAAAATTTTCAAAATAAATATTCGATCATACCCACAATTAAATGTGTATATATACATATGGATGATAACTATGATATTACTTTTTTAGATTATAAAAAGGTAGTTCCACATATTCATCCATTTGACTATATGAGAGATATTGTAAAAAAGCATGATGGAAAATTAATTCAAGGAAGTGATTATCTGCGGATCACACATGAAGATGACTATGTGGAATTGACAGAAATTGATTTACGAGATTAAGGGAGAGCAATACTGCTCTCCTATTTTTGTATACGGCTCCATGGCCAAGAGGCTAAGACATTGCCATTTCACGGCGGTAACACGGGTTCGATTCCCGTTGGAGTCATTTTAAATTCCGGCTTTCAAAAGAAATGCCGGTTTCATATCGGCAGAAAATAGAAAAAAGAAAGCGAGGGAAAATAATGGTAACATTACAGAAAATTGGTGGCGACATGAATCGTAATGTATTAGAGATTACTGGATTATCTACGGACGAAAAACCTGTTGAATTTATCGAAACAACATACATTACTAATGGAAGCACATATGAAGAAATTGATACTGGTACAGTGTATAAATATAACGAATCTGGCAAGAAATGGATAGAGCAACCTGCAATTGGTGGTTCAGGCGGAAATATTTCTCTTGATTATACTGCATTAACAAATAAGCCACAAATTTCCGGAATTGAATTAACTGGAAATAAAACCTTGGATGATCTTGGTATCCAGAAAAAAGGTACTTATATTACAAAAGAAACTGATCCAACTGTACCGGCATGGGCAAAAGCAGAAACAAAACCTACTTATACCGCAGACGAAGTTGGAGCTTTACCTAATACTACCACTGTTCTTCCAAATCCAAAAAAGATTAAATTTACAGGTGCTGTAACAGATGACTATGACGGTTCTGTCGAAAAAACAATTAACATTCCGACAGGAAGTTCTTATACTCTTCCACAGGCAACTGATAAAATTCTTGGTGGAATTAAAGCAAAAGGAAAAACGAATGAAACAGTGGAGGTTGCAATTGACACTGCAACAGGAAAATTATTCGTTCCTACATATCCTACAGGTATAGAAATTGAACTTGACAAAACACTTGCTGTGGAAGGAAAAGCTGCTGATGCAAAAGCTGTTGGAGATGCATTGAAAACTAAGATTGGATCCGATGCTCTTGCACCATATATGAAGACAGTTGATGCAGATAAAAAGTATGCATTAAAAACTGAATTGCCACAAAAGGGAGTTGCTGTCGCAGACGCTGGAGACGCAGATGTAAAAGATAAACTTAATGCTTTGTTGGCAAGTCTCAGAACTGCTGGGATTATTGCTCAGTAAATATGTATAAAACAGGACGGTGCTACTGCCGTCCTATTATTATGCTCGGATAGTTTAATGGAAAAACGATTGACTTGTAATCAATTGTTCCCAGTTCAAATCTGGGTCTGAGCTTTTATTAATATATAAATTAGTTGAGAAAGAAGGGATAAATTTTGTCAGAAGAAAAATCAACAAGAAGTCTAACGATAACAACACCAAAAGACACGACCTCTGTTAAAAAAATACGATATTCCAAAACAGACGAACCAGATTTTTATAAATGTACAGTTTGTGGGACACCGTATAAAAACTTAGATGGCAATTTTCCTGCATCTCAAAGCGAATTATACTCCGGATGGGATTATCATATTTCAACATGTAGAAAATGTCTTGACAGATTGTTTGAACATTATACTGAAGCTTATGGTGGAGATGAAGATATGGCAATACGTATAATTTGTCAAAAATATGATATTTATTACGATGTAAGTCTATTAAATGCAAGTAGAAAAATTACAAAAACAAGATCTCGAATCCATAATTACATTTCGAAATCTAACTTACGACAGTATGCGGGAAAAACTTTTGATACAACATTAGATGAAGAAAGAAAGGGCAATGTAATTGAAAACATTGATGATTTAAAAGAAAATAAATCAAAAATAAGAATAAAGACTGTAAAATTTTGGGGAACAGGTTTTACAGATGATGACTATGATTATTTGCAAGAGCAATATGACGATTGGACAAGTCGTCATGAGTGTAAAACTAAAACACAAGAAGAAGTATTTAAAAGAATTTGTTTCAAACAGCTAGAGATACTAAAAACCACTCGTGCAGGAAAAGATACAAAAGAACTTGATAAAACATTTCAAAATTATCTTGATACAGCTAATCTAAAACCATGTCAGAATACGAATGCATTATCAGATGCACAAACTCTTGGAACGTTAATCCAAAAATGGGAAAATGAAAAACCTCTTCCGGATATTGATCCAGAATTAGAAGACGTAGATAAAATTGGATTATATATCGATGTATTTTTCAAAGGTCATTTAGCAAAAATGATGGGATTAAAAAATGGATTATCTAATTTGTATAATAAATTTATGAAAAAATATACCGTTGAAAAACCAGAATATAAAGATGACGAAAATAATGAAGCACTTTTTGATGCTATTTTCGGAAATGATGAGAAATTTGAGGATTTTTAAATGGCTACATCGAGAAAAATGACAGAACAAGAAGTTGCAAATGAGAAAGCTGAAAGGTTAATGAACGGTGTTGCTTACTGGGCAGCTTTTTACAGAAAAAACCCACAACGTTTTTGTAAAGATTATTTAAATATAACTCTCAAATTATTTCAAAAGATATTGCTATATGCAATGATGTGCAATAATTATTTTATGTATATTGCCTCTCGTGGACAGGGTTTGTAAAAATATCACGAGTGGAGGAAATAACAAATGAGTAAATATGTTTACAATAAAGATTATTTCGAAAAAATTAACACATCAGAAAAAGCATATTGGCTAGGTTTTTTATATGCAGATGGATGTATTACAAGATTTTATAAGGGAGAAGTATTAAAATCTATGTCTTTAGAAATTACTTTAAAAGACGCAGATTGTGAACATCTTATTAAATTTAAAAACGCTTTAGAAAGTAATATTCCTATTCAACATAGAATTATTACCGGGAAATATAAAGCAGATAGAATAGTTGTTAATTGCACAAAAATATGTAATGATTTAATCAAATTAGGTTGTACTCCGACTAAAAGTCTAACATTAGAATTTCCTAAAAAAGATATAATACCTCAAGATTTTATAAGAGACTTTATTAGAGGTTATTTTGATGGAGATGGTGGTGTATCTTATACTGAAGGTAAATATTATAATAATGCTAGAAAAAAATATTACAAACAGCATCACTATCGATGCTATTTTTGTGGAAACATACAATTTTTAACTGAATTAAAAAAAATATTGAATTCTAATGGAATTAAAACATCTGATCTAAAAAAAGACAATAGAAGTAATGCAATTAATATTTATATATATGGAAGAGAAAATATAGAGAAATTTAAAAATTATATATATACAGAGGGGTGTGTGAACTTATCAAGAAAATTTGATAAGTTCTTTTTTATTTCCCACAATAGCGATCTTCATATAAATAGATAACGCCATGTTTAGCCCTGTCTAAATTGGGGAAAATCGGTGAAGACTAAATTTATTTAAAATATAAAATAAATATGTTAATACCGAGATAACTTAATAGATTTCGTAAGGCTATTAAGCATTGTAGAGAGTAGAGATTGAATAAATATAATATCTCCAAGAGTCCCCAACTACATTATTGTAGAAAATGTACTCCAAGCTGAGTTGGAAATGACCAACTGATGAAAATGAAGGAAACTTCCAGAGCATAGGATAAAAAACCTATGGTTAATAACATACTGAAAACATGGCTTACTGCTCTATTCTGCGTCGTTCGTTGCATATTATTCCCAGGAAGCAAGATATGCATTGCTTCTTCAACAAGACCACAGGCGAATCAAGTACTTTTGAAAATAACCGATGATTTTTGTAAAAACTATGGATGGGGTTCAGATAATTTGAATAATGAAATAGGGTACAAATCAGTTGGTGCGAATAATGCGGTGATTGAATTTAAAAATGGGTCATGGATAAGAGTTGTAACTGCATCTGACAGTGGACGAGGCGCACGTGCAAATATTCTAATTGTAGACGAATTTCGTATGGTTGATTTAAATGTTATTAATACTGTTCTTAGAAAATTCTTAACAGCTCCGCGCACCCCAGGATATTTAAATATAAAAAAATATTCTCATCTAACTGAGCGTAATAAAGAAATATTTATGTCCAGCGCATGGTATAAATCTCATTGGTCATTTGAAAAAGCGAAAGCATATGTCGTAAATTTTTTAGATAATAGTAAAAAATATTTTATTTGCGGACTACCGTATCAAATAGCAATCAAAGAAAATTTATTATCAAAAGAACAGGTTGAAGATGAATTTTCTGAGCAAGACTTTGATCAAACATCTTTTGATATGGAGATGGGATGTTTATGGTTTGGTGATACGGACGGTTCGTTTTTTACATTTGATGATTTATCTAAATGTAGAAAAATAAAAACACCGATGGAGACACATTTTTTCAAAAATAAAAAAATACCAGACTTAGCCCTTAATGAAAAAAGAATTATGTCTGTAGATATTGCATTAATGGGTTCTAGTAAATCAAAGAATAATGATGCAAGTTCAATTTTAATTAATAGTGCTCTTCCAACAGAAAGCAATGAGTACATTTCAAATATTGTATTCTTAGAAAATCATGAAGGACTTACAACTGACGAATTAGGAATTATTGTCATGAGATTGTTCTATAGGTATAAATGTACAGATTTGGTAATTGATACAAATGGAGCCGGTTTAGGTGTATATGATTTTATTATAAAGAATCAGTTAGATCAAGAAACAGGTGATGTGTATAAAGCTCTTACTTGTTGTAATGATAAAGACATGGCAGAAAGATGTAAAGTCGAATCGGCAAATCCATGTATATGGTCGATAAAAGCCAATGCTGCTTTTAATAACGAGATGTGTGTTATGCTTCGTGCAGGAATACAAAATGGAAAGATCAATCTTCTTGTATCAGAATTTGAAGCAGAGGAAATATTAAGAGACAAGATTAAGTCATATTCAAAGATGCAATCTTTTGAACAATTAAAATATAAAACACCATATATTCAAACAACATTGCTGATATATGAACTCATAAATTTACAGCATAAGATAGAAGGAACAAACATTAAAATAAAGGAAAAATCTGGTATGAGAAAAGATAGATATAGTTCTTTGGGATATAATTATCACATATTAAGAACATTAGAAAAAAATCTTAACACAGATTCCTATTCTTCAGATTTTTCAAATTTTACCCCATGTATTTCTTCTATATCATTTTAGAAAGGATGGTGAATAATGTCAGATAATATTAACGAATCACAAGTTGATGACATTAAAAACTATAAAATATCTTTCGCATCAGATATTAAAGACAGCATCAGTTCTGACGATGAAACCGTCATTGTATCAGGATTTGATGTTCAGCTATCAGAACAAGAGACAAATTGGATGCGCGACGCATTGCAGAGATTTGACAAAGGTGGAAGTCAATATTCTGTTGTGTTAAACGAAGAATCATCATCCGGAACAGCAAAAACCACAACATTAGATGATATTGATGATTTAGCTTTTAACGCACAAAGTGATATTTCAAAAATACAAAAAATAAATGCATTAGTACGGCAAGCATCAAATGAAGATGATATAATTGGAAAAGTTCATGAGGCTGTTGAATCAAACCTTAATTCTAACGTAAGAATATCTTTTGATACACTCCCATCAGACTATGACGAAGGAATAAAACTCGAAGCAGAATCAGAAATTGAACGTTTTCACAAAGAGATAAATGTAAATGACATCGTAACTATTGCAATTACTACAACATATGATGAAGGTAATTGTATACAATACTTGAGATCAAAAAAATCTAAAGGTATTTATCATCATGTTGTTGATAGATATCCATTAGGAGTTGCTTTAATAAGCGACTATTCTATGAACACAATTCCTTACGTGTTGATTGACACATCTGAGCTAACAAACAGACTGCAGAAAACAATGCTAAAAAGCAAAAAGAATAAACCTTTATTTTTCAAAAATACTGCAGAAGAGATCAAAAATAATTATCCAAAAGAAGTTACGAAAGCTTACACATCGAAAGAAAAATACGCCATTCTTGATGTTCAAAGGACTGGAGTAAATCGATTTGGCAATATGAATCGTAAATATGGAATTTCGCCAGTTTTTAAAGCGTTGAAGCCTAAAATTATGCTTGATACATTTGATAAAACAGACAATGTTAATGCTAAAGCAAAGGCAAAAAAAATAATTGCCCAATATCTAAAAAAAGAAGTTTTAGGACAGCGTGGCGAAAAAAAGGGACTTGAGGATATGGCATATGCCCATGATTGCCTTGTACAGGCTTTTAAAAATAAAACTGTGCTGTATACTCCACCAGGCAGCGTTGAAAAGATTGAATATGTAGAACCAAAAGTAGAAATGACTAATACAGAAACGATTACACAATATAGGTCTAGGGTTACATCTGCATTAGGCATATCATTTTTGAACACTGACGGAAAACAAACTGTAAGCACAGCAAATATTTCTATTAAACAACTCATGAAAACAATTAACAAAATTGCAGAAAGACAGGAAAAAATTTTGCAACGTTGGTATGAAGTTGTCTTATCTGAAGCAGGTATACCAATAGAGTATTGCCCTACTCCACATATTTTAGATTCAGAAATGTTAGAGTTTGAAATCAAAAAGGATCTTGTAGAATTCCTATTTTCAAAACTCAATTGCTCATATCAAACAGCGTATGAATTTCTTGGCATGGATTTTGATAATGAGGTTGTTCGTAGAAAATCCGAAAAAGAGAATGGTTATGATTTAATACTGACTCCTCATCCAACTTCTTACAATACATCTGGCTCAGATGAAATTGGTGCAGGTCGACCAATGGGAGGAACAAACGAGGGTAATGATGTGAATGAGAAAAAACAGGAATATGATAAAAATTATCGAGAATCTAAATAGTCAAATCTAACTTATATTTAAATATATGAAGGTGAAAAAATGGTTAATAAAACAGAAATATTTTCTAGTTCACCTATTTCTATTGCAAGTCATGACAATTATAAAGAGGCAGTTTTTTTAATTAGCGTCTTAGACCAGCCAGACAGGATAAATCGTATTATACCTGTCGACTCAGGTAAAAAATACCATAAAACAATAATTGGATATCCGCTTGTTGCAAAACTAAAAAAAGCAACTTCTGATTTTGGCGGTCATGAAATGAAAATAACAAAAACAAAAAAAGGAAAAAAGTTTTCTTTTGATACATTTCCTATTGGAAGCATCACAGATTCGTGGATTGAAGAACGTGAAGTTGATGGATATGACGGAAAACAAAAATGCATCCTGGCAAAAACCAAATTATGGACAAGTAGATTTCCCGAATATTTTAAAGTGTTCGATAAATTATGGGATGATGGAGAATTGTCTTCTTCTTGGGAGATGACGGTAACTGACTCAGAAAAAGATGGTGACTGTACAATTCTTAAAGTGTTTGAATTTATTGGAAATGCATGTTTGGGAAGACTTAAAACTCCATGCGTTCCAGGTGCTGGTGTCATAGAATATGCTGAACTAGAAAAAGATGTTGATACAGAATTAGCCGAGGCTTTAGAAAAGGACTTGGTTAATTTAGATATAGAAGAAAATGATGTAAAGGAGGATATAGACTTGGCAGAAAATACAAAAAAGAAAATAGAAAACGAAGAGACAGAAGATACAAAAACTTCTGTCAAAGAGACAGATAATAAAGAAAAAAAGACAGAAGAAACTGCCTCTTGTGGATCAGATTCTACAAAGAAAAAGACAAAAGTTGCAGAAGAAACAAAAGAGATCTCAGAAGAAAATGCTGAAGTAACAGAAATTGCATCTCTGACTCAATGGGATCTTGAAAGCAAAGTCAGGAAAGCTTGTGACGAAAAAATTGGGAAAAGAGTTTATGGATATGTCGCATTTTGGTTCCCAGAAGATAATACTGTTTGGTATAAAACAGATGATAGCGAAAGCCAACTTGATTACAAATTATTTACATATGAAGTTTCTGGAGATGAAGTTTTTGTTTCTGAACCAGTAGACGTTAAGCTTACAGTTGCAGTAAAAGATGTAAATATGGAAATTGCAAGTAAAGATGAAGAGATTGGAAATCTAAAAGCTGAATTAGATATTAAAAATGATGCTGTGATCAACGCAGGTAAAACAATTAATACCTTAAAAACCAAAATTGCTGAATTGGAACCTTTTAAAGAAAAGGTAGAAAAGGCAGAACAAGAAAAAATTGAAGCAGAAATTGCTGAAGAAAAAGATGCTCTTAGATGCAAGATGTTAAAAGGTGATTTGTTTACAGAATCTGAAATTGCCGAAACAGAAATTGCTGAATTAATTGAATCAAGAAATGTTTCAGAAATCAATAATTTAATTGCTGAAAGATATATTGAGCGCATTGATAATGCTGCAGCAGAAGTCGCAGAATTCGAGGAAGAATCAAATGAAGAGTCTATCGCTACAGCTAGTTTAGAAACTGATGACATTGCAGATGATTCTGTGTCATTTATGAGCAAATTTTTAAATGGTAGAAAACATAATTAAGGAGGATTGACTACATGTTAAGAGATATTCGTAGAAATGGCGCACAGCCAAAAGACACAATGCACAAAGCAAAAGTTGCAATGGTAACTGGGATGGGTGTAGTAAAAGAAGATACAAAAAATACAAAAGAGGTAAAGTTGCCTACTGCTGAGACAACAACAAATATCTGCCTTGTAACAAAAGAAAGAATTCCTACAGGAATTAACGCAGCAAGACAGGAAATGTCTGATTACGATGATGATTTTACATCAGTAAAAATCGGAGAGTTTGTTGGTCTGGAAGTCTATACAGATGGAGAAAAATTTGGAACAGACCAGTTTAAGGCTGCTGATTTTGGAGACGAAGTGGAACCAGGATTTGCAATGTCTGTTGGAGCAGATGGAAAATGGCAAAAAGCAACAAAAGGAACTTCAAGATATGTATTTGCAGGAACAATGAAAGATAACGGTCATAAGCTTGTGCTCGTAGAAGTTGTTGCTGATGCAGTATCTGTTGCGTAAATAAAATAAGGAGGACTTGATAAGATGGCTATTAGAACAGAAATCGCAGAACTCATGGATAAAGATGGTGTTCTGTTTGAAGTTGCTGAAAAGGTAAATTATAAAAGAGAGCTTAACTCTGAAGAAAAAGAAATTGCTGAAATTTCCGATGCATGGGCAAGAGAAATCGGTAAAACAGGAAAGGATCCTAATTGCGAAATCGCAGAGTTTGTAACTAGAACTGTACAGGAAGAAGTGTACAACGCACCGGACGAACTTCTTGATCAGATTTTTGAAAGAGGTTCTGTTGGAGAGTTTGATGATTTAGAAGGAACAAAGGAGCCAAAAAATACACTTGTAGCACATGAAGCTGCAAAAGGCGGTAATGTAGATCGTTCTTACATTGATATTGAAACTGTAAAACCTACATGGAAAAATCGTCAGGTTGAAACTGATATCTCATATGTAGATTTAAGAAAAAATGGTTTTAAATCCATCGCAACCTTAACTACATTTATGAAAGAAGCTTGTCAGAATGCGTTATTTTACGATGCGCTTTCTATGGCGGATAACGCGGTTACAGGAGGAGAAGCTCTTATTGAGGTTACAGGAGCAACACCTACTCTTGAGGCTATGGATAAATTATCTCTTTATCTGAATGATAGGGGTGATGATAATGTTATTGTTACTTTGAATAAATATGCTCAGGCAATTAGACGTATGCCTAATTTTGCTCAGTATTTGTCAGGAGCTATGAAAGACGATTTTAACAGATATGGTTTAGTAAAAACATATGATGGAATTGGCATTGCAGGTATTTCAGGAGCAAAGAAAACTGGAACTGGACAGCTGCTCCTGCCAGACAAGAGAATCTATGGTATCGCAGATAAAATCGGAACACTGGATATGAAAGGTGAAATTCACGTATATCAGGATATGAATAATCAAGGTGAAAAAGTTCATATTATGTTGAAAGATTTTACATACGGCTTTATGCTCACACATATCGAAAACTTTGCAAAGGTTACTTTGAAATAAGGTAGTCTTTTTTTATTGTTTAAATTTCTATCGGAGGGATTCCTTCGATAGAAATTATGAAGAGGAGGAGATTTTATTAGTAGTAAATTTGGAATCACAAAACATTTTCAGGTTTTAAATTATAATGAACATTCTGTATGCATTACAATTGCGCCAGGTAAAACATGTGTAATTGAATCCGCAGTAGATGGATCACCAACTACTCTTCCGCTTACGTGGGATGAAATTGTATACGCAAATAACAGTAACGTATTTAAAAGCGGATCACTTGAATTCCAAGGAGATGTCGAAAATGATATCTATAACGAATTAGGAATTGTAAAAGAAAATGTTTTAAAATATGAACAAATAAAAGAAATTTTACTTCATCCAGACAAGGATGGACTGAAAAAAATTTTAAAAATAAAAACGTTATCAGATTTTGATAGAGTTCGTGAAATTTTTCAAAAATTAAAATTTGAAGGTTATTCAATTACTCTTGATGTAAATAATCTTGTAAAAAAAAGAACAGAAGAATTGTTTATGGGGAAATCATCTTCTTCCATTTTTGTTGATGACCCAGAAAATAAATCTTCAGATTCTAAGAAGGTTAAAGACTTGGAAAAACAGCTTGAGGAAATGAAAGCAATGATGGAATCTTTGCTTAAATCAAATGACACGGTAAAAACTGATTCTGTCGAAAATACTCAGGTTAAAAAAACAGGAAGACCGAAAAAGTCTGATTAGATAACAGGGAGGTAATTTGGCATGAAGTCAAATTCTTATACTCCATTTAGTGAAATTTGTGATAGATTCTATGATCGATTAGAAAAGGATGATAAATTTTTTAATTATTATAACGTAGATGAATTAGAAGCAATTCAAATTGCACATGAAAGGTCTAAAAGATATCTTATTGAATCATTAGATGACTTAACATCTCTTGGAAATATGCAAGTAGATTTTTCTGATTATGACACAGAAATTGAACGTATAAACTTCCAACTATTACCAAAAGAAATTAAAATCATTGTTGATATGATGTTTATTAAATACATGGAAAGAGATTTAGCATTGTTACACGCTATGGAAATAAATTTTACACCATCTGATTTAACTGTGTTTTCTCCAGCAAATGAAAGAACAAGTTATCGCAATTTTATTGAAACACTAAAATTAAATTTGCAAGATGAATTGGCTAATTATCAAGACAGGGATAGAAAAACAGGCAAATTAAAAGCGGTACTTGATTATTCTTTATATGACGAGTGAGGTGATAAAAATGAATTTGAATTATTTCAGAAAAATTCAGAATAGTTATCGTGTATCGTCAAAGAAAGAACAACAACTTAATATAATCAACAAGGAATCTGAAAAGCATTGGAATAATATTGATTGCGAAGATGTTGTTATAAATGGTGAAAATAGAAAATTAATGGTGGTAAAAGACACCGATAATAATGCCTCAAAAAAGAAAATTAAATCAATACATAGTGAGCCATTTAATCTTGGAGATTATATATACTGGAATAACCAAGTATGGATTGTAACAGTATTAGATCCTAATGAAAAGGCGTGGCATTCTGGATATATGTATTTATGTACACTATTGCTAAATACAATAGATGAAAATGGAAGGCTTGTTCAAAAATGGTGCTATTCAGAAGATTTTACTAAGTATTCTTCTGGCGAAACAGGGAATACAAGTATCAAAGTCGGGGATTATCAATATGGATTGACATTGCCTGTTGATAATGACACCAAACGTTGGCGGCGCGACAAAAGATTTTGCATTGATTTTGATGATTCGATTGAGCCAGACACATATCGATTAACAAATAGAAAATTGTTTTTATCAGATAATTCATATTTTAATCGAGGTGGTCTTATTCAACTTACACTTTCTCTCTCATCATTTAACAAAGAAACAGATGCGCTTGTTGACTTTGATGGAAAAAAGTATTGGATAGCGGATTATATTAAATCAGATATTTCTCAAGAAAAAAATAACACGTGCAAGATTTCTTATAAGGGCAAAAACCAAGTTGGTGTTGGCGATATTGAAAAGAAATTTTTGGGCGAGTTTTATTCTGGAAATGAAAAGATAGAGAACAAAGTTGGAAAATGGTATTTGAGCGATAACGTAAAAGATAAAGTGCATTTAAAAACAGAAAACAACACTGCGTTTATATGGATAGAAACAGAACAATTTGATCTAATTGGTGAAAAATTTAATTTATTTTTCGGTGACGATTTAGTTACAACAAATATAGAGCTTGAAATAGTTTACTTATAATGAGGTGTCATTTTGTGGGATAAAAATATAAAAGATCTTGGAACAGTATTATCAAAAGTTATTTCAGCATTCAAGCATTCTGATGAAATCCGAGATGTACTGTTTGGCAGTCAAATTAATGAAAATGATTTTGATTTACAAAAGGCTTATGAGGATTGTATATGGGATTGTCTTTATATAAAAGGAATTCAAACAGAAGCAAAAACATATATTTGTGCAGATACAACAGTCTCACGAATAAATTCTAGCACAAAAAATGTTAAGCTTATTATACAGGTTTTTTGTGAAAAGTCGTTACTTAAGTATTCCAAAAAGGGATATGTTGGGAACAGACCTACTATCCTGGCAGAAATAATTGAGGAAATATTAATTAAAGACGAAGAATTTTCGAGAAATTTTGGCATAGGAAAATTAGAATTGAATAATGTAAACATTTTTACAAATGGCGAAAACCATTATGGTAAAACCTTGGAATTTACCATTACAACTTTTAGATAAGGATTTTAATTATGAAATTAGATTATTTTGATCTAATCTCCCCTCTCCCACTTGATCTTGTTGGAATTGGAAGAATTAAATCTCCAAAGCTTATTGAGATTGCTGACATATCTTATTACGTCTATGCACAATATGTGTCATATCTAAGAATGACTCCAGATGATTATATTGATACTTTTAAAATAGAAGATTCAGATATTGAACTATATACGAAATTTGACATTATTCTGTATGATCCAAATTTTAGAAACATGATTAAAAATGCTCTCAATTTTTTCTTTATTGAAAATTTTGAATGGTTTGATGAATATCAATCTTTTTTATGTACAGAAGAAATTGTCATGGAAAACGGAGAATCTGAACTTCTAGCAAAAGGAATTATAAATTCAAAGAATTATTTTGATGTGTTGGATATCATTCTGCAACGGGTACACATTACTCCAGATAAAACAGAAGTGACTGACATTACAAAGATCAAAAATAAGCGCGGATTAAAAATATACAAGAGGATGCAACAGGTAAAACGTAAATTCAAAAAAACATCTGGCGGAAATCCAGACTTATCTTTGCCTAATATCATATCATCCGTTGCTGTAAGAAGTTTATCTTTAAATTGGATAAATATATGGGATATTACAATTTATCAATTATTCAATGAATTTGAAAGACTTCAAATAATTGATCAATATGACATTGCTTCTACACAAGTATCTGTATGGGGAGACAAAGAAAAGAAATTCAAGTTTGGTGCTTGGAGTTCAAATATATATAACGAAAACGACGCTGAATAATTCAGTGTCTTTTTTATTGCAAAAAATTAAATTTTATACAGGAGGTAAAAAATATGGCAAATCAATTTGGAAAACAGATGGCGAACCGTGAAGTTTGCGATATGGTCTTTGTAGATTATAAAACAAAAGAACCATTTCTTTTCTGTGATTACGCAAATACATCAAGTCAGGAACTGACGGGTGAAAACGTTTTCGCTTACGGTGGAAAAAATCATCCGAAGAAAATTACATTCTCTGGAGAACGTGCGGGTACTCTTACAATTGAAACACAGATTCAGACACCTAAGCTTTGGGAACTGATGACAGGTGGTAAAAGCTCTAAAACAGCAGAGATCATGAAGAGAGTTAAAACAAAAGTTGGAGAAAGCAACAAAATTAGCATTTCTGATGCTAAAGTTACTCTTTCAAAAGAAAATGTATGGGTTTATGACGGGGCAGATTCTAACCTTGAAACAAAACTTGAGGTAACTACAGTTTCTGGTCAAGACATTACATTAAAAGATCAAAAGAATGAAGGTGCAGAAGTTGTTGTATTCTATCTTGCCACAAGAAGTGATGTATACAATCTAAGCATTAAATCTACTAGCTTCCCGAAAGCGTTTACTGTTTACGGTGATACATATATGAGAACAACAGATGAGGATGTACTTCCATATCTGTTTAAAGCATATAAAGTAGTTCCGCAGGCGAATATGTCTCTGTCCTTTGCAAGTTCAGGAGATCCTGGTACTGTAACACTTACTTGTGACATGATGGTTGATGATGATGGAAACATGCTTGATCTGACTCTGTTACCAGATGAGGACGACCAGGGGGAATAGCACCCCCTGAAGATCTCGCCTTGGTAGGCAGGGGGAAAATTGGAAAGGCAAAAATAGGAAAATCAGAATAAGGAGTGAGTAAAAATGGCATATACACCAACGACATGGAGTGATGGAGATGTTATTACTGCTGAAAAGATGAACAAGCTGGAGCAAGGTGTAAAAAATGAACAGGTTGGCGCACCTGGAGCAGCCGCAGGATTCGGAACACCAACTGCAACGGTTGACGCAAATACTGGAGTTCCATCTGTAACTGTAACAGCAAGTGGAGCAAACACAGCAAAGGTATTTAATTTTGCTTTCAAAAATTTAAAAGGAGCAAAAGGAGATCCTGGTGCGACATACACTCTTCCGGCTGCAAATAAAACAACATTTGGAGGAGTAAAACAGTCTACTTTGGTTCCTGAAGCTGCAGGAGAAAATGTTACAAAGGCTGAGTTCAAAGCTTTGCTGGACGCTTTGAAAGCAGCTGGTATTATGGCTACATCTTAAAATAACGAGTGATAGATATTTAGTGTGAAGAAGGGGGGGTAAATATCTATTATCGGTATTTGCCCCATTTTTTTACTCTGCTCCAAATAAGTGAGGAGTGAACTCGAAATTAGAAAGTTAGATAACGAATACCGCACAGAATCTTCTCACGAAGTGTGTTATTTATCAGAATACGGAATTAAATATACATTCGTAAAAAAAGAAGATGGTGTGACGGTGTGGAAATACAAAAAGACAAAAGAACTTGGACTTGCTTTAGCTAAGTTCTGGGAACAGAGATAAAATAGGTTGTTCAAGATGATGAATATAAAGGTGGGTGTCATATTTTTGAGCGCAGTGTCATGCAGTACATCGGCAATAGTATTAAAGGACTGCCACTACCCTATTTATTTAGAAAAGGGATGGTTAAATGAAAAAATTAAACTTAAAAGGAGTTACTGCTGAAGCGGTAACTGGTATTGCATTACTTGTTCTTGCCCTTATTAATGCTGTTTTACAAATGTTTGGAATGAACGTTTTGCCAATTCAGAACGATGACATCAGTAACATTGTTTCTGTAATTTTCTTAATTGTAACGGCGGCATGGAATACATGGAAAAACAGAAACTTTACCAAAGCCTCACAGGAAGCACAGGCATTAACAGATATGATTAAGAATGGCGAAATTTTAATTGATCAGATCGAAGACGTTATTCAAAAATTTAAAGACGACAATAAAGGATAAGCAGAAATATGGAATATATTGAAAATTTTTTCGAATTGGATTTTGTTTCTCTGGTTATTGGTTTGACCATTTCTGGTTTAGCACTTGTGTTTATGTATGAATTAGTTATTAAAGTTATGAAGATATTCGGAATTGAACTTACTCATATTAGGCAGAGGCGTGAAGAACATGAGTTATTGGTAAAAACAGTTGAAAATCTTGCTAAATTACAAGAAAAGCAGGATGTGGATAGAGCAAGGTCTGATAAACACGATGAAGAGATTCGTAAGGAAATTGCAACTATTACAACGGAATTAAAAGAGGCTTTAGTTGAGCAAAAACAGCAAATGAATACATATACTGAAAACAGAGTAAAGGATCGTGAGAAATCTCGCGAAATAAGACAGGAACTTAATGAATCTATTGATAAATTAGCCGAAGGAGCCGTAGAAAGAAAAGAGCAGATTAAAGCTCTTATGTGTGGAACAATGGAATTACTTGGTGATAAAATTGATCAAAGATTCAGTAAGTATATTGCAATGAAAGGCATTCCAGAAAATGAAGTCGCAGAATTTGATGGATTGTGGAATGCTTATCATAATGAATTGAACGGGAATCATGGAAGAACACAAAAATATAAATATGTAAAGGAACATTTGCCAGTTCTTCCAATTGAAATTAATCCAATCTATGAAGAAGATAATACAGGAAAATAATAAGTTGAGAAGTTGCTTTTGTGTGACTTCTCTTCTTATTTAAAGAGGTGGTAAAAATAAATAGATCAAAATTTAATGTAGATAAAGATAAAAGTAAACGAACACATAATGGAATCGTATTTGATTCTGTATTAGAAATGAAATACTATCGTGACGTTCTTTGCCCGGCAGTGGAGAGTGGTGATGTGGTTAGCTATGAATTACAAAAACCATATGAACTACAACCAAAGTTCCGTCATGATGAAAAATCAGTCCAGTCAATTAAATATGTAGCTGACTTTTTTATTGTTTATAAAGACGGACATGAAGAAGTTATTGACACGAAAGGATGTCCAGATTCAGTCGCATTATTAAAAAGAAAACTATTTTGGTATAAATTCCCAGATGTTGATTATAAATGGGTAACATGGGTGAAAAAGTTTGGAGGATGGATAGATTATGAAGAATACAAACGACTCAAACGAGAAGAAAAACGTTCAAAATGATTATTATGGGTTTATATACATAACGACAAATAATGTTAATGGTAAGAAATATATAGGTCAGAAAAAATATTATGGAAATCATGAGGTTTATATAGGAAGTGGAGTTGCATTAAAAAATGCTATAAACAAATATGGTAAAGAGAATTTTACAAGAGAAATTATTGAAAATTGTAAAAGCAAAGAAGATTTAGATAGTCGTGAAAAATATTGGATTAAATACTATAATGCCACAGAATCGGAAGATTTTTATAATATCACATCAGGTGGTGATGGTGGATTTGGTAGTGGGAAAAATTCTCCTTGGTATGGAAAACACTTGTCAGAAACAACAAAAGAAAAATTAAGTAAAATGAAAACTGGTGAAAATAATCCTTTTTATGGTAAAACTCACTCTGATACAGTGAAAAAGAAATTATCTGAAAAGGCTTCAAGTCAACGACATTCGCAAGAAACAAAAGAGAAAATGTCTAAAAGTATGAAAGAAAATCATGCAGACTTTAATGGCAGAAATAATCCGAGAGCAAGAAAAATCAAACAATATGATCTAAGTAAAAAATTTATTCGTTATTGGGATTGTGCCAAAGAAGCATCCAAAGATTTAAATATTAATTACAGTTCTATTATCTCATGTTGCACAGGAAAATATAAAAGTTCTGGTGGTTATATTTGGGGATACGCAGATTAGGATGGTGCGATTATGAATATGTAAAAAAAAGACGTGCTGAACGTAAAAAGCAGAAAAAACTTTTGTCGGAATCTGCTTAATAAAATATCTTTACTACTCTTCTATTTAGTGATATGCTTGTACTATAAAACAAAAGGAGGTACATGTCATGGAAGAAAAAAGAAGAGGAAGACGTAAAAAAATTGTAGAAAAGAATTATGATGTTTTGATTCATCAGTGCAACCAAGAAATTTTAACCATTCAAAATAAAATGGACGAATTAAAAGTTCAGATGAAAGAGAAGAAAATTGAAATTAAAAAACTGAAAAAAGAAAAAGCTATCTATGACGAGATGAAAGCTGAACAAGAAAAATCTGAACGTATTCGTGAACTTGCAGAAATGATTGATAAATCAGAATATTCTTTAGATGAAATTAAGGAATTATTAAATCCTAAAAACTAGAATTATAAATTAGATTTAAATCATAAAATGATAATTAATAGAGTCGGTCAACCGGCTCTTTTTTGATACAAAAGGAGTATGTTGCATGGAAATAGAATTACGTGAAAAACCAAGAGGATTTTCTATTTATAAAAGAGTTCAATTTCAACGGGATATGTCAAAAGAACTTAATAAATATTTATTTAATATTGGCTTGTGCGTGTTTAATAATAAAGAAGAACCGGAAATAATTAATACTCATATTATATGCACTAGAGAACAGGCGAACGATTATTTAAACTGTTTGATTGATAAATGTATTGATGAACTTGGATATAAAAGACATCATATTTTCGACTCATGGATCAAGTCATTAACGAAGGTGGACGATTATGACATTATATTACAAAAAGAATTTCAACCTATTATAATCGACCACAGACAATCTAACGTTTGATATATAAAATTTCGCTTTCATTTAGAAATGAGAAGAGAATAAGAGATATGGTGCTACTAAAATAGTAACACCATAATGGAAGTGAGTTGATGATGTGATAAGCATCGCCAACATTATTGTACCAATCTTATCACTTGGTACTGTTCTCACTTGCAAATTCGCAATTAACTTCTACAAAACCTTCCTTAAAGTTAGTAATAGCATGAAGTGAAGTCGGATTGTTTTGCAGAACCATCCATACTATTCCAAGAACAGTCATGGACAAAAAGGTAAAGATGATTGCGAGTTTTGCAAGTCTGAACGAATTTTTGCTGTCTGTCATTTTTCACCTCCCTTCCGATTGTATAGTAATCAACTATCATGGGGAGATCAGAATGAGCAGATCGCTCAGAATTGTATAAACTTCTGATGACTTTCACCTATCTTTCTGACTTATTATATAGTCGTGGTGATTGGTTTGTAGGTTCCTTGTATGTAGGAGCGTAACAGCCGTGGTTACAGGAGAGGTGCGAAAAGCCAACTCCTTTAGGGGTTGGATGGATAGCACTATTAATTTATACTTTGTTTGTATATTTTTATTTTTTTATACACATTCTGTGTTATACTACTACTATGGAAAACAAATATAGACATACAAACACAACAGTATCTTTGATAAATTATCATTTTGTATTTTGTCCAAGATACAGACGAAAAATTTTTCTAATACCAAATGTAGAAGAACGATTTAAAGAACTGGTTAAAATTAAATGTAAGGAGTTAGATATTGAAATTATAGCTATTGAATGTGATAAAGATCACTCTCACATGTTCTTAAATTGCTTGCCTACATTAAGTCCATCAGATATTATGCAACAAATCAAAGGATATACAAGTAAAATTCTTAGAGAAGAATTTAATGAGTTATCTAAAATGCCTAGTTTATGGACGAGAAGTTATTTTGTTTCAACTGCTGGTGATGTATGTAGTGAAACGATTAAAAAATATGTAGAAAATCAAAAGAAACGATATTGAAAAAGAGAATACTATATTAGGAAGTGAGGTGAATATTATGTCAAACTTTATTGTACGATTTCCTTTAAAAACTGAAAAATATCAAGAAGATATTTTAAATAAACGTTTTGAGATTGGAAGAAAAATATATAATTCGTTAGTCAATATAACTCAGAAACGTTATAAAGAAATGATAAAAACAAAAAAATATCGTTCTATTATATCTTCTTTAACTGGTAACAAGAAAACTGATAAAGAAATTTGGAAACAGATAAATGAGGTTCGTAAGCAATATGGTATGTCAGAATATTCATTTCACGAAGATGTAAAGAAAATGCAAAAGCATTTTAAAGATAATATTGATTCTTTTACCGCGCAGAAAATAGCAACGACTTTATGGAAATCATATGAAAAACTTTTCTTTGGTAATGGTAAGAAAGTTTATTTCAAAAGATATGGAGAATTAAATTCTCTTGAAGGAAAATCAAATAAAACAGGTATTCGTTTTAAAGATGATACTATTATTTGGAATGGGTTAACAATACTAGTAGTTATTGATTATGACAATTATTATGAATACCAAGCAATGCAGTCGGACATTTCTTATTGTCGTATTATTAGAAAATATGTAAGAAATAAATATAAATACTATGTCCAAATAGTTTTTAAAGGAAATCCACCTGTTAAAGTTGATACGAAAACAGGAGAAATCAAACATTCTATAGGACAAGGAGATGTTGGTATAGATATTGGCACTTCTACTATTGCTATTTCAAGTGAAACAGATGTAAAGATTTTTGAACTTGCGGATAGAGTACGAAATATTGAAAAACAGAAACAAAAACTGTTAAGAAAAATGGACAGGTCAAGACGTGTTACCAATCCAGAGAATTATAATGAAGATGGAACAATTAAGAAGCAAGGTAGTAAAAAGATTGTATGGAATAAATCAAATCACTATATCAAATATCAAAATGAATTAAAAGTATTATGTAGGAAACAAGCAGATATAAGAAAATATCAACATGAATGTTTAGCAAACTATATTGTGTCTCTTGGTAACAAAGTATATGTAGAGAAAATGAATTTCTCTGGGCTTCAAAAACGTGCTAAAAACACTGAGAAGAATGACAAAGGTAGATTTAAACGAAAGAAACGATTTGGTAAGTCATTAGCAAATAAAGCACCATCTATGTTATTGTCTATCATAGACAGAAAGTTGAAATACTTTGGTGAAGAACTTATAGAAATAAATACTTTTGAAGCAAAAGCAAGCCAGTTTAATCATTTTGATGGAACATATACTAAGAAATCTCTATCACAAAGATGGAACGACTTCAATGGGATTAAGATACAAAGAGATATTTATAGTGCTTTTTTGATAATGAATATAAGTGATGATTTAAAGAATTTTAATATTAATAAGTGTAATGAAAGATTTAATAACTTTTATCGACTTCATAATTTAGAAGTAAATAGATTAACAGGCAAAAATAATTTAAGTAGTATAGCAATTTAAAAATATAAATAGGTTTTGACACGAGCCTTATACTATCGTTAATTCATTCATTAGAATGATTGGTAGTGAAAGTCTTATGGAAACAGATTAGTCTTATATGCTTTCGAGTATATTTGGAAGTCTATGTACATAAGAACCCAACGTGCTTTAGCCGTTGGAGTGTCAGGCACACGGCTTCCTGCATATAGATATTATACTACTCATAGAAAATAAAAACATCCAGAACATTTGTTTTAAAGGAGATAGAAAATCATGAAAAAAGAAAATATGAAAATTAAAGAAATTATTACATTCGAAGATAAAGCAAACGCTATTGAATATATTTGTAACAGTTTATTTGATTTTGGAGAAAATGGTGAAATTACCGACTACTCTCCTTATTATATTGAACCAGCGCAGGTTTGTGCTATTATAAATTACTTTGTAGAGGGAATTGAATTTGAAGATGGAGAATCTGTTTACGATGTTGCAATTGCAGACAAAGAAATTAATGATATTGTAAATCAGTTTTTCATCAAGAATACTACAACCGCAAAGAACCCAAAACTTACATATCCACAGGAAGTTATGAAATTCGTAATGTCTCATGTTGTAGAAAAAGTTGAATATATGAAACAGAAAGCTATTCATGCTCCATCATATAGAAAAGATATGGTTGGAGAAGCAATCGTTGAATTGATCAATGTTTTAGCAGAGAAAGCAAATGAATTGAATGTATCTGAGGCAAATAAATTTATTGAAAAATATAACAATCCAGATTCATCTCTTGAAGATTTTGCAAAACAGTTTATGAAAGACGAATACGAGAAACGTATGGAAGAATTAAAAGAGAATAAAAATGAATCAAGTTCTATTGTAAAAGATAATGATGAATTTCCAGAAGAACCAACTGTTCCCGCTGAACATAAGCCGAAACAAGCAGAAGAATTTCTTGCAAAATATAAAGAAATTGAGCGTCGCAATAAAAGTAAGTAGGAACAATTATGGCTAAAAAAGTCGTGTCAAGTTTTTTAGAAGCAAAGAACTTAATTGAAAAAAATGTACGCTCTGGTATGAATGCTGCAAGGGATGAAGTTGAAATAAAATTAGAAGATAATGTCCTTGGATATTATGATTTTGGAAACCCAATTAAATATGAAAGAACTGGAACATTATTAGAGTCCCCAAATACTACTCCTGTTTCTGGTGGAGGAAATCATTTTGAATTTAAAGCAGAAATGGAAGACAATATTGCTTATCATACTGGAACATATTCTGGAGCACAGGTAATAGATGCAACAGAACAAGGGCATTCGGGAACACTTGGTAGGCATGGATATTTTGCAAAAACAGAAGCGGAAATTCCTGAAATTGTGGATAGGAATATGTCGAAGTATTTGAAGTGAAAATAATTACCCAGGATGCTGGTGACATCCTGGGGTTGTGAAAAGGAAATTATTTAAATGACATATATGCAGAATTAATTAAATGATTTTTACCTACGGTTCTTACGTAATGACAATGAGTATTCAAATTTTATATATTTGGAGAATTGAATTTTACATTTCGCGTTTTTAACATCCTTGGAAAATGTATTAAACGTAAAAACAAGAATAATTAAAAGAACTAATGCAATAACAATAAGACTTAAAATTATAATTGTTGTCATTTTTCACCACCCTTCTGTACTTTGATATACAGAACGGGAGTGTTTGCGAAAGAAATCCGCAGAGATATGATGTATAGAAATGATACATATAATAATTAATCACCTTTCTGCCATATGTACTGTTTTCATTTCGTATACAAGGTGTATACTTCCACAGACGCTTCTGCCAGATACATACCCGTGGCAACGGATTAGTTGTGGTAGATCCAATCGATATGCATCCGATTACATTATAACAGAATATTGATAAATTATAAATAATTTTTATTACTGCTCTCCTTTCGTGAGGGCTTTTTTAATGTCCAAATTTGAGAGGAGTGATTTTTAAAAAATGAGCGAATATGAAGTACGGGTTAGTACGAATGTTGATACAAGCGAACTAGATGCCGCCCAGAAAAAATTAGACAATTTAGTAAAGAACGATAAACAGATTAAAGTTGATTTTGATATTCAGGGAATGAAGAATCTGAATAAAATCAATGGTGTATTTAAGAATATTGAGAAATCATTTGGTTCTGCAGGAAAAATTGCTGGACAAAATTTTAATAAAGGATTTGAAAATACACAAAACAAATCTGGTTCAAATAAGTTCTCAGGAATAGATAAAGAATTAGAGAAGTTGAAAAAAGGTTTGGGTAATTTCAAATACGATTCCGTTTCGGCAAAAATGGAAAGCCAACTTAATAAGTATGCAAAACAGAGCGGAAATAAAATGCTTGAAGAAGCTCGTGCTGCAAAAAAAATATATGATGATTCTATTAAATCAATAAAAGAACTGTCCTCTAAAGGAAAGTTAGACTTTAATGATGTAAATGTTCAGAATACATTTTCTAATTTGACTAAATCTAGTGAAAGATTTAAAAATGCAATGTCTGCTGTTAATTCAGAATTATCAAAGACAATTTCTGTATCAGAAGCACATTCTGCTGCGAATAAGACTTTATCTTGGCTACAAGCAAACACAAAAGCGGCGGATAAATATGGTGATCAATTAGAGGAATTAGCAAATAAGCAACGGAACGCATTAACATCTGGAGATTTAAAAGAATATACATCACAGGTAAGAGCTATCCAGTCTGCTGCAAGTGCTGAAGGCTTAACCGGAATGAGTAAGATCGCAGAATTGAAACGTGCGGTTACTCAAATCGGAGAGTTTGTCGGAATTTATGGCGTATTACAGAATGTTGTAATGGACGGAAGTCGAATGATGGTTCAATCAGTAATGGATGTGGACAAAGCAATGATTGAACTTACAAAAGTAAGCAATGCATCGCCTACCGATTTGTCAAATTATTTTGATGAAGCTGCTGATAGTGCCAAAAAATATGGGGCTACTATTAGCGATGTAATACAAAGTACTGCGGATTGGTCACGGCTCGGATATGGTCTTAAAGACGCAAAACAATTATCTGAGACTACAACTTTATTGGAGAAAATTGGAGATAACATGACACAGGAATCTTCGTCTGAAGGTCTTATTTCCACTTTAAAAGGTTTTAATCTCCAAGCAGATGAAGCAATGTCTGTTGTAGACAAAGTTAATGAAATTGCCAATACTCAACCCATAGATACGTCGGGAATATTTGAAGCCCTTAAAAGATCAGCATCATCAATGAGTGCAGCAAATAATACATTATCTGAAACAATCGGGCTGATTACTGCTGCAAATAGTGTTGTTCAAGATCCAGCATCTGTCGGTAAATAGCTTGCCGACATTAAAAGTAGCTATATCGGTTAAAAGCTAGAGGTAGTTAAGACCGAGGAAAGACTTAGTAGGCATTCAGTTAATGCCTAACCATTTGGTTGCATCTTTTACCTACTAAGAATCCGTAACGACTGTAATACTTTATATGGTAACATATGAAGTTTCGCTACTCTCCTATTTTATAGGATGAAGATCCAGTCTGAACTTCCGTAAGGAACTTTTGTGTTGAAACACACAATCGCCACGATATAACCTTAAAATGAAACGTGGGAATAAGGCAGAAATGCCTTATCGCCATATTACTATGATAATATGGTTAGTAGATTTAATGGTCGAATCGAAGTAACAAACTTGACAGCATTTAAGACCATAAGCATGAGAATTCGCGGAGCTAAGACTGAATTAGAAGAAGCTGGACTCGAAACAGATGGAATGGCAGAATCTACTGCTTCGCTGAGAGAAGAACTTATGGCTCTTAGTGGTGTTGATATCATGGAAAATGATACTACATTTAAGAGTACGTATAAAATTTTGGACGAGTTATCAAATAAGTGGAAAGATTTAACAGATATTCAGCAGGCTAGTGTTACTGAACTTATAGCTGGAAAACGTCAAGGAAATGTAATTTCAGCATTGATGCAGAATTTTGATATTGCAAGACAGTCTGTCCAAACTGCTGAATTCGGATCAGAAGGTTCTGCTCAAAGAGAGCTTGATAACTGGAACAAAGGTATAGAAGCATCAATTTCTCACTTCAAAGCACAGTTCCAAGAATTTTCAACATCAATGATAGACTCTGATTTATTTAAAGGAATCGTTGATGGTGGTACTGCAGCATTAGATGTAGTAACGCAGCTCGTAGATACAATAGGTCTTTTACCTACAATTTTAGGTGGGATTGGTATCGGAGCATTTATTAAAAACCTAGATTAGCCAAAATCCTGGCTACAACTTCTATTTACTAGAGTGAGTCTATTATCGCAGCGATACATAGTAATATGTATTCAAGAATTATATATAATGGCATATAATTCAAGGCGGTGAGATTCAGGTTTTAAAGAACAGAGAGGATCAATTCATCGAAACTTCTATTCTATATAATATAGTGAAACGGAACAACGAAAAGATATATATGATGACATATATATTGTCCGAAGCAACGATGAGCCAACCCTAATTACGTATAGTCACAGGTGAATCCGCTAGGGCTTCCTATAGGTCGGAGAAGCTGTCTTAACTGGCAGTGGCGGGATAAGTTTGTTAATATTAGGGAAGTGTAGAGAGAGCACCCTTCCTCTAAGGTATATAAGTGCCATAAATTTTATATATCTTAAATGCGTGCTCCAAGGTAAATATTAATAGTGGTATTCCACTCGGCGCATCTCTCGTCGTTTTCTAATAGAGATAAAATATTAAAATATGAAATATTGACATCAAAAATTATATATTTTATAATAAATATGTAGAATTATGTCAGTTCTTGTATTTATTTAGTGAACGATTTTTATTCCTTTATAAACCATATAGTGATATTATTTCCATATGAGGTGTGCATATGAACAATAATGTCATAAAATTTAGTACGTACAGAAAAGATGATAAAATGTGTAAAACTTTAGAGAAAATTCATGGTAAAACGCCTGATGAATTACTGATGGAATATGGTATTTATGACACTATTCCTATTGATCTGGAAAGACTTGTAAAATCAATTGGTATTTCTGTTTTGCCAATGGACTTTACAAAGCTAGAAAAAAGATTAAAACGAAATGATATTTTAGGTTTAGTTCTTACTTCGGGAAACGATGCGGCAATTTTTTATCGTGGAACCGACAGTATAAACAGAATAAGATTTACTATAGCTCATGAATTAGCACACTGTTGTAATATTGATCCTAATAACAATGAACCACATATAGAATACAGACTAGATGAAAAAGATAAGGATGCTGATGAAAAGAATATGGATATTTTTGCCGGACAACTTCTTATTCCATTTCATAAGTTGAAAGAAGAATATATGAAAATGAACTTACCAAATTCTGTTGACTTAGCAAAAAAATTCCAAGTATCTGTCAGTGTTATGGAGGCGAGACTGGATTATTTGAAAATTTCTTACTATTCCGAAAATATGGAGCCTATTTTTTATGGATAACAGAGAAACATTAAACGATATAATTTTTGATGCTGGAATATCAGTGCCAGAAACTGTAGAAGTTGAAGTTGGAGATGTACAAACAGAAGAAAATTATAATAAATCACGATCGAATGAGAAAAATAGTTTGGAAACTGATATATCAGAAATGAATATATTTTTCGAAAGAAGATATTTGATATATAAAGATGTATTGGCTCCGGAATTAAGAAGAAATGAAGAGTTAAAGCGTATTCACAAAACAAAATTGATGAATAACGTATTTAGATTACTTAAATACCAATTCATTTTTATGTATGTTCTAGTATTCTGTTTCTTAGTTATGATAGGATTTAGTAATTGGATACAGATATCGGAAACAGTTGTTTTAGAGATAATATCATTTATAAAATTCTTTATTACTTCGGTAATTGTTGAACTTATCTCAATTCTTCTATTTATCGTAAAAAATGTATTTGATAAATCAATTGTAGACTTGTTCAAGAATTTTGATACAAAAGACACCGATAAACATGATATCAAGAATAACTAACAACAATGTGTTGACTTAATATATAGATTTAGTATAATAATCTATGAGCATATTTAAAACTGCTCAAAATAGATTCACATCACAACAATGTACTGACAGGAGAAAACTCCTGTCTTTTGTTATAAATTGAGGTTTTTGATTTAGTAAAAACATATGTTCAGACTACTCTTCTATTCATTCTTAGTATATAATGAAAATAATACTAACGATGAGAGGGAGAAAATATGAAGATTGACAATACAGATTATATCTTATTTTTAGACGAAAGCAACGTAACAAAGTTTAACCCATATCTATTGCTTGGCGGAATATTTATATCAAGAAAAGAATATAAGGATAATTTAATACCAAATATATTAAAATGTAAATCAATTTTAGAAAATCCTAATATAATTTTTCATTACACAGATATGATTAAGAAACAAAATGATTTTTCATGTATGTGTGGAAATCAAGATATGTGCGAAAAATTTTGGAATGAATTCTATTCTTCTCTTACATCTTCGAAATTTAAAATTCTTTCTGCATATATAAATGCTAAAAATTATAATAGCGAATATCCTAAATCAATAAGCCATGATGCATATGAATTGCTATTTTCTACTATAGTTAACAATTATATTCACTTCCTTAATAAAAATAATGCAAGAGGAAGTATTATTTTTGAGTCAAGAGAAGAAACACAAAACAAAAAAATTCAGCAATATTATTTTCATATGTTAAAATACGGAACTAATATTTATCATTCCACTGCAATTGAAAAATATATTACAACAACGAATTTTTTAGTAAAAGAGGATAATTGTATTGGATTGCAAATTGCTGATCTTGTTGCATATAATTGCATTAAATATTTAAATAATTCTAAAGTCAAACACAATATGCTGGATGTTATTATACCTAAAATGTATGACGGGAACAAAGGAGATATTGAATCTTATGGAATTATAAAACTTTTTTAGTATATATTGACATCTTGTATATTATTTGTTATACTCCATGTACAAACAGAGAAATGGGTGTCCATTGGCTTAGTTTGTATCATATCACACGGAAATGGGTGTCCATTAGCCGATAGATGTGCAGACGAATAGGAGGAAAACGATTGTCGTTATGGCATGAGTTTAAATGACAACATACTATAAACCACGTGAAAGCGTGGTTTATAGTAGTTATGATATTTTTGGATTGGGATGGCATAATCCCGCATTATGAGTTTTATATTTTTTTTATGTAAAAATAGTAATATTTACTGCTCTGATTCGTCATCAATCGATAGAGAGATAAGATTTATTCTTATCAGAGAGATGAGGCATTATGCCCTCATAAGTGAAATAATTTTTAGTCAAGAGACATCGATTGAGATGTCTCTTCTTCGTATGTAAGATATTATAAAAGAAGGTGAAGAAATGGAAACACACGAACAAATTCTGAAACCGCCAAAAAGATCTAATGAAAATATTTCAATTGAATATAGATCTGGAAATACAGATAAAATTCTTAATGAATATATTACGCAGATTGAAAAGAAGACGAAATTATAAAACGTCTGCTTAAAGCTCTGTATTATGAAACAAATGTAACGCCGGAAGAATGTTATTCAATTATTAAAAGATTTAAAGAACTAATTTTAGGTGATGTTGATTTATGACAGAACAGCAAAAAAATTATATGATGATTATCAAAGAAAATTATGCAGCGGAATATACGAAAGCCCTCATGGTGTAATTGAACGCAAAGAGTTTGAAGAATATTCAAAGGAGTATTCGTATAGAGCTAATTGTAAATTAACAGGAAAATTCCGCAGCAGGAAGTATTTTTAGACCACTCCCCCACTCCACATTAAAATAAAGAAGGTGATGTAGTGAAAAACAGTAACAATAAACTCAAAATAAAAATCACTAAAGAAGACATATTAAATCATCTAATTCATTCAATCGATCAAGAATGTCCCCATCCCTCAACACTTGCACGTAAAATCGATATAGAGAATTTACTTTCTCAAATTGGCTTTCTTGAGGGAAAAACTCTTTTAAATATTCGTATATGTATGAGCAATCGGTATCGACAACTTTATCATAAATATCTGGGAAAGCAATACGACCAAGAATTCTTGATATATCGTAATATAAAATTTCCCCATTTTGAAATACCCGTTTACGTTCTCTGTAAAGATAAGCTGCAAGATTTTCTACGTAAACGTGTTCCATTGATTCGAAATCGTTCGTATTATTAGAAAAATCTACAAATTTATAAGTATATAAATTTTCTGAATAGAAAGCATGAAATTCACTCCATAAACAAAAATTTTCGTAATTTTTCATTTCTTTAATTTTAGAAATATCAATATTTTTATATTCCGCAAATTTATAAAAATCTTCAATATGGACTAATTCGTGAAAAAATGCAATAAGCATGTTAGACATATCTAAATTTTGTGTACGTAAGAACATAACGGGAGATGCTAATTTATTGCTATCGTTTGGAAATACAACACAACCATTTGTTAAATTGTCTTTTAATATAAGATTAGTGTCTTGTTGAATTTTCGATACAGACTCGTATAAATCATCTGTAAAGAACAAATTTTTAAGGTCAAATACAGTAATGTCCGAGATCTTCAAATTGTAATATTCATATGCAGATTTTACAATATTCATAATTTTGTTCATACTTATAGATTTGTTGTCCATAAAATTTCCTCCAAAGGTGGTGAATCTAAAATTGAAAAATTTACACTTACTGCATTACAAAATATATACATTTTTACATTTTACAAAATATAGAATGATTATATTCTTATATTCATTAAACAAAAACAATCGAAAGGTATTGAACAAAATGCATAAAGATTTTAATGAAAAAATCGAAAATAATTTTGGTCTTCAAAAAACAGATTATTCATGCGAATACACATTGAAAAAGCAGCAAAAATCGTGTGATGACTTAAAGTGCAGAATACGTGAGTTAGAAACAGAAATGTTATAGAAACATCTCTGTTTCTAACTACTCCTCCACTCCCCTAAAAATAACTCTTACAATTATTACACTTCCATTGCTTGCCGATTTTCTTACTTCCAATTCCAAACATCAATGTGCTGGCGAAACGGCTCGTGCCAGACACTTTAGTAAGATTGGTTGAATTACAGTATGGACAGTGTGGTTGATTGGATTGAGTAGGTGTTGGTGATGGGATTAAATCATCATCATTGTATATTTCTGGAATAGTTTTATCACACATAATTTTACAATATAATTTTTCTGGTCTTAATAACCTTGTCATATTTTGAATTTGTAAAAAACACTCTTTTCTTTCCTGATCAGTTGTATTACTATTTAAAGCAACTTTTAAAACAAAATCTAAATCATATGATTTTCCATTTACTAAACAATACTTATTATCCTTTTGCTTTATAGGGAAGCCACAGTGAATACAGCTTTCACTTTGATCACTTATCTGTCTCCCACACTCAGGACATTTAATTAATGACATAACAGTTCCTCCAATTTTTATTATCATTTACGATAGAAACGTATATAGATAATATATCATACATTGTCACTCAAAGATATAGGAGAATTATCAGACTTTATTACTGGTATACGAGGAATTGATAAAAATCTTGATTTTACATCAAAAGCACAATCTATTGCTAGTTTATTGGATGGTGTTGATGATTTAGATATTGTAAATAAAATATTTAAAAATTCAGGTGTTTCTAAAGATTTGGCAGAGGAAGCTCTAAAATATACCTCCTTCTCAAAATCCTTAGACAAAGTTGCAAAGTCATCTATTGAGGGTGCAGAACAGATTACAAATTTAGAAAAAGCAACGAAAGGTCTTAAAAAAACAAATGCAATAACTGATGCTATAGACACTGCCGATGACTTATCAGATATCCTGGACTCTTCTACTGATATAATCGGAGAAAAACTGAAAGATATCAAAAATGGATTTAAAGGTATTGGTTCAATTATTGCAGCACATCCTATCATAACAGGAATAACAGCAATTACTGCTGTCGGAGTCGCCGCTTATAGTGTATACAAGAACTATAAGAAAAATATGATGGAAACTGCCACAGCATCGTCTGCTGCTTTTAAGGAGTCCAATGACCAGCTTACCGAGCAGATATCTAAATATAAAGAGCTAAAGGCACAACTTGATTCTGGAGGATTGACATCATCCGAAGAGTATAGTGTTAAACAGCAGATTCTTGGAATTCAAACACAAATTACAGCTCAGTATGGTGATCAAGCGTCTGGAGTGGATTTGGTAAATGGAAATCTACAGACACAATTAAATATTCTGCAACAAATCGCCGCTGAAAACGCAAAGACAGATTTGAATAAAAACGCAGAAGCATATAATGACACCAAGAAAGAGATGGAGAAAAGCCGGAAGTATTATATCGGTGATACTGTCAGCGGATCTGGGTTAAATAAAAATGACAAAGGTATCGGAAAAGAAATATACGATATCGCCAAAGAATTTGAAGACGCTGGATTCTCCATAAATGACAACGGAAACGGTGAAGGATTATATACGATCCAATTTAATGGAGATGCTTCGCAAGCTGAAGAAACAATTACTGAATTCATGAATCGCGTATCCGACCTTGAATCAAAATATACCGATGAAAACTCTCAGAACGCAATTAAAGGATATGTTGATTCAGCAGCCGACGCACTAAAATCAAATCAAGAAATTCTTGATAACTATCAAGATACATACAAAAATATCATCAAAGAAGAGATGATTGCTCAAGGAACCGGGGCTGGTTCTGTGTATTCTACCTACAATAAGTACGCGGAAGTAATTAACAAATATAATGACGCATTGCTTAGTGGAGACACAGATAAAATCCGTGCAGCAAGAGCGGATTTTGCAGCACTTGGAGATGAGGTAAATGACATATTATCACAAGGAGATAATAGTAAATTTACAGATTTATTTGGTGATTTGGAAAAACAGCTTGATACTGCTTCTATTAAAATAGCTGATTTCAAAGAAGTTTTGAGTGGAGAAAAGGTTGGATCATCAAATCAATTTAAAAAATCATCAGAGGATATCAAAAAGACATCAGAAAGTTTGAAATCCTTAAAACTTGATGCTGTTGACGCTTTCGGTGCGTTAGTTACAGAAGGAAAACAGGCAGGAGAAAGCGAACTTTGGTCACTTGCAAAAACATTTGGTCTTGACGCAGAATCTTCTACTGAAGAATTGCAAAATTTTGTAAATGTTCTTTCTGAAATGGGGCTTGTAAGTGGGAATGCTGCTGGAAACTTGGCTACTGCTTCTGATTCATTCAATAATTTTAAATCAAGTGTTGAGTCTGCAACAGAAGATTTAGAAACGCTTAAAGGAATACTTGCAGAGTCTACGTCAGGTTCTGGAATATCTTCTGATAGCGTAAAATCGTTCCGTGCAATGTTTGGAGATGAAGCAGAAAAGGCTCTTGAAAAAACAGCAAATGGATATCATTTAAATAGGAAAGCATTAGCTGAATTAGAATCACAACAAGAATCCATGCAGAAATCCAAATTCCTTTCTGCATTAAATGATCAATATGATGCTTTACGTGAAAATACAGAAAAATTAGCCAAAGCTAATTATATGGGCGAAGACACAACTGGACTTGAAAATACAAGACAGGAAATTCTCGATCAGATTAGCAATCTTGAAGATTTACAAATGCAGTACGAAGCCGCTACATCTGCATATCAAAAATGGATAGATGCTCAATCTTCTGGTAATGAACGTGATATGTATTCTAATATTCAAAAAGGATACAAAGAAACCAAGGAAATGATTGAACGAGGATGGGTAGATGACGGTGTTCGTACATATATCGATTTATTGTCAAGTGCTGATTTAAGCACAGCTCCTGTAGAAGATGTAATTGCTGCATTTAATAGACTTGGGAATACAATTGGTGATACTGGATATTCTATTCTTGACTTCTTTACCGTTGATGATAATGGAAATGAAACGACCGATGGTATTTATAATTTCTTTGATGCAGTGAATAAAACATTAGGTGATGAATATGCCAAATTAGAAGATGGAAAATACACTTTTGATTTTGGAAAAGGAAAAGATAAAGTAATCGCTGATATGTTTGGTATGGATGTTGAAGCCATACAAAGCATATTAAGAGCGGCGTCAGAAGCTGGATTTGAAATTAATCTTGATCAACCTATTGCTTCTATAGAAGAATTACAGAATACAGCCCAAACTGCTAAACAAACATTACACGATATGGGAGATTCCACATTTGATGGAATGGATTTGAATACTACCTCTTTGGATGATGCAAATCAGAAAATTAAAGACACAGAAAGTTACATTGAGCAGATTAAGAACGATCCTAATATCCCGTTAGATGTAAAAGGTGATAAACTTGAGGCGGCAAATCAAATTCTTGATTACCTTGTAAACAAAAAGGCGGAATTAACAGAAACGACAGAGATTTCTTTTGATTTAAATTCAGAAGAAGTTGTTCAAAGGCTTGAGAATGCAAATCAAAAACTGAAAGAGCTTGGGGCTACAGAAATTACATTTGATTTTAATGCAGATGTAGATGAAATAGACAATCAAATCACACAGGCTATTCAGTTATTAGACCAATTCAGAAATGAAGATGGAACACTAAACATTAATGCAGAAGGGGCAAACGAAGCTGTAATTGTCTTACAAGGATTGTTGAGCCAAAAAGAGCAATTGTCTACACCAGAAATAATGAAGGTAGATGTATCTCAAATTGAAGGTGATTTGGCAAATGCAATCGCAAAAGTTCAAGAATTTCAAAATGCATTAAGTAATTACAAGGTTGCGGAACAGCTAAAAGGCGCAGGTGTAGACATCGATACATCAGCAGCGCAACAGAAAGTGCAAGAACTTGCTGCAGAAATTCAAGGTCTTGATTCAAAAACAACTGCAACTCTTGGAATTAACACAGATGAAATTCAAGGTGCTCTTGCAGAACTCTCAAAACCGCATGATGTTAATGTTGCATTAAACCCGTCGTCTATTGCCACTATAGAAGGGGCAATTAGTGCAATTAAACCAGAAGATATAACGGTATCTGCAAAAACAGCCGGGAAAGAGTTAGTTGACGCTCTAAAGGGATCTATCGATAATGTGAAAGATAAATCCGTAACTGTTTCTGCTTCTACTGCTGGAATTGGTCTCGTACGTAGCCTTGCATCTGCAATTGATAGTGTACAAGACAAATCTGTAACAATAAGCACGACATATAAAACAAATTATAAGACAAACGGAAGCAAAGACGGGAACTCATTTAACGGTACTGCTCATGTAAATGGAACTGCAAATCCAAAAAGCGGGCATGCTTTTGTTCAAGGAGACTGGTCTGCAAAAAGAAATGAAACATCTCTAGTTGGCGAACTCGGTCAAGAGTTGCTTGTCAGAGGAGGAAAATTCACGACTATTGGAGATAATGGAGCAGAATTTGTTGATATTAAAAAGGGAGATATAATCTTTAACCATCTTCAAACAAAAGAGCTTTTGTCCAAAGGATATGTCAATTCTCGTGCAAAAGTATTTATGGGCGGAGCTTACGCATCAGGAACAGCATATTCAAGTGGAAGTGGAGGAATTGGACGACCAAGTAAACTTTCATATGGAATGGATGGAGCTAACTCTTCCGCTTCCAACAATATCAACTCCGCATCCAATAATCTTTCCAAAGCAGCATCAGATACTTCCAAAGCAGCAGAGAAATTATCAGAAGCAGTGTCTGGATATACAGACTGGGTTGATGTGTTATTCAAACGACTAGAATCACAGTATGATTTATTGATGAGCCAAATGGAACGTATTGCTCATCTTCCGCATAAACAAGAAAAGTTATATGAGGCAATGTCTAAGAATAGTGAACTAATGAGTAAGACTCAGCAAGCTATTGGGACTTACCAAAGTCACTTTGATTCTATTGTACAACAGAGCGGAATAAACCCTCTTATTGTCCATCAGATTCAGAACGGGTCTATGGATATTTCAAAATATGACCAGGATACTCAGAAAATAATTAGCGAAGCACAATCGTGGTGAATTATCACGCCACCGTGTTCAGTGATGAACATGTAAAATTCTATTTAATTGCTGGAAACTCCTAAAGTCTTATAAACTACAACGTAGGAATGAAATAAGTCCAAGCGTGAATGTTTGAAAATTATAAGAATTGGACAATCAGCAGCGAAGCTCCGAATAGGAGAACGTTCAACGACTATCCCATAAGGGAGTAAAGCCGCAAGCGATTGGCGGTTTGAAAAAATAGATTACTTGAATAAATTAAATAAAAACATATGTTTTGTGTAAAAGTGATAAATATAAATACATCTCTTTGTTTACAATTTGGGTAGTTTTTTCTCTTGATTTGTCATATAATAATAACAAGAAAACAGATATGTTTTCAAATTATTTACTGTGACCGTATAAATCAGTAGTCATAAAAAGAAGGTACGGAATCAAATTATTTCCGCTACCCAGCAATGCGGCTAATAAATGGCTGGGATTCAAATTATGAAGCATCCATTTATATATGGATGCTTTTTGATTACAAAGGAGAAAAAATGGATACTGGTAAACTGTATTTTATAAAAGATGCTTTTTATGACAAGTTTAAGTATTGTGGTCTTTTAGAAAACAAAGAAATGGTAAATGGGACTTTACATGGCAGACCATGTTGTTATATGTTTAAGTACAAAGAAGATGGTTTATATTGGATGATTCCTGTATCATCAAAAATACAAAAATATCAAAACCAATATCAACGTTCCATAAGCAAATACGGTTTATGCGACAATATTAGTTTTGGATATGTATTAGGACAAAGAAGAGCATTTTTACCACAAAATTTATTCCCGGTTACAAAAGAATACATAGGAAATATATATAGAGATGTCAATACAAATAATCCAATTACTATTCCAAGAAGTTTAATGGCTGAATTAAATGGCAAAGCCAGAAAGAAAATACGGTATAACTTTCAGGGTAAAAAATTTGGAATGACAGATATTGTGAAAATATATAACGAATTAACTAACCAAGAGCAAGAGAGCTAATCTCCTGCTCTTTATTTATATCCAACACAACACAATTTATTCAAGTAAAAGATATAGTCTCATCTCATATGAAAGTATGAGGAGAGTTTACTACTCTCTCACTTATGTAGCGAATAAGTGAAAAGGTAAATGATGATAAATTACAGGATTGCAACAAACAATACGATGACCTTTTAAACAAACAGAGCGAACTTACAAAGAAAGCACTTGAGAATATCGAAGACTACATTGACATGATGACTGGAATTGAGTCTTCCGCTGTTGACTACCAAGAAGCATTACGTGAGTTAGCTGCTGCAAAAGGGGAATCTGCTTATTCAGATAAGATGTACGGCTCTTTGAAAGAATCGATTAAAAATCAACAGGACGTTGCTGGTAAATTACAATCGCAAGTGCGGTTATATCAAGATGAAATCAACAAACTCATGGAAAATGGGTCTATGGCAAAATGGTCTACAGAATGGTATGAGGCACAAGCTGCATTAAACGGATTTAAAGAAGAAGCAGCAGAAGCTGAAACAACATTGATCGAATTGCAAGACCAACTAAGAGAACTTGATTTATTGAAATTGCAACAGGCAATCGATGAATTAGACAGAACTGCAAAACGTCTTGAGAACAACACAGACCTTACAGAGTCAAAAGGCGAACAAATATCTGAAAAAGATTTACAGGCGCAACTTGATAATGCCAATGCACAGATTCAAGCGAATTATAATAAGAGACAAGAACTATTACGAGATCAGGCGAAATATGATGTTGGCTCTGAAAAATATAATGAAATTGCAGAAGAGATAGAAAAGCTTGATGATTCTATTTATGATGCAATGAAGAATATTGAAGACCTCAAAAATAAAATCTGGGAAGTTAGATGGGAACCGTTCTTTGATGGACAGGAAGCATTAGACAATCTAATTAAACAGACAGACGATTTAAGAGGACTTTTAAATAGTGATGCTTTTGTTGGTAAGAATGGTGGATTAACACTTGATGGTATTGCAAATATAGCGTTAATCAACCAAGGTATGATTGCTGCCAAACAACAGATTAAGAATTACAACGAAGCATTAAAGAAACTTGACGAAGATTTAAAGAACGGAAATATATCTACGGAGGAATTTGAAGAGCAGCAGAAAGATTTTCTCGATCAGATTTCAAGTTCCGTCAATATTGTAGAAGACTACAAAGATTCTATTGTTGATCTTTATAAGAAGCAACTGGAAGCCGAAAATGATATGGCTCAAAAATCCATTGATAAATACTCTGAATTACTGGATATTAAGAAGAAAAATGCTGAGTATTCTAAGAATCTTAGAAAACAGACAAAAGATATCAATGTATTAAAAGCACAAATTGCTGCTTTAGATTCGGTAAATATTTGCCGGTATCTATTTAACTGCGGGAAAGTCCCCACAACCCTATCTTGCTACAACGGAACTGGAAACGGTAAACGTGAATGCGGTACGAGTTTATAACTCAACAGTCTTCGGATAGAAACCATAAAAAACAGATAGGTCAGGGATAACCGGGTGTGCAAGTCACCCAGACGCAACGAACTTCCTAAGTCATATATGGTTTATGATATGGAAGACGCTCAACGACTGGTAAGTCCTATATATTATAATATGTAGGCATAGGGTTACAAGCGATTGGTAACTCGAAAAATATAGACTATTTGAATAAATGAAAACGTATGTTTGGACTATTCCTTTTCCTATTGTTGGTATATAATAGAAATAATACTAATGATAAAGGATGGAAATATCATGTCTTATAATAAATTTGAAAATCTTTTAAGGTGGACATCTCATAAATTAAAAATTCAAGATAAATTTAATAAAAATAATCAACGTAAAGTGAAGTATCCAAGAGGGGCAATATATGCTTGCTATTTAGGAGAAAATATTGGACACGAAAAAAGTAGACTAGAAGCAAGACCATGTGTCATCATTTCTAATAATAGAATCAATTACAATGGTTCAAATGTTATAATCGTTCCATTGTCAAAAACAATACGATATAAGGAAAATTCCACTTCTGAGTTAAAGTATGAATGGCATTATATATTAAAAAAAACAAAATATAAAGAACTAAATTTTGATTCATCTATTCAATGTGAAGATATTAGATGTATATCAAAATCAAGAATTGGAAAATATATATGTAAAATAGACAGTGATGACATGAATGAAATACGAAAAAGGATTAAAAAAACTTTACAAGTTTAATAGATTATGATATCATAAATGTGAACAAAATATTTTTTATTTTACCCATCTTATGTTTAATGGTTGTACTATAGGCAATCGGCTTTACGGTTATACTTTATAAACATTTGTTCGTGGGTCTGTGATATGTTTGTACTGGGATGGCATAATCCCGAATTATGAGATTTATTTTTGTTCTACAAAAAGAGTAGTAGCTGATAGTTACTGCTCTTTCTTTATGTCCAAAATCATTTCAAAGAAATAAATTCAAAATTATTCAAATAGAAGGTATAGTCTCAACTTCTGGGGACAACTCAGAGAAGTTCATAAGAGAACTGCATAGTGTAGCGAACTATGTGAAGATAATTGAAATAACGAAGCAGCAAAAGCTGAGAAAAAGAGACTGGAAGCACAGTTAGCGGATGCGGAATCTCAGCTTGAAGATACACGGAGAGATCATGAGTATGATGTGCGTAAAAACGGATACGAAGGTCTTTCTGATGACTTAAACAAAGAGTTAGAAGATACTCTTAATGATATTACTTACAATTCTGAAAAACAGGAAGAAGTAATATCCAATATGCTGAATAACGTAGTAAATAACTACCAACAGGCTTATGACAAGATTCAGCAGATTATCAACAGCACAGGATTTGTGCCGAATGGAAGTCTATCCAATAACATTGGTAGTCTCGGTACAAGTAGTGGAGCGCAGAATCAGTTCAACAATGGAATTACTACTGCTCCTAACTATAGACCTGATAATTTTACAAATGTAAATACAGGTCAGATTCAGAACGGAACAACTCAAAATAAGAATGACCAGATTCAAGGAGATATCAGCAAGAATCCGGACTTATCTAACAGACCTGTTGCAGAAATTACATTAAGTCCGGGGACACTTTCTATACAGGAAGGTTCTACGGCGAATATTTCAGCAACTATCAGACCAAATGATGCAAAGAATAAGAGCTTGCAGTGGGTGTCATCAAATCCAGATGTTGCTACAGTTGCAAATGGAACTGTTCATGCTATCAAAGCAGGTAGCACTACTATTAGTGCAATTGCAACAGATGGTGGCGGTGCTACTTCAACCAATAGTTGTGCAGTAACTGTTACACCAAAACCAGAACCGCCAAAACCAACCCCAACGCCACCGAGCAATAATGGTGGAGGAGATGGAGTTCCTAATGTTGGAGATAAAGTAATATTTGCCAGCGGTCAATATTTCTACTCTTCTGATGGTATGAATCCTGCAGGTAATGAATTACTTGGGCAAGAAGTATATATTACAAGTGTTAATAATGCATCTTGGGCGCAGAAGAAATATCATATTAGTAGAACCCCTCGTTTCGGAGAACGTGACCTTGGTTGGGTAAGTCTTGACCAGTTGAGGGGTTATGCGTCTGGAACAAAGAAATTTGTAAATGGTTCAGAAATTGTTCGGATTAATGAAGGAAATAATCCTGAAATGATGGTCAGGCGTGGTGGATTGACCGGAACAGCGACAACGATTACTTATGGTGATGCTGTTGTAAATGCAAGACTGTCGAAGAACATTATGGATCTTGGTGAACACAAAGATGATATTTATAGCTCACTGAACATTGCAAACAGCCTTGGTGAAAGACCTAATGTAACAAATAATTACTATGACAAGATGATAGAAGTTCAAGGAAGTATCGACAAGGAAACATATCCTGGCATGAAGAAGGTAATTGAAGGAGTTACAAAGGAATTTACCAAAGAAGCTCATAAACTTGGAATACATCGGACACTTTAAAATTTAAGCGGCGGGATTCATATGTCTTGCCGCTTGTCGTAAAAATGAATATGAATATACAAAGAGTTGAGATTTTCTCAGCTCTTTTTTGAATAGAAAAATTAAGAAAGTTGAGGTGAATTATTTTGATTCTAGTATGTAAAGATTTTGAATTTGATGAACAAACTTTAAAACAGCAGGAATTATCTTCTGTCAATTTTGATGATGACACTTCTCTTCCATCTTCTATTGTAAGAGAAATGGAATCTACTACGATGAATAAATATCGTCCAGAGGTGACAGGTTTCGGGACGTCTTATACTGAAGTGTTGTCTTTTGAAATACATATCACAAAAGATTATGAAAGAAATACATCGCAGGACGAACTTGAATTTTCTACAGAAGAATATGAAAGAACAATTTCATGGCTTAGTTCACCTCAAGAACATAGATGGCTAAAAATAACAACACAACAGGGCGAGATTGTAAAAGTAAAAGGTTACTTCTCTTCTGTCACTCCATATGAGAATTGGGGAATTTGTTATGGTTTACGATGTACATTTACATGTAATTCTCCATTTTCTTATGTAGAAAAACAAGATCAACAAGTCATTACTCGAAGTAAAAATTTTATGTTGCAAAATACAAGCAGTGACAAATACGGATATGTATATCCAGTTATTAATATTTATCCAAAAGCCACAGAACAAATCTATATCCATAATCTGTCAGACAGTAAAACATTGGAAAATGGGACGCTTTCTTTGCAATCTACAAACAAACTTACACTTCAGTTGCTGATGGGAAAAATTGAAAATTATGCGAAAATGAATGGATATACACTTGAATACGTTTATGACAAAGAGAATCATGTAGTATCTGTATGCAATAATACCGCTATCCTGTTCTATCTTACCGATTCTTACGGAGTGAAGAACAAGTATGGTGCGTATTATATTGAAAACGGACAGTATTATATTTTTCAAGGTGGATTTTTCTACTGTCAAACACAAAGGGATTTGAAGTTAAAATTAGATTGTAAGAATTTGGCGCTATACGATGAATTGGATAGATCTGTTGTATTTGAGAGAGTCGGAATTCAGGAAGAAGATAATATTTATTGGATTCGTTTGATTCACGGACATAATACTTTTAGGGTGTTCGGGAATATGACATTAGATATTTCATACTTGGAACCACGGAAAGGAGCACTGATCTAATTGCAATTAAATTATGATTTATACGGAAAACATGAACAGCCAGTGGCTTACCTTGCGACCCCAAGTAGAATTTTTCTTTGTGCTATCAACGGAATAGATATATCAACAGTCAATTATGAAGGAGTTTGTAATGATGTCTCTTCTATTACATTTGATGTAAGTCAATATATAGAAACTGATGACGGAAAAATGATAGAATCGACAGCTTATAATTGGTTTTCTAAATATATGAAGATTTACATCTCCTCTCTCGGCTGGTTTATTATGGACAGTCCTGAAACACATGGATCAGGAACGAAGGAATATAAATCAATAACAGCAAATTCTGCACAGGGAGAATATGGACAAATCCCACTTGACGGATGGAAAGTAAATTGCGGAACAACGGATTCTTTGGAGATGCTTGTAGATGGAAATGTTGAAGAAATTGAAGGTGTTGAATTTGCAAAACAGCAGATCAAATTTTTCAATGAAAAAACGCCACAATTAAGTTTAATTGATATTCTTGTAAGCAAAGTTCCTGGATGGAAAATAGGACATGTTGATAATATCCCAAAAGAATATGAAACCATAGAAAATGGTGAAATCAAGAAAAAGCTTGTATATTTAAAAGATGAAATTGGGACATTTGATATTTCATACAGTGACGTATATAGTTTTTTAACACAAGATTTTGAAAAATTTTTTAGTTGTATTGTTGAATTCGATTATAAAAATCTTGTTGTTAATTTTTATCGTGTAGAGAACTTTGGGAAAGATACAAATATTACAATCGGATATCGCAACGTGCAAAACTCTAATGATATAACTATAGATGACGAACACGTTTATACAAAATACCGGGTATCTGGCGCAGACGATTTAGGGATTGAACAGGTAAATGGTGGAAATAATAATCTTTTTTACATTGACCCGTTCTGGTTAAATAACAAATATTTAAGCACACCTACAATTGAAAAATATAAGGCATGGTTTAGTTTTTGTGAAAAATCAAGAGTTGAATATACCGAAATGTCAAAACAGTGGAATGAGCTGCAAGACAAAATAACTGAATTATATATCAGAATTCCAACTGGAGATTGCGATCCCGATAACTGGCATAAACTGTCTGACGAAGCATTGACTGCTTTAAAAAAAGATTACGAAGCTCAGAAACTTGGTTATGAAAAAATCTATGTTGACTCAGAGGGTAATTTTGATATTAATGCTCTTAATGCATCCCCAGATGCCAATATCTATCATCAAATCGTAGACACTATTCTTCCAAATATCAAAATAGAATTTGATAATCGTAAATTGCCAACATCTGAAGGCGAGATGGATTTTATTGAGGATTATGAAACAACATGGGAATATTATGGAATCAATGAATTGGAGGTAAAACTTGCATCTTATAAAGATCAAGCAAACTTACTATCTAAAAGCCATTATGATTTGACATGGGAAAGATATCAGGAGTTAAGTAAACAAGATCCAAAGAAATATCCACCTCTAACTGAAGATGGATTCAAAGATAAGCATGAAATATATGAAAAAAATGCATATCAATTAGATGAGAAGAATACAGACTCTTGTGCTGCCGCCCTGAAAAAACGTAGAGATGAAGCAAAAACAGAAGAAGAAAAACAAAAGGAATTAGGAAAACGTAGGACTGAATTAGGTCAAAGAATGTCTTTAGAAGCTTGGAGTGATGAAAAACTTGGCAGCTTTGAAAAGGAAGAACTGGCAGAACTGTATCATATTACGAACCCTACTACATATACGAATGAAAATATTTTTGTAAGTAGCCAAGATTCTCTTACAGATATTGTAACCGTCCAACAACAACTATGTCGTGTAGCTATGGAAGAATTAATGGCTTCTTCTATACCGCAAACAACATATGCAACAGACGTAGACAATATTATTTCTGTAACAGGAACTGAATTACATGCTAGAACTTTAGATTTAGGAAACTTTATATGGCTCGGAATCAGAGATGATTACTTCGTAAAATTGCGAGTCATGACGATATCGTTTAATCCTTTTTTGTTTGATAATAATTTTTCAATAACATTCTCCAACATGATAAAGTCTAGGTCGAAAAGAAATGACTTTATTTCAATTCTTGGCTCAGGGTCAAATCTTGGTGGTTCGGGAGCTCGCAATAATTATGTAGGAAATCTACAACTTACTGATGATAATATTTACCAAATTTTACAAAAAATATTACAGTCATCTTCATTTACTAATAAAGTACAAAATATTGTAAATGGTTCTGGCGGAAGTATTATTGGTGGAACTGGAGGAAATTATATTACGCCAGGAACACTTGAAGCAGAAATGATCAAATGTATCAATATAGAAGCAGAAAATGGATTCTTCCAATACTTGCAATCAGAACTCATTTCTGCCGGAAAGATTGTTGCTGAATCAGGTGATTTTCAGGAATTAAAAGCAAAAGTAGGAAATATTGATGATTTATTAGCTGGCAATGTATCCGCAGAGCTTGGACATATCATTAAGCTAACAGCAAAAAATGTAATTATCGATGAAGCTGTAATTAAAGAATTGATTGCTGCTCAAATTACAGTATCAATGTTAAAGGCTGGAACTATTTCAGCGGATAAATTCCAAATTAAATCAGATGATGGTGGATTAGCAATCGCTGGAAATACTATGCAGTTTAAAGACAAGAACAATACTGTACGAATTCAAATAGGAAGAGATTCAAATAATAACTTTACTTTCTGTTTGTATGACGAAACCGGAAAAGGTGTTCTTATTGATTCTACTGGAATTAAAGAATCTGCTATAAGCGACGGTTTAATTAAAACAGATATGATATCAGATGGTGCTGTCACCGAAAATAAAATTGACAAAACTGGGATAAGAGAATGGACGGATGAGGACGGAAGTAAAATATTTGATGTAGGTAAGATGTATTTCGGAGATGAAAAATTCGAAGTGTCTTATACACAGATTTCTAATAAAGTTTCTGCACTAGAAAGTAAAGTTGGATCCATTGAATTAATGGGTGAGCAAATTTTTAAAGATAAGGATGGTTTAATATCACCGTCTTCTATCTCTGTTAAAGCAGTGTGCCGAAATGGGGTCGCCGTTGGTAAATGGTATATCGATAATGTTCAAAATACAGAATTTGTATCAGAAGACAATCTGTCAATTACAATCCCATCTTCATATATGAGTCAAAAAAATATTATTACTATAAAAGTCGAAGATTCTACGGGGAATCTATATGATTTACATAGTTTATATTTCTTGAAAAGTTCAGAAGGTACTCCTGGGAAAGATGCATATACAATTATTTTAGAAAATGAAAATGTCAGTTTTCCTGTAACAACAGATAACACTGCGATATCTGATGAGTCTTTTACTTCTGCTATTGCTGTTATGCAAGGAATCAAAAAACGGGAAGATTTTACAATAGGCGATATCAAGTCAGGGAACGGAATAACCGTATCCAAACAAGGATCTGCAATAACCCTATCAGTAAAAAAGAATACAAAAATTTTAACAAATTCAGGTTCATTTAAAATTCCTATTACAATTGATGGCATTGTATTTGTAAAAACAATGTCATGGTGTGTTGCAAAGCAAGGAATGACTGGGGACGCTCCGGTGAATATTGTTGTTGGAAATGAATCTCAATCAATTCCGTGTACAAGTTCTGGTATTGTGAGCGCTCAAACTCTTTTGGAAATACCATTTTCTGGATATAAAGGTCTAGATAAAATTTCGTGTACTGCATCAGTAGGAATTTTACCGTCCGGTATGACACTTGGATCATGTGAAGGGTCAACAGAAAAAACCGATGGAAAAATTGTACTTAATGTATCAAAAGGGGCGAACCTTGGTGGAAATGATATTTTAAGCGGCAAAATTAACATTACATTTACGTTAAATGGACGTGCTGTTACGAAGCAATTTACTTGGTCAAAAGTAAAGGCTGGAGAAACGGGTTCTGCTAGAATTTATATGTTACAATCGTCTGATCTTGTTGTAAAAAAGACAGGAGATAATCAATTTACACCAAAAGAAATAACGTTTTCATCCGTCTATAAAGATGGAAATTCGGCATCTCTTAACGACTATTCAGGTCGATTTATCATAGAAAGAAGCACAAATGGCGTTTCATTTGAAACAGTCTACTCTTCTGCTTCTGACGAATCTCAAAAGGTTTATACAATTCAAACAGATGATGCAGCAATTAGATGTACTTTATGTGCAAGCAACAGTCTAACAGAACAATTAGATTTTCAAACGGTTCCAGTATTGACAGATGCAGAAAGCATTATAGATGAAGTAGAAAAAATTCAAACTACTGTATCAGAAGTAAAAGTTAATGTTGATCAGTTAAATAAAGATATTACGTTAAAAGCATCTAAATCAGATATTACAGAAGAAATTAATAAATATGACAAGTCAAGCATTCAAGGAATTCGTGATCAAGTTTCTGAAATAAAAATAGATTCTGATGGAATTAAAAATACCGTAAAAGATGTTGAATCAAAACTTGAAAAAAAAGCAGACGGCTCTACTGTTCAATCATTATCTGAAAAGGTAAGTCAGGCAATTCAAGATGCGGAAGGATTCAAACAGACTGTAGAGAAAACTTATGTAGCAAAAACAGATAAGCTTGGTGCAAGAAATTTATTACGGAATTCAAAGACTTTGATATATGAAAATTATAGTTTTGTAAGCGATCCGCATGTATATCTCATGGATGAGAGCGAAAATTATTTGATGGATGAAAATGAAAAATATTTGACTGAGAAATAAATGGAGGTTATATGGCTAATAAATCTATTTTGGATGTGGATGTTAATGCATCGTCAGGTAATGATGATGCATTTTTCATAAATTCCAATCAAAGTTTAAAACAAATAAAAAAGAATAATATAAGGGATGTTGAGTATTTGGAGAAAATGATTCAATCAACACAAAGCAGCATTGCGAATCTATTGTCTCTAATGCCTTTAGAGATACAAGCTGCAATGATCAGAATATCAGAAGAGGAATATGCTAAATTAGTGCTTCTGGGTGAAGCTACATATTCTGAGCCAGTAGTGATTCCTGCGTAATATGCAATAATCAAATTATTTAAACAAGGAGAGAACACTCGTGGCTTTAGCCATGAGAGGTTCAAATCAGGCTAACGTTGATGAATAATTGGCGTTAGCTTTTTTCATGCAAAAAATTATTGGAGGTGATAAATATTTCTTCTTTCAAGACAACAAAAACAACAAATCCTTACAACGAAACAGACGAAGTGTTGGAGTTAAATATCAATGATGGAGCTGTTTATAGATTAAATAATGTAATAAAAGTTTCTGGTACATACACTTTCTCTATTTGGTATAAAACAAACAAAAATACAACTATTACGCTTCGTATATTAGGGAATGAAAGTCAAATTTCATCTGAAACTTCTTGGAAGAAATTTGTTAAAACCATCACTGTAAATTCTGTTTCAGACCAAAATAACGACATTGATATTGAAGTTGCTAGTGGTGCAATTGGATACTTTTATGAAGCTTGTCTTTCAGAAGGAGTTTCTGATACTTCATGGACTCCTGCTCCAGAAGATATCGATGATAATATTGAATCTGTAAAATCTGAGTTCTCGCAAACTGCTGAAGAAATAAAAATGTCTGTGAAAAATATCAAAGGCGATGTTTCTAATTTAAATATTCAGGTAGGGAAAATTGAACAAAGTGTTGCAGACAACAAAGGCAACATCTCCTCTCTCACTACTACTATTGACGGAATAAACGCTACAGTGAAAAAACAGGGAGAATCCATCTCAAGTATTGATCAAAAAGCTGATAAGATTTCACAACAAGTCACAAGCGTAAAAAGTGAATTGAATTCTAAAATTGAGTTGACTGCCGGTGAAATTTCTCAAAAGGTTGATGATGTGCGTGCGGATTTAAGTTCTGAAATAAAACAGACATCGGATAAAATTTCTCAAACTGTTACAGATATGAATAAAAACTTATCCACTAGAATTGACCAAACAGCAAAAGACATTGAACTGAATGCATCAAAGACTGAGGAACTTCAAAATAATGTGTCATCTATTTATGAAGGGAATCTAATTACAAACGGATTTGGTACTATGAAGAATAATACAAACTTCACTAGTTGGGTTTATGACGGCGCAAATAAATACGATACCTACCCAAGTTTTAAATATACTAGATCAACAAGTAGTGGTGTTGGAATTAATGATATGAAAATTCCAATTGATATTTCAAAGAGTTATGAATTTGATATGGCATTAAAAAGTATCGGTTCTAATAATAAATTATATTTGGGTTTTGATGAATATGATATAGACGGTAATTATATTAAACCTAGTATGTGTATGGGTTTTTCAAATTCTACAACAACGCTTGTAAAAGATTTAAAAAAAGGAGACACTGTTGTTTATTTAAAATCTACTTCTGGATTTACACAAACATCCTCAACTTATCAATTAGGTCTTATATTTTGGGACTATAAAGATTCCACAGGGTACAAGTATCCAGTTGGTGTATATTCAAGAAATTCTACATTAAATCTTTATGATTGGTCTGGTGTAAATAAGACAAATAACACAATAACTCTAAAGCAACCTTGGGACGGATTAACACATACTGTCGGAACAAGAGTATCACAGACAAATGATTCAGGACATAAATATTTTAATTATAAGGGTTCTGTTGCACCAACAGAATGGACACGTACAAATCATAAAATAGCAGGAATACAAAGCTTATATAGTTTCAATTCTAATTCTTTCAATCAAGCAACAAAATACATAAAATTTATGTTATATCACAATTTTGCACAATCTGATAATCAAGAAAAGACAACTATTTTAAGCAAGGTGTCTTTCGTTGAGTCAACTTTAAAAAACAATTTGCAAAATAACTACTACAATAAAACAGAAACAGATGCAAAACTAAAAGTGCAATCAGATAACATTACTGCAAATGTTAAAAAAGAAGTCACAACAATTAAAAATGATCTGGATCAAAATTATTATAATAAATCTGAAACGGATTCTAAGTTCCAGATTCAATCGGATTCTATCACTTCTACTGTCAAAAAAGAAGTTATAACACAAATTGGGAATATTGAGATTGGCGGTAGGAATCTATTATTAGATACAAGAGATTTCGGCTCAAAATCAGTGTGGGTAGGCAACAGACCAAATCCTGTGAAAGATACGGACGGTATGTCATATGTTGGAGTTGTTAATACATGGTCTAAATACTTAAAGCAGAGAATTGATCTACTAGAAGATATTTATACTCTGAGCTTCTACGCAAAGGCAAGCTCAGAAACTACACTGGAAGTCCGAAACGATAACGCTCCAATTAAAATCTTCCATACTGTTAATGTTAATTCGGTTGATTGGAAACGATATTTAGTGTCTGTTGAAGTTGATTACGAACACAATACGGAGCTCACTTTCTTTACAAGGGCTGCGGAGACTATTTATATAAAAGGTATCAAACTCGAAAAAGGGAACAAAGCTACAGACTGGACGCCTGCTCCGGAAGACATGGCTACTGCTGATTCTCTCGCAGATGTAAACAATAGTTTAACTAATACAACAAACAATTTGCAAAGTAATATCAATTCTACAAACAAAAATCTACAAGATGTCCAAAATAGTCAAAAAGAAGTCTATGAAATTATATCTGAAAACAAAATCCAAATATCAAGTTTAACACAGAGAGCCGAAGGTTTTCAAATGGACTTTAAAACAGTCAATGAAACAGTCAAACAGCTAAATAATCAATTTGTGACAGAACGAGATGAACGTTATAAATACATCAAATTTATCGATGGTGAAATCTGGCTTGGCAAAGAAGTGCCAATCGGTGAAGACGATTTTAAGCTTGTAATTAAAAATGATCGAATCAGTTTCTTGCAGAACAAAACGGAGGTTGCCTACATGAGTAATAACAAACTTTATGTGACAGACATTCATGTTACAAGCTCGTTGCAGTTAGGGAAATTTGTCTTGTCTTCTAGAGCAAATGGTAATGTTGGGCTACGTTGGATTGGCAATTAAAGAAAGGCGGTGATATTTTATGGCTGGAACAGGTCGAGTATATGTAACGGCTGTTAGAAATGTTGGCACGATCCAATCCACACATCAATATGATGTAGATGTAAGATTCGACATCGCTTTTGACTGGGGTGGTTACAACAATGCACCATGTTCATACACAATTAGTTGCGACGGTCAAAATCAATCTGGACAAACGTCGTTCTCCGTGCCAAGTGGTGGAGGAAGATGGGTCTGGACGAATATAGGGAATACAAAAACCTTCCGTATCACAATGCCGAATAGTGGACAAGGCAAAACAATTGGATTTTCTGCTTCAATAAATACAGGTATCAATCCGCCAAATATTAGCGCATCTGGATCTCATGGACTTGCTGCTGTTACTTGGCAATGGACTGTAAGTTATAATGCAAATGGAGGATCTGGCGCACCACCTAATCAAACCAAAACATACGGATCAAATTTAACTTTATCAAGCACGAAGCCAACTAGATTTGGTTACACCTTTAAAGGATGGGCTACATCACCAACTGGAGGAGTTTCATATACTCCAGGATCAGCATTTGGAGTTGATGCTACTACTACCCTATATGCAGTTTGGGAAATAAATAAATACACTGTCGGCTATAATGCAAATGGAGGATCTGGCGCACCTGCAAGTCAAATGAAGACATATGGTGTCAACTTGATTTTATCTAGTACAAAACCTATTAGAACAAATTATAACTTCCTTGGCTGGGCTACATCACAAAACGCGAGTGCTCCTCAATACGCTCCAGGTGCAACATACATAAACAATGAATCTGTTACACTATATGCAGTATGGAATTTATCTTATTGGGAGCCAAAAATTACAAATCTGGCAGTTAACCGATGTAAATCAGATGGGACTTTAGACGATTTTGGTACATATGCGAAAATCACCTTCAATTGGGAATGTTGTCAAATTGTCGGAAGTAATAATGTCAAATCGATATCCATCAAATATAAACCATCGTCGTCTAGCTCGTGGTCAAGCACGTCGGTCACTTCTAGTGGAACAACAGGAAAAGTGTCAACAGTAATTGGTAATGGAAGTTTGTCGATTGATAATGGATACGATTTTCAAGTTGCAGTTGCCGATTCTAAAAATGGTTCTACGACACTTAGCTATAGCATCGGTGGAGCAATATTCCCAATAGATTTTAAAGCTGGTGGAAAAGGTGTTGCGATTGGTAAAGCGGCAACTAAAAATATTTTTGATATTGGGATGGCTACTTCGTTTGATAGTCGTATTGATATTAAAGATTTTATTTATGACAAGTTTGGTTACAGGATAAATAATGGGTTGGCTGGATACTACACTGGAGGAACGCAAATTGATCCAAATACAACTTTGGATGAATTGGTATTAACAGACAAAAATACGCCTACTGGTGCTTATGCATATATTATGACTATGTTTTATAATTCAAAATCAACATCTTCAAATAGAGCGCAAATATCTATTCCTTATCATGTAAATAATTCAATGTTTTATAGATTTTATTACAGTGGATCTTGGAGTGCATGGCGAAAAATCATGAACGCAGATGAAGTAGACACATGGAAAACATCTGGCATATGGACGTATATAAAGAGGGCGGATGGAACAGCAGAATGTTTCACAACAACAATGTATACTTTGGACAATGTAGATGTTAATCAAGGCGCTTGGAACGGGTATGTGAGTAATTATATTCAACTTCCAAGTTTCCCATTCAGCTTTACAAGTATACCACATGTTACAATCAACACCGTTGTTATGGATCCTGGCTTTCATGGTGATTATATGATGATTTATAACGTCATACAAAATACGGAAGAAAATACTTTAAAAACTTACCCTCCAAAATTTAAATATTGGAGAGGTTCCGCTATTACTTTTGGACATCCGAGAGTAACTTGTCATGCTATAGGAAGGTGGAAATAATATGGAAAACGGATATTGGATTAAGACAATGCAGATAAAAAAAGATGCATCTCCAATTGATGATATTACAAAATTTGCATGGGACGATGATGATTATGAAGAGGTTTCAATTTGGCATGAATACACACAAGAAGAGTTGGATAGCATGGCTGCATTTGATAAAGAACAAGCTGTTATTACGGATAGAAATGAACGTCTCAGCAAGTTAGAATTATCTCAAAATGATATTATCTTAGCAATGGCGGATATTATAGGTGGTGCTTAAACAATATGACAGAATTACAATTAAAAATTATAACAAAAGCTGTGGAAATAAGGATGGAAAACGGTGAAAAAATAGACACTATTCTTTCAAGTTATCCAAAACTAAATGATGATGAGAAAAATTTTATAAAAGATACGTTCTCATTTGAGATGCATTAAGAGATTTAATTTATAAAATGGGGATAGTGTTTAATCGCACTACTCTCTTTTTTATATGAAGGAGGTATTAATTATGTCAGAAAAAACAGGATTCGAAACAATTAGTATTGAAGAACTTGAAGAAATTTTAAGACAGAATCAGGAAAAATCTGAGGAGGAATAAGTATGAAGATTGGATTGCGCGGCGGTCACTCTCCTAACTGTAAAGGAGCTTTTGGAATTCTGGATGAGCAAGTTGAAGTTCACAATATCTACAACGCCATGGTTCCATTATTGCATAAATTAGGACATACAGTTATTGATTGTAATTCCAATGCATCAGATATATATTCTGAATTAACAGAAGGAACAAATAAAGCTAATTCTGCTGGATGTGACATCTTTATGTCTATTCACATGAATGCATTTAATGGTTCTGGTAATGGAACCGAATGTTGGCTGTATGATAAATCCAATGCAACAATGAATTTAATTGCAAATAATATTTGCAAAAATTTTCAGAAAAAAGGATATTGTAATAGAGGTATTAAATACAATACTGGATATCATGATTTACGAGAATCTACTATGCCGGCAATGATTGTTGAAGTATGTTTCTGCGATAATAAGCATGATATAGATTTATATAAAGCAATTGGTGTTAATGGAATTGCTGAAATGATTGTAAAATCAATTGATGGTAAATCAGCCCCTATATCACCAGAACAGAATCCGCAGGAGTCAATTCCTACTACTGCCCCATCAAAACCATCTACTGAAAAACAGGAAGTGATATTTACATACTCCGTTAGAGCTAATGGAGAAATATTACCAGAAGTAACGAATCTTGATGACTGGGCGGGGAAAGGTGATGGTGTAGCAATTACTGACATTGCTATCAAGGTGAATATTGGTTCGGTAAAATATCGTGTCCATGTTAAAGGAGGTAAATGGTTGGATTGTGTTACAGGGTATAACTGGAATGACCACAACAATGGTTATGCAGGAATGGGTAACAATACTCCAATTGATGCAATTCAGATTTACTATGAAACTCCTGAAGATTATGCAAAGAAATATGGATATCAGAAAGCACAATATCGAGTAAGTCCTATTGTATCTGATGGATATTATTCTTGGCAGTATGATGATGAAGCAGGAAATGGACAAGATGGATATGCTGGATGTTTTGGACTAGAAATTGACAAATTCCAGTTGTGTTAAAGGAAGGTGATAGAAAATGAGTATATGTGGAGGTATTGCCGGCAGGAGAGGTAAAAATCCTGTCGGTATTTTTATTCACAATGATGCAGGTGGAAGTTCTTTGAATGCTGCTTACTGGGCTAATTCTTTAGCAAATGGTAGTCATAACAAAGAAGAAGGGTTCGCTCACGCATATTGTGGTAGCGATGGTGTTAGGCAGGTAGAGGATGACGCAAACTGTGCTTGGCATTGCGGAAATACAGACGGCAATATAAATTACCTGAGTATCGAAGTTTGTCAGAGTATGGGAGATTTAAATACCTTTAAACAGAACGAGGAGCGCGCTTTGCAGTGGTGTGCTGAGAAGTGTAAACAGTATGGAATTACACCTAATGAAAACACGATTCGTTTACATCAAGAAGTATTCCCTACTGCTTGTCCACACAGGTCAGTAGAAATACATGGTGGTGTTGCGGCAACAAAGGCATATTTTGTTAAACGAATCAAAGAACTTATGGGTGGAAACCAAAACGCAGCTATCACAGATATTGAACAGGAAGGAGAAAATGAAGAGATGAGATGTTTATTTACAGTAGAAGGTAAGGGTGCAGTATTTTATTTCGATGGATACAAGATAATCACACTGGGTCATCCAGACGAGCTGAAAATCGTTCAGCAGATTTATAAGGACAACAATGGGAAAGATATGCCGTGCTACAAATGGAGTCCAAGTGCTCCATGGTACACAAGATTGATGGCAGTCGTTAATAGAAAAGAGACTACGTCAATTTAAGAGAACGTTGATATCTTTATACATAACGGTTAGTTTTTTCTAACTATTATTTTATGGGTAGTTGAGGTTAATTCCTCTTCTACCCATTTTTTTACTTTTTTGTATCCTTCATTTTACAAATGGTACTAATTCGTGTATAATGTGTATACGAATATATGTTTGGAGGTGCAAAATGGCTGAAGTACGAGCAATTAAACGTGGCAAAAAGTGGCAGTATATATTTGAAATTGCAAAAGTAGGAGGCAAAAGGCAAAGAATATCTAAAAGTGGTTTTGACACAAAGGGCGCTGCATTGGAAGCGGGCACAAAGGCGAAAGCGGATTACGATAACGCAGGAATTGTCGTAAAAGAAAATGATATATCTCTTCATGATTATCTTGAGATATGGTTGGAGCAATATTGTGATGTGAATTTGAATCCACAGACAGTACATGGATACCGTAAAAAAATTAGACTTTATATTGATCCAGTACTAGGGAAATATCGAATAACTTCGTTGACACCAATTATTCTTCAAGATTTTATAAACGATAAATTTAATGAGGGATTTTCGAGAAATACTTTGAGCAGTATAAAAGGAATTTTAAATAAAAGTCTTAAACATGCGGTATCAAAATATCAATTTCTAAAATCAAACCCTATGAAAGAAGTTGAGCTACCCATGGCAACAGCAAAAGCAAAAGTTCCAACTAGAAAAAAAGTCCGTGTTCCTGTAACAAAGGAGCAATTTGAGAAAATTATAAGTCGTTTCCCAGAAGGAACTTCACAGCACATTCCTCTTATTTTAGGATATAAATGTGGATTAAGACTAGGAGAAGTTTTCGCTCTTGATATTATGAAAGACTTTGACGAAGAAAGTAAAGTAATTTTTATCAATCATCAAGTACAACATAATGATACTAAAAATTTTTGGTATTTGTCTAATCCTAAATATGATTCTAAACGTACAATAGATTTGGACGACGAAACATTTAATTTACTATTACGAAAGAAAAAGCAGATGTTAAAAGATATGGATTACTATGGAGATATGTATACAAAATTGTATTTAACAAAAGATTTAGAAATTACTGACGAATATGATGAATTGAATCCAGATAATTATATTGAGTTCAACCCATTAAACAGATACCAGGATGGTAGATATATACAGCCTAGAATTATGCAACATTGCGGAAGAATTGTTCATTATCAATTAGATCTTCCTGATTGGGACTTTCATTCTTTAAGACATACACACGCTTCTATTTTGTTAGCCGCAGGTGCAGATATTAAATATGTCCAAGATAGATTGGGACACAAAAATATCGAAACGACTTTGAATGTTTATAGTCATGTAATGGAAGAAATGAGAAAAAATAATGTAGAAATTTTAAATGGATGCTTCTAATTTATTAAATACCAGCTGTGTACTTGTGTACCACTTATATCTTAGGTACACAAAATGTACACAGCTGGTATTATTTTTTGTTTTTTAGAATGTATTGTGTAATCTAAACAAACTTTTACAAATTGGACAATCCCTTATTCTAAGCCAATTTTC